AAACAGTTATATCAAGGTAGATACGACAGACGGTTCAGAGCTGATCACATTCGGTAAGGAGGTGGCCTTTGACACAGCTACCTTTACGGGTGACGTATCTTACGACTCCGCCCTGACCGTAGACGGTCTTCTTACCGCGAATGCAGGGATCACTGCTGATAACTTCTCTGTAGCGGATGCTACGGGTAATACCCAAATCGGAGGCACTCTTACTGTCACCTCTACAGTCACGGCTACCGCAGAGGGATCTCGGATTGCAGATTTCACCTTTAATAACGGCGAGATCACTTCTGCAACAGGTACGATTGACTTCAGCAATGAAAGTCTCACTACTACAGGTTCTGTTACCGTTGCTTCTCTCAACGTCTCTGACGGGAATATCACTAATGTAGGTGACATCTCTCTCGACACGATCTCTTCTGACAGCTCTACCATTGTTGTTTCGATGGATGACAATGTTGCGGGATCTTTTGAAGTTAAAGAAGGTCTAAACAGTTATATCAAGGCAGACACAACAGACGGTTCAGAGCTGATCACATTCGGTAAGGAGACTACCTTCTCAGATGCGGTCAATGCTTCAGCGACTGTGACGGTCGATGGCCTTCTTACTGCAAACGCAGGGATCACTGCTGATAACTTCTCTGTAGCGGATACGTCAGGTAATACTCAGGTCGGAGGCACTCTTACTGTTGACGGTCTTCTTACTGCGAGCGGGGGGATCTCTGCCGATAATTTCACTGTAGCGGATACGTCAGGTAATACAACCATCAGCGGAACTCTTCAAGCAGAGGATGCCGTGACGGTCGATGGTCTTCTTACCGCGAATGGGGGAATCACTGCTGATAACTTCTCTGTAGCGGACACGTCAGGTAATACTCAGATCGGAGGCACACTCACTGTCACCTCTACGATCACGGCTACCGCAGAGGGAACTCAGATCGCAGATTTCACCTTTAATAACGGCGAGGTTACTTCTGCTACAGGTACGATTGACTTCGCAAATGAGAATCTCACTACAACAGGTTCTGTTACCGTTGCTTCTCTCAGCGTCGCGGAGGGAGATATCACTAATGTGGGTGATATCTCCCTTGATACGATCTCTTCTGACAGCTCTACCATTGTTGTTTCGATGGATGATAATGTTGCGGGATCTTTTGAAGTTAAAGAAGGTCTAAACAGTTATATCAAGGTAGACACAACAGACGGCTTAGAGCTGATCACGTTCAGTAGAGATGTGATTTTTGCAGGGACTGCGAACTTCACCAGCGGGGCTATCGGGCTAAACGGTGGGAACATCGTGGTCAACGAAAACGGAAATGCCACAGACTTTAGAGTTGAGACACCTCTCTCTTCAGAAGCTCTTTTTGTGGATGGTACGAATGACCTCGTTGAAGTAAACCGACCTCTTGATGTTACGGGTGCAACGACAGTGTCGGGATCTTTTGATGTTTCGGGGGCGACTTCTCTAAATGGGGTACTTTCCATCTTGTCCTCTGACCTCGCAGGAGATGCGAACAATCAATCTGCTTTAGTACTTCTCAACTCAGATGCTACCGCAGTCGGAACTGAGAGAGACGCTAAGATTGAAGTGGAGAGAGGCACGGCAACCAACTCCTACATCCAATGGGATGAGTCTGAGGATGAGTGGTCAGTCTCGAACGCCCTACACTCCGTAGGCAACTTCGACGTTAATGGGAACTTCAGTGTCGCCTCTGCGAGTGGGAATACCTCTGTAGGGGGGACTCTAGCTGTCACCTCTACGATCACGGCTACCGCAGAAGGAACTCAGATCGCAGATTTCACCTTTAATAACGGCGAGGTCACTTCTGCTACAGGTACGATTGACTTCGCAAATGAGAATCTCACTACAACAGGTTCTGTAACTTGCACCAACCTCACGGTGAACGGAACTCTCACCACAGTGAACTCGACGGATCTTGAAGTAGTGGATTCAATGATCCGTCTTAACAAAGGAGCGGGATCTGGGGCTAATAACACCAGAGACATCGGTATCTTCATGGAGAGGGGGAGCGATGAAGACGATGCGGTGTTCTTCTTCGATGAAGACGACTCTATCTTTAAGATGGGTCTCACTCAAACGGCAAGTACCGCGACGGACTTCACTGAACCAACTACTTGGGGTGCGTTGAAGATAGGTACGTTGACGACAACCAATGCCGTGACTTCAGCGGGGGTAGTGAACGCAAATGGTGGTATCGCCATTGACACTAACGGATTCACTGTTGACGGGGCGAATTATAACCTTTCAACAACAGGTGAAGTTCTCGTAACCAAGACCTCCGCCAATGCTTTGAAGGTGGAGACAGATGCAAACGGTGAGATCTTTAACATTGACACCACCACACCAAAGGTCACTGTTACAACAGCGGTGTTCGAACCCGATGCAGGAATCAATGTTGGTGCTGATGTCTTTAGCGTAAGTAATACAGGTGTCACTTCGATACTTAATACAGTCAACGTAAAAGCAGATAACACCGCCGCCCTAGTAGTAGAGAAAGCAAACGGCACTGACGTTGTAAACGTAGACACTACGAACAGCATCACCACCGTAACGGGTCAATTTAAAACCGATGACTTGAGAGCAAGTTCTACAGGGACGGGGAGCTTTAAGATCAACTTGGTGAACAACATCGCCAACGCTCTTGAAATTAAAGATCTCGGTGCTGGAGGTGACGCGGACTCATACATGACCTTCAACACCACCGAGGGATCTGAACTAATCACTTTAGCTCAACCTACTGCCTTTAGTGGTCTAACTACCCTACAGGGGGAGGTGAACGTAGAGTCGAACACTAACGGTATCGTCTTCAACTCAGACCTTACAGGAAATGGCGAAGAGAGCGACGCTAAGCTGATAACAGTTGAAAGAGGCACTGAGACTAATGCCTTGATTGAATGGGATGAGGACAATGACGAGTTTAACATTAACTCTGTTTCTGGCCTCCACCTTCAAGGCAAAGCAGGAGCAAACGCCTTAACCGTAGGCGATACAACTTCAGCGGGAACTACAACCGCGACTTTAACAACGGCAGGTGCCTTGAGTCTCGCTTCTACTCTTAATGTCACAGGTGTAACGACCTTGACAGGCTTAGCGATCAATACGCTGTCGGACAACGACGGCGATGGAATTGTGGTTGAACTCGCTGACAATGACACCGATGCTTTCGTTATTAAGCAAGGTGATGCGGGGGAGGCTTACGTTACTGTAAACACTACCGCCGAGTCTTTGACGCTCAATCAGAGTACCGCGACGAGTTCAGACCTAAGCGTGGGAACAACTCTCACGGTCACGGGTCAAAGTACACTCGATGACACTTTAAATATTAAAGCGTCTCCCACCAATAGTGTTGCAATCCTCTTGAACTCAGACAGTGCGGATGCCGACGTATCTATCTTCAAAGTGAACGATACGACAGCAAACGTGCAGTTTGATTGGGATGACTCAGAAGGGTCTTTTGTCGTAAAGGGAGGCAAGCTCCACTCTGAGACTCAGGTCACAGTCGGCGGAACGATCACAACAGACCCTAACTTCACCGTTGCCACATCAGGTGAGGTAAGCACAGAATCTACGGTCACTGCTTCTGGTAATGTAAAGACTTCGTCTGGTGCTATCCAGATTGACACCCCTAGCTTGGGTGCGATCACATTCAACTCGGATGACACAGCGGAACTCGACGCACATGACTTCGGGATCACCGTATCAAGACCTTCGGCTGGCACGGACGCTGTTTTCTTCTGGGATGAGTCCGAGAATGTTTGGCAGTTCAACAACGCGGGTAATGTCCAAGTGGCAAATACTCTCATTGCTGACTCTGACGCAGGCGGTGCGATTTCCATTTCAAGTGGGCTGATCACCTCTGCTTCTGGCACCATCAGCTTTGACAATGAGAACCTTACGACCACAGGCACGCTGACCGCAGGCGTGGCGACATTAACTTCCGTAAATGTCACAAGTGATGGCTTAAGTACAATCACATTAAATAGTGATCTAGCAGGGGGTGTAGCTCCTTCACAAAACGTAGGTATCACTGTAAACAGAGGTTCTTCGACAGATGCGACATTGCACTATGATGAGACTGCAGACACTTGGAAAGCGGATAGGGGAGACGGCAACGCTGAGATTCTGCTTACTGAAGAAGACGTGCTCTACACGTTAACTACAGACTCGGGAGGGGGATCTACATACAGCTTTGACCAGAAGACAAATAACGCACTCTCCATTCTTGGAACGGCTAATGAGATTGGCGTTACAAACACCGACGGTGCAGTTACAATAGCTATCGAAGACAACCCGACCCTCATAGGTTCATCGGCACAAGGTGTTCTTATCTCAGGCAATGTTACCGTTACAGGTAACTTCAGTGGTACAGGTGCGGCAGTCAAACTAGCTGACCGCATGATCTACTTGGGTCAAAATAACGACTCTGCCACAAGAGATCTCGGTTGGTACTCCAAATACGGCAATAATCTCGCCGCCGCTCGATATGCAGGCATGATCTACCAACCAGAAGAAACCGATGCAGACGCAAAAGATGGAGTCTACAAAGTATTTCACGGTATCAGTACAGATCTCTCTCTAGGTACAGACCTGAACATTACCGTAACAGATTCTGAGCTGGCTCCTATTGACACCTCTATGGTAAGAGGCGGTAAAGCATCAGGGGCGGATCTTACAGGTGCAGATCTTACCTTATCAGGAGGCTTGAGTACGGGTTCTGCTGACGGCGGGTCAATTGTATTTAAGACAGCATCTCCGAGCGGGTCTGGGTCGAGCAGTAACTCGGCATCCACTGCCCTTACAATTAATGCAGGTCAAAGAGTGATCACTTCAAGTGATTTGGCTGTAGGCGGGCAAGCTGTCCTAGATACCTCGACAATATCTCTTGGTAACGGAGACATTACTTTTGCTGTCACGAAGTCGTACCATAAGGTCACCCCTGACGGTGCGAACAATACCATCTCAACGATCACAGGCGGAGAGACAGGGTCGATCTTGGTGATCCAAAAGAGTGGTGGAGGTAACCTTATATTAAGTGACGATGGAACTTCAGGCACTGCGGACGGCCTCGCTCTCGCGACAGGTAGCAATATTACTCTCAGCAACGATTACTCATCAGCTACTTTCATCTACAATGGGACGAATTGGTCTCTTATCTCTAGCGTCACTGTAGGTGCTTAAGAAAAACTATGGTATCTCGCCTTTATGTTGGTATAAATAAGGAGAACTTAAAACCAACATAAAGGAGAATACTCATGAGTTCTCATACCATTTTTAAAAGAGGCACTTTTGTTAAGCTGAGAGCGAACTCGGTTATCCACTTGGGCAGGCTTGAGAGGAATATCTACGAAGGCGATGTCGTAGAATACGATGGTTTCTCACTCAAGTTCGGCGGGCAGGTGACTGAAATGCCCGAGCTGAAAGCTGGAGTAAAGCGTGGTTGGCTCTCAATTGTTTCAGAAAACACAGAGCCTGAGCCTGAACCCCCGAAGCCTGAGATTAAAACGAAGAAAATGGCTGTCGAGAATGTCTATGACGAGGAGCGTCCCGTCACAAGGCTCAAAGAACCTGAGAAAAAGAAGGGGTCTAAGTTCCCTGTCGTCATTGAAAATCAAGACGAAGACATCATCACTGTCGCCAAAGTAGACAACAAGTCAGGTGCAGAAGTTGCAGGGTCTATGAATGACGGCATCTCTGAGATGCAAGAGGCAGAGTCCCTCTCAACTATCAAGTTAAGCACTTCTTCTAGGCAGAAAACTGTGATCTCTGATGGGTCTCAAGCGAGTGCCGAAATCTCGAAGTTAGAGAACCTTGAAGCACACGTCACCCATGTCAAAACTGCAAGTGTTGACATCGAAGATGATATCTCGCTAGAGGATGCCCCTCCCCCAGCTCCCGAAAAAGATTCGGAAATCGACGAACAGGCCTTAGAGAATGCACAGATCCTTCAAGCTATCGAAGGAGAGGTAAACCCTACACAGGGTGCCGTACCTGTAGGCAAAGACAACTCTAAGATCAAGATGCTTCCAAATGGAATCGAGTGGGACACCTCAAAGCATTGGTCTAAGAGGGCAAAGATCGCTATTGATATGTACGGCGACCAGCCTGATGTACTAGAGTCTATCATCAGTGTTGAGACTAAGGGCGTTAAGGCGGCTATCGAGAAAGAGCTCGGTAACTCTTAAGACCTAACTACGCAAAATCCTCTTCTCACATTGTGGAGAACAGGAAACGAGCGGTCGCCTATGACGATCACAGAGCCTAAGAAAGAAGGGTCTTTAGGGTATACAAGACCCTCCTTAGACTCCACTTCTGTTATCCCAAGAGAGCGAAGTCTTTCTACGGCAGAAGCTAAAGAGGGTTGTTCTATGCCCCAACCTTCTTTAGCACCTCTCTCTATGACCATAGTGACCATCCGAGCTACCGTTTCTTCTACAGGACACTCTTGACCCCAAGTTAAAACGGTGTCTCTCTTGGAAGGAGCTTCAACCCACCTAAGGACTGAATCCTTAGAGGGGTTGCCTACCAGAAGTGGCCTACAAAGAGGCGGGACATCAACTTCTAACACAAGTGGTGTCTTACTTTTCTTCAGTTTCAGTATTTCTATCATCTTCTTCCCCTGCGAGAACCCAAAGAAGAGCCGCCACATCTGGATACTGAGAGGCTATGGAGCCAATATCTTTTTGAGAAAGCAAAGCATCGAAGTCGCGATTGAACTCTTCTATAATCCGATCTTTCTCTCTAAAGGTTTTGAAAAAAGGACAAGTGTTAGGGACGGAAGGATCACATATCGTACCTTCCCACTCCCTCGGCTTGTCAGAGTCAAGGAGGCACACATGAAACAAAGGCTCGGATGAGTTCCCTCTAACTAGACCCGCGTGGTCACAGTTGCAAGGCTTCTTACTCAAGCCCGTCCGTATCGCTTTCTGCAATAGCCTATGGCGAACTTGTCGGAGCTTATGCTTAATCTTACCTGCGGTCTTCATGTGATTCTCTTAATCTTCGCCCCTGTCTTAGAAGCAGTGACTTTGTAACCTATGTCAGCACCATCTGCAATCGTAGAATCGTGACTAATACAGAGAATGTCCATATTGAGTCTCTGGCAAAGAACCTTTAGAAATCCAACTAAGATCTCAGACCGACCGACATCTACTGAAGGGAAAGTCTCATCAAGTACCAAGAGCGGTCTGAGGTTTCTCTTCAAGACCAGAGACACCCTCAAGAGAAGGCTCTGGATTGTCGCCACAGCACCGCCAAAGGAATCCAGACCCTCACCCACCACTTCTATACCATCCTCGCCTTTAAAGCTGGTTTTGAGTCTTACAGACACCTTACCTCTGAGCTTCAAGACCTCTGCGTGCAAACCTACCTCTTGCTCAGGGAAGATTGCCTTCAACCCCTCCTCTAAGAGGCACACATAGGCTGAGACACCTTGAGTAACCTCGTCTTCTGCAAGACGGTCAAGGATGAGGTTCGCCTCATTAGCGAGATCAAGAGAAACTTCAAGAAGTCCGACCTCCGTCTCTAAAGAACGCACCCGTGAGACTGAGCTCTTGTGTAACACCTCTAGGTAAGAGAGTCGGGATCGGATGTCCATCTAGACCATCCAACCTACGACACTTACGGTTTCTACACCAGAGTCTTGAAGAACCTTAAAGATCATATAGCCCTTGTTGTTCTCTCGGTTACACCCGATGAAGATGTTGTCAGAAGACATAGACTCTATCGCACGGGTCATATATTGGTAGTTGAAAGAGAATGAGTCAAAAGACTCCTCCGTCTCTCCTTTACGAGACCTCTCAACAAACATCTTCTCATCAGGTGATGTGAAGAGCTCTATTGCTTGGTCTGGGTTTTCGAGAGAAGCGGGACTCAAGCTGTAGCTCAGCTCGCCTCTTCCGTTGCTAGGTCGCATTGAGAGCTTTAAGGGAAGCATATCCCCCTCATCAGTAAGGCTAACCTTCAGATCATCCTTATCCGCACCTGCTCTCAAGAACTTGATCGCGGTGTTCAAACTCCCCTTCTTGACACCCCATACTCTCTGAGGCACCCAATCGAAGGCTTCCGCGTAGCTGAGGATTGTTTTAGGATAATTGGAAGGGATATCCATCAAGCCAAAGAGACTTCCGTCCTCTGCCTTAAAGAAAGAAGATTGATCCCCCTTGAGGATCTCTACTTGATCCGATTCCTTACTCTTGAGGAACTTTAAGAGTGGTGAAATATCCTTAGTGTGGATCTTCAAAGACAGGTCGTCAAGGCTCTCAGATCGAGCGACAGACATCCCAAAGCCATCGCAAGCATAAGCTTTACCTGAGTCAACATACAACTGAGCCAACTCAGACCTGCTCTCTTCTGTAGAGACATAACTCTTCAAAGAGTTGAATGTGTCGAACAAGATTGAAGCGGAGACCTTCGTATCCTTCATTTGAGAAGCCGTATCTACACGGGACAACCATGAAGGAAATGAGTCAGGGTCTAGGCTCGTCAACGCAAGCTGTCCATTAGGGAGAGTGAACTTCACATTCTTATCGTCACCCATTTCAATGTTGACCACTCCTGTTACAGCACCCAACATTTGGATTAGTCTCTTACCTTCAACGGTGAAAGAACCCTCCCCTGTTACCTGAGCACCTAACAAAGGAACTTTAGAGAAGGTTCGAGGGAGAGAGCAAGACATTACGCTAGCCCCATTCCCATCCTTCACAAATACGAAGTGGCTAGTGATATCAGAAGCCACGCCTAGTGTGTTAGAAGCTAACGTGACTGCGGACTTTAGGTCTTGGGTGGATATAGATATTTTCATCCTCTTACTCTACTTTCTATTTTTTCAATAACCGATTCTGCAAGCTCTAGTGCCTGAGTCAGTTTGGCTTTTTGGGCTTCGTTTTCTGATCGAAGCCGATTGATTTCGTCTTCAAGGGATTCTGGATCTATACCCTTCTCCCTCAACCTCTCATCTATCTTGGAAAGATTCTCTCTAGCCGCCTCTAGTTTACCAAGCAGTCTTTCTCTACGAGATAGAAGATCTTGCTTTTTGTGTAATATCGCCTCTGTATTCATAGCTTCATACTCCCTAATGTAAGCACCTTGTAATTCTCATATTCTTTCGGCTCTTTTGGCTTACGTTTAGCTGCGTTAAGTTTCTTTTGCTCCTGCCTCGCTTCACAGATATTCTCAAAGTCACAGAAAGAGCAGTTTTTGGGTACAGGGTTTGCCTCGAAAACTCCCCGCTCAATGAGCCTGTGAGTTTCGATTGCTTCGTTACCTAGTCTCCTGATGTCATCCTCAGTTAAAGAAACTTCAACCAGCCCTGTCCACTCAGAACTAGGGCTTGGGTTCTTCTTTGGAGGGTTCGACTTCGGATATCTAAAGTAGAAGAACCCCAGCTTATCAGGCAAAACACCATACTCAAGCCTGAAACAGAGAGCGTACCATTTCAATTGGTCTTCATCTTCATACTTCATAGGTGTAGAGGCGTTCTTACCATCAAGTATCCAAAGTTTCCCGTCTAAGTCTCGGTATACAAGGTCTGCGATACCGCATACTTTCAGGCTTTTATTGATCTGGGGTGTCATACTTAGCTCAGACTGAGCATAGGTCTTAGAGATCATCTTGTGGTCTTTGACAATCTCTAAGAAGTTCCGAACGCCGTCGAGACAAACCTTCATGGCTTCTTCCCTTGTGAGATACGTCCACATGATGTGATGAGTCTGCTCCAGCTCTTCAAATTCCCCTTGAGCAATCTCTGTAAGTTTTGACAAGCAATCTTTTGGGTTCTCTAAGAGTCGATCATTATACATAACCTCCACCACCTTTGATAAGACCGACCCCATGAGCTTAAAATGCTCACTAGGTCTCTCCTCAAAAGCCAAAGGCTTGGGCTTACCGAAGCCCGCACCAAGATCGTGGTCGGGGTGACCTTTGTACCAAAGATATCTTAGAGGGCATTTCCTCACCATACTAATATGTGACCAATATAATCTTTTCATGTTACTCTCCTATCATAGACATTCTACCCTCTTATAAGAAACCACACGCACCCAAACAGAAAAAAAGGAGGAAGTGTGTATAGGATAGTGTTCAAAAGTAAAGGGCAGATAGAAGAGTACCTGTCAACAGACTTTGGAGAAGTAACAGACAAGATATTAGAACTCAAGATGAAGCACTACCTGTGGTTTGTCAGGGGTATGTGCGAGGAAAAAGAAGGAAGCACGATTTTCTTCGACACTGATTGTCATATGAGATCAGAAATACAGATTAGCAAGGACAATAGACCCTTAGACGCAAAAGGATCTCAGTTTCTATGTGTGAACTACCTATTGTGCTTCGTTGGTTAATATTCCCTTTATTAATAGGGAGTAAGAAAAGGAGAAAAGTTATGAACATTTCATTTGCGAACCCATCGAAGACTTCAGGTCTGGATTCTATACTCTCGACCACCATCTCTGACCTGACGGACAGAAAGAGACGGACAGCAACGCCCTCCTTTGAACAAGGTACTAGGGTGGTAGCCCACACAAACAACGGCATTATACTACCAAGCCAATTACCCTCGTCAGGCACAAAGGGTACCGTTGTCGCAGTAGACACCCCCGACGGGGAGATAACGAGCTTAGAGGGTGAAATCTTTGTCCGATTCGATAACCGCAACAAGATTGACAGGATACCCTCTGACTTCCTCAAAGTCGCTAGCATGAAAGTAGCTAACCTCGATGAACACTTTATAGTTTTAAGCGGGCCTTCTCTTATGTGCTTTGCCTCTGAACAACCTGCCCTCATACACAAGTCCTCAGAAGACCTCTGGACTGTTAAAATGGGAGAAGACGGTTCTTATGAAGTAGAAAGGCTCTTTGATGACAAAGGGAATCCACTCAAGCTATGAGGAGAAGACTCTGCCTGTCATACTCATAGGCGTAGACCCCATTGAAGCAAAAGGTTTTAACAAGGTATCGGTTAAGATAGGAGGCAAGGAGCTATTCCTGCATGAAGGGACTTTTGATGTCCACATGGAAGGAGAAACCCTCGCGATTCAATTCAGAAGTCAGGGTAAAGACTCTCACTTCTTAGAGAAGGGTAAGTCACCACATTCATCTTGAGGGTAAATTCCAATTTCCCCGAAGGGGTCTTCCCGATGGAGGTTACCCCAAACCCGTACCTTGTTTCGTCGTCAAAAACCTCATCCACTACGTAACCTAGTGGCACGCGAATGTCCTCGTGTTCCTCAAAGCCGAGAAGTTCTGCAGTTACTTCCACGGGCAAGGACTTGAGATACTTCTTACCCGACTTCGTAAGAGCTACCGCTAAGATCTTGAGTTCCTTGGATAGCCAAGGTACGTTAAAAAGGTCTTTTGGGTCTATTGTAATTTTAACAATGGACTCGAACCCCGATATTACCTTAATAGGGGTGTTGTATTGTGGCACACCTTCTCTATATGAAGACAAAGACGAACCTAGAACCTCAACCTCTTTCTTCGACACAATTTTATGAGAAGCGAGAAAGATCTTCCTACACAAGAAACCGTACACAGACCTCTGATTGTATTTCTTTTTATTAAGAAACCTATTCAACACAATTCGTTCGATCATACTTAACATCTAATACTCCTTTTTCAACCAGAGTATTATAGATAAATTACAAAAGATCAGCGGCAATATCGGAGAGGGTTGACCTTTCTGACTTATGAAGACTCACACAGCCAAAGATCGACTGACCTCTCATTTTTTCAATGACATAGACAAGGCCGTTAGAGTTTGTGTCCAAGTAAGGGTGGTCAACCTGATAAGGGTCTCCAAGAAGAACAACCTTTGTGCCTTCTGCCGCTCTGGTGATTATAGACTTGATCTCATGCTTAGTGAGATTCTGAGCTTCATCTATGATCATATAAGCCTGCTTGAGAGAACGACCCCTTATGGAGTGTATCGGTTGTATCTCAATTTGGTTTTTTTCTAAGAAGGTCTCCTTCGAGCCTGCCTCCAGCCCCAATGGTGAGGTGTCCCACATAGGGTTAATCTGGTCGAGGTTATCAAAGAAGCTCTGCATCCAAGGCTCCATCTTCTCTGACATAGAACCTGGAAGGAAGCCTATGCCTTTACCAACATCGACGACAGGCTTAGAGAGCAATATTCGGTGATACCGAGCAGTCTGCTCTAAGGCAGATGCGAGGGCGAGATATGTTTTCCCCGTACCTGCTTTACCTAGAAGGGCGACCAACTCTACCTCTGAGTCCATCAAAAGATCGAGAGCCGCACGTTGCTCTAGATTCCGTGGCTTCACGCGGTGTTCTGATTTGTGTATCGGGAAAAGAGTGTCGTCTCTAAATTGGAAGAGATGCGTCTTCTGCCTATTGTCTAAGAACCAGAAGTATTCGTTTTGGAAGGCCTTGAAGTCAAGGTCAAAAGGAATACGTACTGCACCCTCCCAATAAGACTTCACCAGAGAAGAGGTCAACACATGATCTGGAACAAACTCTTTGAGTCCAAGACTGTCGTAGATGTTTGAAGTCGAAGAATCGGAGGTAAAGTCTTCTGAGAGTATTCCGTAAGACTCAGCAATGATCCTCAAGTTAACATCCTTAGACACTAGCTTTAGGTCGTACTTCTTACTAAAGAAGATAGAGGTTTGCAAGATGAGCAAGTCTACATATCGAATCTGAGAAGCTCGATCTAGAGACTTGATGTTGATCTCTTCCTCATGAGAGACGACCTCGAGTGTTCCCTCCTTTATCATAGTAAGAATGATTGAAGATGCCTTTCGAGCGAGAGCACCAACATGAGCTTTCTCTCTTCGGCTTGTATCTTTCAGTATGTCCAGCTCCATAACCACAAAAATCGGTATCAGCACCTTTACGTCTTCGGCATAAGATCTGATTGATTGAGGGTCGTGGATAAGAACACTTGTGTCGAGGATCACGGCTTTCTGCATTTGAGTCTCCTAACAGAATTTAGAGCAACCTATCTCCTCCATATAAGCGGAGCTCATCTAACACATATTATTGTTCGCCCCAATCAGGTATTTTTATAATATATCTATACTCAACAGAATGGTGACCAAAGGAGAATGAATCATGAAAAAAGAATCAGGTGCAAACGCACTCACAAATGACCCTGCAGCATTCGCGGCGTGGGGTAAGCTATCAAACCCGACAGGCATGACCGAGTCTGAGGTAAAGTCGTATCTTTCTTCCCAAGGAGTCTTCATTAACCCAAAGGGATCTATAAAGACCCAAAGGAAAGGAGCACTCGAAGTAGGAGAAGTAGTCAAGGTCGAGGGGAAGAAATGCACGCACCCGCAGAATATTAAAAACTGTGGCTTACTTACGCACACGCCTGAAAAACCCATGTACTGCGTGATCCTCGATATCACCAGACCTAGAGACCTAAGAGAAGATTGCACGATTGAAGTCGCACCGATTGACCTGAGGACGGGTAAGCCTGGTAATAAATTCAAATTCAAGGCAGTCTTGCCTGTAAGGATCAGAGGGTTGCAAAATAAACTCGAGGCCGCAGAGAAATCTGGCAACCTTGAGAAGCAAGAGAAGGTTCTTGAGCAGATGAGGGAGAAAAGCCTCGCACCACATGACAAAGTGGGTCTCTACCGTGCATTTAGGAACATTAATTCTTACTTAGGATCTACAGCCACAAAGCCCCTGTTTGCTGTTGTATACGACAGAGGCGGTAAATCTCCAGCCCCCCAAGCTCGTAGAGATTTGACACAAACGATGCTCGAAAGTAGGGAGAAGAAGACAACTCTACATGGAAACTTCAATGACCTGATGGATAGCAAGCTCTCTGAATACTCCGTTATATATTACGAAGGGGAGGTCATCTCCGCAGGCTATAACAAGCAGGGTGACTTCTACTTCCTTCTCAATGAAAGAGACGGCAGAGGATACACTTCAATTAACCCTAGCGTAGGCAAGTTGTACTTCATCTCCTCTTCCAAAGATGTTCCAGCGGAGAAGAGCTGGACTGAAGAGTTTAAGTCCAGACTTAATGACATCGTAAACACCGAGGTAAAATAGTTGAAGGTGTGCCTTCGGGTTTATACTTGACCCCCCCGTTGGTTGCCAAAACATCCTACGTCGGAATCAGAGTCGAGAATGCGAGGTTGGAGAAGTCAAAGAAAGACAGGTTTCACTCTTTGAGGATCAATAAGGTGCTGATCTTCAATATCTCATTTATAAGCCTGCTCTCTCAGTAACAGATATTGAGAGGTAGTCAGATGAGTAAGGCAGACCCAAAAAGCGTAGCTCGGAAATATTCAAGACGAGTTAAGACGGCGGGCGAAGTCCGCTTTATCAAAGATCACGGAGATGATTCTAATGCTTGGGCTTGGGGGCAACACCCCCCTAGTTCTCGGTTCATGGACCCTGAGCACAAATACAATAAGAAGTGCAATAAGAACCTAGCTAAAGTACTTAGGGCCACATTATCCGCTTTAGGTCACGCCATGAGTGCGTATTCTACCTTCGCTAAGATTAAGTCTAGGGACATCTCCCCAGACGGAAATCTTGGAGGCAGAGGCTACATTATGGAGATAAAGGCGATGAGGCGGCAATACATGAATATTGTCGAAGCTCTTTCTGCCTTGTCCGACACCCTATACGATGAAGTCACTGCTGACCATTGGCAACTTGAACAAGAGAAAGTACTAGTTCAAGTTATGGAAGATATTGAAGAAATCAAGGGAGACCCAGAAGGCTGGGCTTTGCAGGAACAGGAAGAGGATGACTCTCCAAAAGACCCTAGTAGGGACTTCTTGAGTGAAAGGAAGAAGAAATGAGTAGCAAGACACCCAATGGAGGATTCTCCCTTACAAACGGTTCTAACTACATGTTAGACGGCTTCCACTTCGACACCGAATATAATGATGGTGTCCTCGACGGAGCACGCCTCCCTGAAGCTAAAGGGATCGCAGGTTTACCTCGAGGTATCGTCCCTCCTGATGGTAATCTACACTCTGATATGCCTGATGGCTTAGCTGTCGAAGCCGACTTGAATATGGCGGAACTCACAAGAGACGCAGGTCAAGACATTAACCTTGTGGATCACTCTTGGCTTGCTTCACAACCCGAGCCCGACCTTAAGGGTGTAAGATCCCTTGAAGAAGTTATTAAGAATATGGAAGAGGGAAACCTCAATGACCCTGAGGCAAGCAACCTCAAAGCCCTTCAAGAGCTATGGGGTTCTGCCTCTACTGATGGTACGACTATCATCCCTAACACCAACCATAAGAATGAGCCTTATTTAAACCCATACCGAAAAGAACAAAGCAAGTTACCAGGTGACTCTTACCGAGAAAAAAAAGAAAAGGCATACAGGAAGCTCGCTTTTGACAACCTAGATCTCAAATCGGTAGAGGACAAGGAGCTAAGGGGGAGGCTCTCGAAAGATTCAGGTCTATACGGAAAGGTCTACATCAGAGCGAGCCACTTCCCAGGTATCTTCAATGGAAAGTGGGATGCGGAAATTAACAAGAAGTGTGCTTCATGCATGTACCTGATCGCCAAAGGAACTCCTTTTGACAGGTTCTTGGGGATGGAAGTTGTCGCTAGTGTTAAAGATATATCTTGGAAGAAAGCCCACTCTTTGCTCAAGCCTAAGTTTGAAGCTTGTGGCATAGAGAAGGAAGCAGGCTCAAGCTACAAAGAGAAGATCAAGAGTCTCTTCTCTCAAATGAGCAAGCAACCAGAGTCTGTTGCTACACAGACTTGGTTTCCTAACCATGACGGCACTAGTAACCTGAAGAAAACCTCTACTATTGTTGAAAAGGTTGATTCAAGGGAACACAGAGAAACTTCGACCGCTCAAAGGAGACTTGAGAAGATTGCAGGACAGCTCGTCTCACAAGGGTTTCTCGGCGAGAGCGAGACAACAAAGGCCCTAAACTCTAAAGGAACTCCTACAGAGAAGATAAACCTTTTGTATAGGATGGCAAGCCGACCGTCGGCGGCATCAGATTATAGCGGGCAAGGTGAGAGTACTTCATATTTCAATATGAAGAAAGAGAAGATCTCTAGGGAAGCAAGTGTACCCCGTAAAGAAGAACGAGAATACGCAAAGCGTCAGAAATCCGCTATGTTAAAGATATCTCAACTCTTAAGGGCGGGTGAGATCTCCTACGAAGAAGTAGGGGAAGCTATCCAAGGAAAGAAGACACCCGAAGACAAGCTTGCCTCTGTTCTTGAAGTCATAGCCAGACCTGCAGAGCAGAGGTCTTATCAAGAGTATAGCCTAACAGAGCATAGGATGACTAAGGCTCGAAACAAAGCAGTAGAGCCTCTCCCTAGTAGAGAGAAGAGAGCCAACGCGAATTCTTGGAAGGCCGCCAATGCAAAAGTTGATAAGCTCTTATCGACGGGACTATTGGGCAAAGAGCAATATGAAAAGATAAGCTCTATAGAAGACCCTAACGACTTCGTGAGAAAAGCTTTCGAATTCGCGGCGACACCAAGCGAGTCTAATGTGTATGTGGGAGAAGAAACTGCTCATGTGCTGGGTCATAAAAAATCTAATGTTGTAAGTGCCACTGAGCAGAAAGTCTCTTCTTGGCTAAAGAGAAAAATGAGTGAAGGAGCGGTCGGTGAAGAGTTAAATATTCTTCTTACCTCAAGATTCAACGAGAACGTAGTACATGAGTACCAATCTAAGATCGCCTCCCTAAGAGATGAGCACGAAGGTCTCTCAGGACACGCCTATGTAGACGCAGAGGCATACCTGTCCAATGGGACTGAAGGGTGCGATAAGGGTGCTTTAATACACAGAGCAAACCAGATCCCTACCTTGTTAAAAACTAGCAAGTGTGGTTCTTGTGTCTTCAACTCTCAGGGAACTTGCCAGAAATACAATAAGGTGATTGTGGCCTCCGTGTCTGAGGTCGTAGAGAACCCCGCAGACTATAAGGAAGAAATGATTAGGATCGCGAACTCTACAGACAGTGAGAAAATTGCATCTCTCTTTAGTAACACTTATGACCCTAACCAATTCAACCTTTCCTCGAGTGAGCATATTCAACTAAACGTAGAAGCCCCAAAAGATAAGGATCTCGGAAACATCCTCTTCGGCGGCTTTGACCTATAGGAGCTTGTAGATGTATTCTTCCTACCAGAAACGAGTTGTGGCTTCCCCCTCTTTCAAGATGCTTGTTGCACACCATGCTAGGTCTTCAGACCCTTCAAAAGGAGAGTCAGGCAACCCTGTCCCTTTGAGGCAGGTTTTTGAGACTCAAGTAATTAGCTCAAACACAGGCGATGCTCTCTTAGGTAACACCAAGAGCCGTGAAGCCTTGTTGAGAATTAAAGTGGAGTCTACCGATTTCGGAAACCCGAACTTAGGTAACGCCCCCCCTTACTACAAATCAGACGAGATTCAGATTATAGGTCAAAACTCTCAAGATTTAGATAGACTTAGTTCACTCAAAGCAGGATCTTACTTTGGTCAAGCTGAAGGGGAAGGAGCGGGGGATGTCAACGACGTGGCGGAAGACCTCGCTAACATACTTAATGATATGAAAGTCAACCTGAAAGCTGAGATAGACCCGAATAACTTGAATCATGTTCTTGTCTACAGCAGAGGGGTGTTTGACGACCTCTTCATTAGAGTCTACTCTTACACGTACCTCCTCTTAGGTGGAGATCCACCTTTCGTCTTAGAGGACTCTGATGGTAACATACTATATGACCCTGTAAACGAGGGGGCGTATGTTAATATCTTAAGAAAGGGAGGCATGTCCCCTATGGACATCTCCTGAGAAAGGAGTGCTGAAAAATGCCTACTAGAATACCTATCCCTCATGGGGCTACCAGAGTACAAGTAAAAGATGAATACGGAAAGCTCGTATGGAAGAAGCCCTCGGAGCTAGTAGACAAAGATGACGTGCAGATCAACCCTAAGACAGGAGAGCCATATGTTATGTACGGCAAACCAGGATCACCCAGCACATCCTCTCCAATAACAAACCCAGCTTCGCCTAGCTCTTCTTCTGCGGTTAATCTAAATAGCTTGCAACAAAGGAAGAAGACTAAAGTAAAGTCCGACAAAGTGCTGGGTGAGACTAAAACAAACCCCGACTCTGAACACGTTCTCACACAAGTTCTTGTGGGTCTCGCAGAAGAGTCCGCTTCTTTGGCTTTCGAGCGAGAAGAGGCGGAAAGGAGAGGCGAGAAGACTTCCCAGATCTCTTTGCGAAGAGTTAATGCATTAAGGGCTGTCGGAGACACTTGGCTGAAGAAAAAAGAAATCATGTCATCCAAGTCCATAGACTTAGATTCAAAGGCGTTCAAAAAAGTCTTTGGGCATATCGCAGAGACCTTCAGGAAGTCTTGCGATGAGGCTGGAGTAAGACCTGAATTGGCGGAGAGCATCTTTGCCGTGTTCGGGAATATGGTAGACGACCCCGATTGGATGAATGACGCAAAGAAAGCGATGGGGGAGAAATGAGTCTTTCCTCAGTTGCAATCAGTGCAAGTGCCAAAGCTGGGAAGAGATCCGAAAAAGATGCTAATATCATAGAGTTCGTGGAGTCTCCTTGGGGCTTAAAAATGAACCTATTCCCTGTGCAGAGAGTTATTTTGAAAGCTCACTACGGGCTGGAGCTTGATGACACAGAGACTTTCGAGATCTCTGATTGGTCAAGGAAGAACGTAGAAGTACACACGGAGAAGAGTTACCTCAAAAAGCTTTTTGATGAAGGCAGATGCAACATAGGAGAGGTTATACCAGGCAAGCAGAGGCGAGAGATGGTTCTCTCCATAGGCAGGAGGTCTGGGAAGACTACAATATCCGCGTGCATCGCCGCCTACGAGACATATAAGCTCATCAAAAAAGAGAACCCTCAAAAGTTCTACGGCCTGCCAGCATCCAACAACATACAAATAATCTCTGTAGCTACAGACAAAGACCAAGCAGGCCTACTCTATCAAGAGGTGTCTGGACACTATCGGAATTGTGCATTCTTTGGGCCTTACACCGCGAATAACACTCTTAGCTATGCTAGGTTTCAGACACCCGCTGACGTTGAGAAGTATGGGCGTTACATAGAAGACCCTACAGCTAAAGCCACACTGAAGGTCACTTTCAGATCCTGTGTCGCTAAAGGTCTTCGTGGTGCAGGTAACATATGCGTCATCCTTGATGAGGTAGCCCACTTTACCGAAACGGGACAATCAGGGGCGGAGGAAGTCTATAACGCGGTTGTACCTTCAACATCAGCCTACTCCGCGAAAGACCCCGATAATCCAACTGTACCTATAGGGGAGGTTGAGGGTAGGGTTATACTTATCTCTTCTCCCCTTGGCAGACAGGGTCTGTTTTATACTATCTTCCAAATCGGCATGAGAGGAGGACAGGCGGCTGATAATATCCTGTCTGTCCAAGCTCCTACATGGGAGGTCAACCCTACCGTACCAGCTCAAGAGTTTGAGAAACACTACCTCAAGAACCCTGCAGTCTTCTTCACAGAGTACGGAGGCGAGTTCACGGATAGAACAAGAGGCTGGATAGAGAAAGAGGAAGACCTACTCGCTTGTGTAGACCCCTCCCTCTCAGCTAACAGGTCTGCACCCGCCAGAAGACCTCACTTTGTAGGTATTGACCTCGCACTTGTAGGTGACGGCAGTGCTATTGCAATTGGACATATTGAAGAAGACGGACGCATCGTATTAGACCTTGTCGATATGATCAAAGCGGGAGAAGGTCTTTATGTGGACAAAGAGAGACTAGAGTTTGATGATGTCGCAGATTGGGTGCTGGGGTTCTCTAACAAGTTCTACTTCGCTGAAGGGATCTTTGACCAATGGGCGGGCATCCCCTTCCAGCAAGCCCTCGAAAAAAGGGGCTTGAAGCAACTCACCTCGGTTAACATGACGAAGCAAATCACTTCTCAGATGTACCAGAACTTCAAAGATATGATGTGGGATAAGAAGCTGAGGCTCTATAACAGAAAAGACCCCCTCCAAGATGGAAACGAGCCTTATATTGTTGAGATGCTAGAACTGCAACAGACAGTACACTCAAAGCACCTGATCACAGTAGAAGCTCCTCAGGTCGCAGGTAAGCACGACGATATGTCAGATGCGATTGTCAGAATGACATGGCTCGCTTCAAACAGTATCGGGAAGACCCGATACTTCGCGAAAGGCAGGTCAAACTACTCCCACCCGATGGCTGGAGGGAAGACCTTTGCCACAGCGGGCAGATACTCAGGCAGAGGAGGGAGCGACCCTAGAAGAGTAGCTCCTCGGTCGCCTTCTTCCTACAGCCTCAAAGATAGGATAAATCGGGGAAAGTGACTTGCCAGAAGGCATAAAAAAACCCAGACTATAAAGTCTGGGTCTTCTTAAAACTCCCCCCACAGGAAGTTTGCTCGTTTTCTTTTCTTTTCTTTTTTTTTATTTTTTTTAAGCCGATAAATCCGCATCTGCGAGAGCGATCCCGAGAAGGGTGGCGTAGAAAACGAGGCTGAGAATTCCGATGCTCATGCTGTGCTCCTAACTAAACTAAACTAAACTAAACTAAACTAACTATACTTATATTATCAATAAGTTTGAGGGTCTCGGTTTTTTTTTCTTTACCCTAAAGAAAAAGTCAGGTATATGCACCTCTTCTCTCAGCCTCCGAAGATTGAGGTGCATTATGACCTACCTGTACACGTCCATATTAATCTTGGGGTATGCCCCGTATTTCTATGGAGCATATAAAGAACTCACCTCACCAGATGAGGGATCAAGGCAACAATGCGACGAGGGTGAGTCCCTCTAAAGACCCCATAGGGGTCAAAGCAGAACTACTTTTTTGCTTTTGCAGTCTTTGAGTTAGTCGCCACGATACCTACACGCTTTCGGCAAGTAGGTCCGAAGAACCACTCGACAGATGTCGGGTTGGTAAGTGCGAGTCTACACCTCGCACAACGACTCTCCGCCATGACCCGAATGTGATCAGGGCAATCCCAACCCTCGTTCGAGGCATCGACGACCCACTTCAAGGTTTCAAGCCCCAACTTCTCATGGTCGGTGTATGCCAATTCTGGAGTGAAGGCGTTCTTCCCTACTGTGGCGATCACACGATCATAGTTGGTGCATGAGAGGCTAACCTTAACAGGGTCACTCTCGTACTCGCCCCTTGCTCGAGTTGCCGTGAAGGTGAGATGCGTGTTGTTCTTTGCGTTGTGCAGTGAGAACGACCAGCTCTTCTCTCGCTTGCTTGGCAGGGCGTTGCCGTCCTCATCCTGAGGCTTGCCGTAGAACGGAGCCAATAAGTGAGTCATGAACTTGGCCAATTCAACTTTTACTTCAACAATTTTTCTTTTCATTTTCAACGTGCCTTTTTTAACTAGATTGATTACTTATGTTAAGTATTATCAAAAAAGAGGGCAGTCACGAAAAGTTTTTTAATCTCGGTTAACCCAAGCGTCATCAACAACTTGAGGAACCTTGTGTCTCTTTATGTGTTCGTATGCCTCATGGAGACCATGACTGCTTAATACTTTTAAAAGCTGGCCAACTAGCTCCGTGGGGTTGTACTTATTGAAGGCTGTCTTTGAAGGGTTTTTATTGAGTCTTTGCCTGAGCAAGTATAGGTTGGTTTCATGGTTGTTCGCCATTGACATGATGAAATCATCCATACCCAGCGTTAAAAAACCGCTCTTCTTCAGGTAGTTGTAAGCTGCTTTGAAGAAGATCTGGAGGGCGTCCTCGACAAACAAAGCTCGCTCAAGCGGACTCTGGTTCGACCTATCTTCTGCAACAGGCATCATGACATTAGCCATAGCTTGGGCTTGTTCTACAGGGTTGACAGAATCTGAGCCAAAGTTAGATACGATCTTCTCTGCTAAGGTATCAATTTCATCAACTAAGCCCGCATATAACCTCTCCATGAGTTCATGGTCTCCATAAAAAGAAGAACCCTTAACTTGCCAATGGCTCGTCCAATGCGACCAATGGGCTGAGCGGAGTGCCACTAAAAGTAACTGCAGTACTTTGAGGTTGTTCATTTTCTTTTCTCCCTTGTTTTTTTGTCTCGGTCTTGAACTTGTTTTTGAGAAGACACTCCCCCTGATGGCATGCGTTTAAAAAGACTAGGTGTTTTCCTGCGTCTTTCTTGATATCGGATGTGTCTACTAGGGTTTCTTTTGTATCGCCTCTTCGCTTTAAGGGAATCCCTAGCTTTCTCGGCAGTAGTCTTCCTCTTGTGGTCTATCTTAGTTTTTCTTTTGACCTCGCCCCTTTGCTCTCTTTGCCTCACCCTTGGAGGGAGAACAGACTTAAGACCGACCTTAATAAGGTTACCGTCAGCGTCAACGTCCCAAATCTCTTCCACTTCCATCTTAACCTGCTTCATGTGAACACCACGTCTCCTCAGGCCTGTTGAAGCGGACTGATCTATGTAAGGGTGTCCGTATTGATCTCCTGGAATGCCACTAGATCGAGGTCTTTGATGGAGAGGCTTCTCAGAGATAGAATTAGGGTTCTTGGGAGGTCTATTTGCCAAACCTTGACCCGATGAGCTAGGGGGTGTGTTCATAACCCCAGGGCCTTGCCGTATCTCGTCCCTTCCTTTCGGGTGTCCGTCTGGGAGGGGCAAGACTCGGGCTCGATCAGGAGAGCCATCACCGTAATCTGGTCTTGTCTTCAGAGGTTCGGTGTTTCGGTTAATTTGGTCTTGCCTGTTTTTAGTCACCCAAGTGCTGACCCCGCCTAAATCTTGTGCGGGTTGCGAACCTGCGGATCTGCGGGTAGGGATATACGCACCTGATGAATCCCTATCATTCCTGTAAAATACAGCGTTGGCATAATGTTGGTAAAGAGGGGGAGTTGGAATATTCTGCCAACCCACATACCGACCCTTATGTAGGAGTTGAGATACCTCTTCTGCAATACCACGCCATTCTTCCCCGTCGGGTATGTAGATGGTGAGGATCTTGCGGTTTTGCGGAGATCGAGCCTCCTCTACCCTTCTGCGAGTCGCCACCTTATGACCAATGCGATTTTTTTTAAGATAACCCCCTACAAGACCATATGCCTTGTAGATATCCTCTAGGGTCTTACCTAATACAGACAGCTTCATGCCGTTAGTGGACGTTTTGCCTTTTACAGGTATATCATACCACCCAAAAAAAGACTCGTAGATCGCGGTTTCCATGTCCCTAGAAAGAGAAGCTTTTCTGTTGGGCGACGAGTTGTTTGAGAAGCCAGAATTATAAGGTATTACTCTCGCAGAGCCAGACCCGCTATCATGCACGTATCCAAGATCAAGCCCACTCGATGGTTTAGGCTGATCCTGCAGGTCTCTGTGCTTCAAAGAAGGAGAGTCAGGAGAAGGTCTACCTATATCCCTTGCGAAGTCTCCGTTAGGGAGACTACTACTTTGTGGTCTAGAGTCCTCTGTTCTATGGGCGGGCGTACCTTGGGATAGGCTTGAAAGCTCGTCTGGGGGAGATACTTGTCTATAGAAGTCCGACCTCAAGTATCTCGAAGCGACCCTCGACGCGGATTTCTTAATCTCTTTTGCCTCTTCAGAGAAAGTAGGAGTGTTAACAGGCTTTTTACCTTTGCTCTTATTCTCCTGCTTCCTCTTGTTCTTCGCGAGTTGAGCTCTGTCTTTTTTGGGCATTTTATGTGCCTTCTCTCTTGGCATACACTTGAGTGGCTTTTTACCTTTTCCTGTAAGGGATGACCACTCTGGTTCACTAGATATCCCACATGGGCCAACAATGTCACCTGGTTCATAAGTTTTCTTCTTACCGTCTTCTTTCTCGATGGTGTGCTTTACGGGGGTGATCGCCACCCAATCGCCCCAAGTGGCTCTCTCATCGGGTTTGCCTCCACCATGACCAGAGAACCAAGTATCTAGACCGCCTTTGCCCGTGTTTTTGAGCTTGGGGTCATCTCTTTTAACAGCTTTTCGTGACATGACTACCTCCTATGTTTGAAGTAAGCCATTAAAAAACTATAAGGGAGCGAACTAGTTAAAGCTTTTCTGATCTCTGGTATGTAACTTCTCAGCTAACTGAACCCCCGCCTCGTTATCCGAGAAAAAGTGAACCCCCCGATCAACTCGAGACTCCGCCACCATCTTAGCGACGGAGAAAAACTCAGACTTGAGGTGAGGGTATCTGTCAGACAACTTGTGAGCTATGTAATACGCTTGGGTCGTATGCCCAGAGGGATAAGAAGGTGTTTGTGCTGTTTCTAGGTAATCGCATTTAAAAGGAACTCCATTCAACTTGGCAAACTGCTCTGGTCTTAAGAGGTTGAAGTGTTCTTTTAAAGATGAGATCAAGGGGGCTAGACTCTCGCCCAGACCCTTGATCTCAGGTGCTTGGCTCGGGTATCCACGACTTGTTAATACGCCGTCAAAAACCATCCAATAACAGCGGTCAAGGTAGGGTTGAATTCCCTTATTATTGTACCTGTTTTCATATTGATAGGAAATCTTAGGGAGTTGAGACATGAGATCGCGAGTACGGGGAGGTGGGGGTATCATACCAGATGCGTTTTTCCGATAACAATCCTTATAGGGTTTGCAAGACGCCTTTTCAGAGAAGCCCATCTCGCCACAAGTCTTAGATTTACAATGCCTCTCATCCCACTTACGAGGCTTCCCGTGAGAAGCTTTCTTACCTTCTTGCACTTCTTTCTTCACCTGTATGGCTTTCTTAAGGTCGTAGTAGACTTTGGACTGACTTCCTATGTCCGCATTAGACTTGAGATCTTGTAGCACCTCTGAAACAGGCACAACTTCTACGTCTCTTAGCTTCACGGGCTTATCCCAAATTACTTCTTCCACAAAGCCGTACTTAGGGAGAGTCCTAGTCTTGAATTTAATAGCAACGATATTGCCCATATGGTGTTTGCGTGTCCCGCTCAATTGCACGCGAGTCACCTCTTGACCATATGTCCCAGATATTGCAAATACTCCAACAGCCCCTGCTTGGTCGGTATAGAAATTTGGTCGAAGGTATCCATCTTCTAAGATTTCTTCAGCTCTATCTTTGTAAGTGTAATGATAGAAGTAGTCTTGTGAGAGACGGAGGAAGTAGAAAGAGTACACCATAGCTCCCGAGTCTCTCCCTAGAAGAACTAGCTTGCCTTTGGAAGACGCCTCTTTCTTCCATTTGCCTCCAAGCCTCTTATACTGAGCAAGAGCCCAACCGTTAGCGTAAGCAGACGGAAAGACCTTAAAGCCCGCACCCCCATTAACAGGGTTTGCAGTCTCTCCACCTTTGGTAACTGGTGACTTTCTCTCACCTTTAGCTAGAGATTGAATCTGACTCCAGAGTTTTTTGTCAACAGGCACGTTTTTACTAGCCACGAAAGCCTCCTAATATAATACTGCTTCATCTGGCGAGATGTATAAAAGGGATATCAGGATGTATATCGTACATTACAATAATAAAGACGCGACTACTTAGAAGCCCTTATACCCCATCGAAATAGTGTGGGGAAACCGCCTGAGGAGGCATTAGTGAAAAGATCCGAAAGAATTAAGGAGAAGGTCTCTATATTCTCTGTTTTACACTCCTACAACTACGATGTTGTAGACTCTCCGAGAGAACAACAATTCAGATGTAACCTGCACGGCGACGGGTCAGATAATTCACCTTCCGCAAGAGCCTACCCCGATTCAAACTCATGGTACTGCTTCGCTTGCGGTAAAACAAGAGATGCTATCTCCACTGTCATGGAAATTGAAGGAGTGCGTTTCAGCCAAGCCTGCAAAGCTTTAGAGGTAAAGTACGACCTCCCCGTGTGGGTTTACTCTAAAGCATCAAGTGAAGACCATTTTAAAGACGAACCTGTTGTAGATAGCCTATCCATTATAACGACAAGGACTGAGAGGCTTCTCAGATCCAAGACCAAAGACATTGATCTCGACAATTCTCTCAGATTATGGGAAGCTTTCAATATGCTTTCTTCCATTGACTCAAAAGAAAGTCAATGGCTCAAACTATACAATAGGATACACGATGCTTAGTCGCCCCTCTATAAGAGAAGCCTTGTTGACTTTCCTAAAAGAGCAAGCGACCATAGAAGATTGCCTAAACCACGTCATAAGCGTATATGGTCTCGGTGAAGAGTATTCACTAACAAGGGGGGAAGTGACCACCTCCATTGAGTTAAGCTCAAATGAAAGAGTCAAGCTCAAAACTGCTGTTAGGCAGGAGCTTGCGACGATGAAAAGGCTTGATATCTTGAGCAAAATCAGGCATGGGGTTTATATCAAGCGATAGCTTATCTATAGCACCTCACCAAAAAAGGAGAAAGTAGATGAGTCACTTCAGAGATAATGAAAGAGCAGACCTTAGGGTCATCTCCTATATCCTAGCGAGACACCATAAGCTTAGTAAGCCTTCTAGGAAGATGATGGAACATATCAGCTCAGTTTTCTCCCATATGGGGGGGTCGTGGGTATTATTCTTTGACGGCGACCCGAAGAACATCGCCTTACTGAAGAAGGTTGCCAAAGCCGTCGTCAAGAGGAGTACGAAATGAGTGAAGAGGATCTCGGCACAGAAATAGGGAAAGTCAAGAGTAGGTCTAAAGCGATCACAAAGAAGCTCGACCCAAGCGATATGCGGTCTAGGGTTAAAGTCGCAATGACCACCTCTGGTTCTATGATGGGTTCAGGAGGAAACTTCTACTCACCTGAACTGTCTACAGACTTCTTAGAGTTACCCCAATCCCAAGATGAGCAGCGTAACTATTTCAGATTCTTCTACAGAACCGACCCTTTTGTAGGACAGGCGGTAGACCTACACACAGAGTTGCCTCTCTCTAAGATCAGACTTGGGTTGCCCCGATCTCGTAATAGAGACATGGCTAATGAAGCTCTACGCTTCTGTGAAAAGTGGTCTAGGAGGACAGGACTGCTTCATAGGCTCATAGAAATACTGCACGAATACAACCTCCTCGGTGAGGTCTTCGTGTTCTGTGAGGACAGCAACCCAGATATGCCCAAGTCAGTAACCCACCGAGAACGAAACGTCCTAAAAGAATCAGGTGAGGCGGTGATCGAGTGGGAAGAATATCCAGACTCAAATGAAAGGGCGTACCGCTGGCTCAAAAAGAACTATAAAGGCTGGACGGGAATCAGAGTCCTACCTCCAGAGCAAGTTCACATGGAAAGCTTTCCCTTCACAAGTGAGAAGATCATTGAGCTTATCCCAGATAGCAAGACAAAAGACATTGTTGAGAGAGCGTCCTTACAAGACCCCTCCGCTACAAGGATTGTAGACTCTATGCCCGATGATGTGGTTGAAGCCATACGAGAGGGCAGGAACATCAGGCTTAACACAGACCCTGACGAAGGCTCATTTGTCTACTACATGGCGAGGAAGAAATCACAATATGAACCCAGAGGACACTCTATGCTTGAAAGGTGTCTCCGCATTCTTGTCTATAGGGACAAGCTAAGGCAAGCTCAGACCTCCATTGCCTCTAGGCATATGACACCTATCCGCCTTGTGTATGCAGAGGATATGGATGCAAATGACGTTGAAGCTCTCAGAGAGCAGGTCGATCTTGCACTCCAAGACCCCGATTATTCTATCATCGCTAACTTCCAAGTTAGTTGGGAAGAGATGGGAGCAGACTCTCGCCTGCTCGAACTCTCAGGTGAATATGACATGACCGACAGACAGATGTATGCAGGGTTAGGTGTAACTGAGTCTCTCTTGTCTGGTGAGTCCAGCTACTCAGGAGATAGAATCAATCTAGAGGTCATCAATACTCGCTATATGCTTATGAGGGAAGTTCTCCAAGAGATGGTCGAGGAGAACATCCTCAAACCTATGTGTAGACGTATGGGTTTCATTGAGGAAGATGAAGATGGGGAAGAGGTCGTACTCCACCCCACCCTGAGCTTCACCCGTCTTGGACTCAGAGACAATCAAGACACATTCGATGCTCTCTTCAACCTCTACCAAAAGGGATCGCTTGATATAGATGTGATCCTAGAACTGCTCAATGTTGACCCCGTAACTACAAAAGCGAAGCTGGAGCGTGATATGTGGACATTGAACGATTCTCAATTCAACGAAGTTCTACGAGGCGTCTATGGTGAAGCGGGTAGAGCTATGGCTGAGAACACAGATGTTTTAGAGAAAATTGCCTCAAACCTCGACCTGAAGTACTCGAAACCGAAGGAAGACGGCGGTAGGTTCTAACCTCACCACTCATTAGATACGTCTAGGTAGCCCTTCATCTGAGTGACGTAATTACCTCGCCCGTCAAGCTTAACCTGACCTTTTAGCATTTGGAAGTAACGGGATTTGTCTCCCAGACTACCCTTTATCCGTAGACCACCACCATCCTCTTTGACGAAAAGAGTTATCTCTCGTGACGAAGGACGGGACTTTTCAGAGGTTGGTTTAAAGACCGCTTCCCATGAGAAATCATCTCGATCTTCAGGATTTAGAAGCTCTGGTTTTGTCGGAAGGACTTTGATGGTATCTGAGGCTTCATCTACACTTACCACCATCAAGAAGTGGGAGAAATTCCATCTACTATAGGGGACAAGGAAGTCTCCCACTTTTGGGTAGTTAGGGCTGTCTGAGAGACGAGGTGTAGATAGACCCATTCTTTTCAGGTCGGTTCTTAGGTAGCCACCTATTGAATCACCTTCTCGAAGTCTCTTATTCGCCTCTAGTACACTATTAAACTCATACATGGTACTAGCTACTTCTACATCATAATCTCCGCTGAAGTCAATCTGACGACAGATACTCTTAATTGACTGCACTGCTAGGTAGTAGATCCTTCTTCTAGCAGAAGAAGTGGTGTTGAACATAGCAGGTTCGAGAACATCCCCTGTTGCGGCTGAGACGTTCTTGTATCTATAGAGTTGGGCATCCACCCGACCCTTGAGTAAAAAGTGAATGGTATGCTGAGGGCCAATCTTCGAAAACCTTGAGTTTTTTGTCCGTATGAGCTGGTATGCGATGATACTCCGCCCCTCGAAAACAGGCTTGAGGAAATAGACACCCATGAAGGCTCCGCCTTGAGTCTCTAGCCCATAGAAGGTGGTCTTCCCTAATTTTTTTGATGTAACTTTCATATTTCGTATCTCCTTATAGTTAACTTATATGATTAATAAGGGAGATATTGGAAAAGCGACTTGTTTTAGTTTCTTTATACATCAGATATAGAAAAAGGAGTGAGCCATGCCACAGGCAGAAAAATCTTTAGTCCTCTTGAAGTCTCTCAAAGCGGGGGAAATGCTTTTCACCCAACACGACTTCTCTGAAATACGGAGAGGTATCTTTGAAGAAATACTTCAAAAAGCAAATCCAAGAAGCCTAGTCTTCAAAGGATGCATCTTTCACAAGAGCGTACACAAATCCATACTGACAAGTGCAGGCAGGGAAGCCTTCCCCGCTGACACTAAATTCATCGACAGCGACCTGTCAGGCTATAAGATAGAAGAAGAAGACATCCCCTACCTTGAAAAAAAAGGCTTCTACTTCAAGTACTCTACACTCAAATGGCCTGACGGAATGGTCACGACAACTGAGAGAAGGGAAGAGATTTCAAATAAAGCTTTGCAATCACTCATTAATGAAATTAAAGAGTTAGTGCGATCTGCGAAAGAGGCTCAAGAGGATGAAATAACCCAGCTTCTCACCGACCTCAAGAGGCTGAAAAAAACCGACCCCTTTTTAAGGAGGAAGCTTTACATCACAGCAATTGACGGCTGGCCAACTAACATAGGCTTGACGGTAAATGAGTTCTTCATAGAAGCTAAGGCCGCAATCATAGACCAAAGAGGAATATTTGGGTCAGTTAAGAACTTCTTTAGGGATAGAAGCTCCTCCGCCGAAAGAGTAGCTCAAAGGTTCTTAGACAGTCAGCCCTGACAGCTAATACACTCGTCTATGTCATAGTCCTTCAAAGCCTTACGCTCAATCTTCTCGCTCACCTTGTCTGCCACAACACCAGCAGAGGTGCGAAGATAATACAACCCCTTCAGTTGCTTCTTCCACGCACTCAAGTGGACAGCATTAACATAGTTCTTGTCTGAACCCGCAGGGAAGAAGAGGTTCACGCTCTGGCCTTGGCAGATCCACTCCTGACGCACACCTGCATGTTCAACAACCCACATCTGATCAAGCTCAAAAGCGGTCTTGAAAGTGTCCCTCTCAGAGACGGTCAGGTAATCCAAGTGTTGAACTGAGCCCTGAGCTAAGATGATAGATTGAACTTGATCGTCTATCCACTCTTCTCTGTCTTCTTCAGGTAGTCTCTCCTGATGAGACTCTAACACCGCTCTAAGATACTTGTTGAACTGCAAAAAAGACCCCGCTCTAGTACGGTGGGTGAAAGCGTTAGACTTCCAAGGCTCAATGCTAGGACTTGTATCAAGTATAATAGCCGAATTCGCATTCGGGGCGATGGCCAGCAAGTGACTGTTCCTCATGCCCGAACCAACCCCATCAAGATATTCCCCCTTGAGTTCTGCGAGCCTCCTAGAAGAAGCAACAGCCCGTTCTTTGATCGTCGAGTAAATCTTTCGGTTCGCAGAGACCGCAAACACTGACTCGAAAGGAAGACCCTTCTTTTGTAGGTATGCATGGAAGCCCATCGTACCCAAGCCAAGTGAACGCTCAGATTGAGCACTGCGGACAGCTTTCCCCAATTGAGCAGGTGCGTTCTCAATGAAGAACTGAAGTACGTCGTCAAGGAACTCAATCAAGTCCTCAACGATAGATGTGTCCTTCCACTCATCAAACATCTCAACATTGAGGCTAGATAGACAGCAGACCGCTGAACGACCCACACCTGTGGGAAGGTGGATTTCGTTACAGAGATTAGACCCGTGAATCTTAAGACCCTTGTCCTTTAAAGGCTGAGGTAAGTGCCTGTTTGCCTCATCAATAAAGTTAAGGTATGGCTCTCCTGTACGAAAACGAACCTCAAGAATTCTCTGCCAAAGCTCTCTTGCGTCAACAGTGTCCCTGACAGTTTTATCCGCTGGGTCAACCAGATCCCATTTACTACCACTCATCACAGCGGTCATGAACTCGTCCGTCAAGTTCACCGCGTTGTTGATGTTGAAACACTTGCGTGCGGGGTCACCCCCTGTAGGCATACGGACGTTGAGGAACTCAATGAGATCTGGGTGAGAGACATCCAAATACGCCGCGTAAGATCCTTTGCGTGTTTGACCCTGCCTGTAAGCTACCATATCAGAGTCCACCGTTTTCAAGAAAGGAATTGGGCCAGGTGATTTTTTACTTACTGATCGAACGTGATCCCAATGACCACCGACACCGCCACCCATAACGCTCATCCAACGCAACTCCTCCGTGTGTTCGATGAGTCCTTCGACTGTGTCCTCCACATATGTGAGAAAACAAGAGATGGGCATACCATTCCCATTCGCGTTGGAGAGGATGGGGCTTGAGAACATAAACCAGCCCTTACATGCGTACTCGTAAATTCTCTGAGCCAGCTCGGGTGTCGAAGCATAGGCATATGCGGCTCTGTGGAATGCTTCTTCGGTGGAGCCGTCCTCGTCCTTCATGTAATAAGTCCCAAGTAGAGCCTTTGCGTGATCAGAAAAAGAGTACATATTTATTTCCTTACGGTGTCTCTATAAGACACTCACCATCTTCGTTTTAAACTTGACCCAAGGATTACGAGAGCCCTTAAGAACGGAGTCTTCACATTCATATAGAACTCCTATCAAAAGGATAATCTTACCGAGACCCAAAGAAAGGGCTTGAGGTCTTAAAATATTTTCTACCAACCAAGGATTCTTCCCAAGCTCTGCCGAGATAGTTTCCGAAGATTTCTTGTCTTCAAGGCGGACAGACACATCGAGGAGTTGCTTCAGTGTATAAAACAACAGACCATTACATACAGACATCGTCTGATCTTGTGAAGAGCTTTTTTCTATGCGACCACAAACCTTCAAGAACCCCTTTCGATCTTGTCTTATAACCGCATCAATCAAGTCCGAAGATTCAGGACCCTGAAGGTCACAGAACACCCCCGCAACCATACGCGGTGAAATCTCCTCTTCATCCCCAGCTAAAGTCACATACTTTAATACCTCATATCTAAGTAAACCCAGATCTCTCCCGACCTTGCTGACAATAGCGACACAAAGATCCGTAGAAATAGTCTTGCCACTCTTCTTCGCGTACTCCTTCACGAAATTAGAGTACCACTCCCTCTTCTCGTTATCGTACTTCGGCTCATTCAAGGTCTGAGTCATGAAGCCCTTCAACAGCTTCGGTAAAGAACTCTTGTCGTAAACAACAAGAACCTCTCTGTCTTTAGGGTCTTTCAAGTACGTAGCTAGACCCTTCACCTTAGTAGGGTTGTGGATCAAAACCAAGACAGGGTTGAGTTCAAACATACTTGAGCTGAAAGCCTCATGTACTGAGTTCTTACTCTTGTAGTCCACCTCACGAACGTCATAACCATTCGCCCGATACTCTTGAAGGATCTCTGTAGAGCGAAGCTGTAAGTAACCTTTGTTGTTCCCATGTAAAACCATTACGGACAAGATACACCCCCTAAAAAATAACCATATAGGGCTACTTGACTCACACGCTTCCTGCGAAGCACTCTTTTAAGACGAGCTTCATAGACCTGAAGCTCACCTTTCTCTAAGACCACTTCCACATACGCATCCAAAAAGTCACGAGATTGCTTCCCCTCGACACTTCTCAGTATATCTGTAATACCTACTAGGTTATTGCTTAAAACGGCTTCTAGCATACTCTCAGCGTGCTCATACAGGGTGTGCTGACCTACAGGCTGATAATGATACTGCTCTCCGCATCGAGATCTAATGGTATGAGGCACTGTGCCATAGTCTCTAGCCCAGAGAACCAACTCAGGAGATCCCTGTAAGGGTTCTTCAATCCTCTTCAGCAAAATATCCAGCACTGAAGGGTCTGCCTCATCAAGAGGCCCCGCTACAAGCACAGGGTTACTAATTGGCCAAATCTTCGAGAACGTATCCACAAGATCTCGCACATTGTCTGTCTTTAGGTTTTCATAAGGGGGCTTTACGAGGTTCTTGTCCTCAAGAACCTCCGCTAAACCGCTTTCTACCCCTGTCCCATGATGAATGATTATCATATCTCACCTCACTTTCTACAGCTCTTATAGATTCCCCCACACGCCTGAGCTGAAATATTTTTCTTGCTCTGCCTCTGATTTGTTGTATAAGGGGAGTCAGTCCCCCAGCCTCTTACAGGGCAGGGAGGTAGGTAACGCCTACTAGGTGGGATAAGCTACGTCGTAGTACGCACCTAGCCTAAAAAAAACTGTTCGTTCGTAAGGAGGCTCATAAATACCCTCTCTTCCCTCTGGGAAAAGGGTATGCCTTCAGGGAGAGGACTAGGTCTCATAACTCCGTTGGGATCAGGATAGGAAACTAACCCTAGTAACTCTCTTGCTATGTATCAGGCACTAACCTAACTTTCATATAAGTTACTAGAGATGTAAGACTCTAGTATAGATAGTACAGGTTAAGATACGTAGTATCGGAAGGTGTAATATCTAGAACAAAAAGACTAACAATACTAACAAGAACACTTCTACTAATACTAAGAAGACTTATAAGAACAACTATAGGAATAACAACACTACAAGTAACACGACTTCGAAGAATAAAGTTAATAACTATGATTACAAGAAAAGTACCTAGAGAAAGTTTCCTGAGTAGAGTGGAGTATGACCCTCTTGTTCTTGGTAACTACAAAGGCATAATCAAGGGGACTAGAGAATCAGGCGTCTCGGAATACAAGAACACTCTACTTGATAGGGTCGATGAAGTTGAAGCAAGAACCTTACATAACAGAGTTTTAGCTCTCATAGATCATCCAATCAAGGAAGAACTAGAGCAAGATAAAGAACTCATTAAGAAAACTGTAGACCAACTCAAAGTTTATGTGGGAGAGGAAAGCTACACGATAGTGAGTAAAAGTAAGCAGGACAAGTTTGGGGGGCTGATTTACAAAGAACGCTACAGAATGGCTACTAAGGTGGATGGTATAGACCCTGTCTTGACAGTAAAGAAGTTCACTTAATGATAATTCTAATGTACATCTGTCTCCTCGCTTTTTCAGTATCTGCCCTCTCATTCTCCGTGATCTGTTTCTATGTGTTGTATACTCACCACAAGTACATCTCAGGTAAGTATAACAATACGGACAAATAAACGCCGATGGCTCTCGCCACTTTCTATAAGTGATGTGACAACAAATCACATAGGGAGAATAAAATGAGTAGTCTTAAAAGCAAGATAGAGATGATTAAGAGTAAAGAGAAAGTGTCCTCCATCGCCTGTTCGCGAATAATCAAGACCAGAGAGGGGGATGTTTTTATGTCCTTGACTTCCTCTTACGGGGATCTTCCCTCTGAGGGTTTAACCGTAGAAGAGTCAAGAGTTGCGGCTCTCCTATTGTCTCTTCAAGTAAACCAGCTCGCACTCAAACAAGCCGCTGCGAATCATCTGATCACGGCGGATCAGATGAATAACGAGATGAGAGAGATCAGCAACAACTACAAGATCTTATTGGAAGGTGAGAAAGATGAGCATTGACCAAGAGTATATCGACAGAGTATACAGCCAACTAACAAGTATGGATCTGCAACTAGATGCCGATCCTATTGAGTTCGGCCCTTCAAAACTCAACAGGAAGACTTCCGAAGTACGAGGTCATCTATCAAAGACCGAGAGGATATTCATGGAGGTGTCTCACAACCTCCAGAAGATCAAGAGGGGCTTGTTGATCAGACAGACGGAATACAACATCGAGCAGACACAGTTGATTGCCCACGACCCACATGTCCGCTCGGGTCGAAGCCAAAAAGAGCGAGAAGCCCTAGCTGGAACTCGGCTTGTACACATTCAGTCTAAGATTAACGATCTCACTCTCAAGTCTCACGACCTCGAAGATCTCATTACAGTGATCAAAGCCAAGAGAACAGACCTCAAAGACCTGCAAGGCAGGCTTCGAGATCAGCTCAAGCTCTGTCAGGAACAGATCGCTTTAGGGCAGAGGTGGGGTACGAAGACGATGATCTCTTCAGACTTCGACAACTCAACAGGGAAGAAGTCCGAAGATACTCTAGGGGATTTGTTGGAGACAACCGCAAAAGCACCTGCAAAAACTCTCCCTCAGATGGATCTGCAACCTGTTCAAGTTGAGAATATCTCTCTAGAGGATGTCGGAACTAACACCGATGATATAAACCTCGATTCCCTTTTGGAGGATTGGTCAAATTGAAGATTGTAGTCTACGATACTCGCAAGCACGGTATGCCCGCATATCGCTTAGTGGGCAAAGAACACAATTGGACTCTTGACGAGCTTCTTGCCGAGATAAAAAAAGCCAACTGCAAGAAGACCTACTACGCAGAGATGGTTGAGGGAAGAGACAAGGTCACTTTCCTTGTAGGTGATGGGGAAGACCTATTTTTTGAAGCCGATGTGTCACTTGAAGAATTATTCAAGGAGATCTGTCGAGTCTTAGACGTGTCATATTATAGAAGAAAGAGCAAGTTATGAAGAAGACGAAAGTACTTTTCTCTCAAGCAGTCGTACTCAACCCACAAGCCCTCCTCATGTGGCTCGGAGGACAAGGTATCTCCGTCCCAAGCGATTGGACGACACACGCTCACCACATGACGATTGAATTCTACAAGAAGAGCGTCGCCAATAACTTGCTTCCTCTTGAGGGTCTGATTGGGTCTTCAATTGAGCTGAAGATCAAGGGTTATGTGTTAGATGACAAGGCTCTCGCGATCTTGCTTGACGTGCCTTCAAAGCTCTCCGCGTATGTGACGAATCGGTATCCTCACATCACGATTGCGACTGCTCCAAGCATCAAGCCCAAGTATAGCAATGAGTTGTTGGCTAATGAACCGATCCTCCCCTTCTCTTCAAACCGCAAGGTGAAGACTGTAATTGGATGGAAGAGTCCTAAGGGAGATGACATGTTCGAACTTCCGTGGGAGTTTTCTGTACCCATGCCCAGCTATGACTATACAGAAGGTGTGAGCGGTGCAGGGAGCTGGAACTCTACTCCTCAGAGAGTTCGAGTCTATGCAAACGAACTCATGGAAGCGGGTTTCATGAATGAGATCTCAGCACGTTCTGCTTGGAAGAACGACGATAAGCTAGAGGCTCTGATTAGAACGATCAACCCGAAACTTCCCTAGTCGCCCGATAGTTCTTATATTGAAAGCTGTATACTAGACACAGCTTTGATATCCTGTCGCTCAAAATCGACACCTGTGAAATCAAACGCAGGTGTCGATTTTTGTTTGGGGCGACTTCAATAACAGATAGAGGTAACAATGAGCCTTACTGAATACAGCACTACATTTAAGCCCTTCAAATACCCTTGGGCTATGATCACAACAGAACAACATGAGAAGATCCATTGGGGGAGTTGGGAGGCAAAGCTCCAAGAAGACGTAAACCAATGGAAGGGTGGGAAACTCACTGCTGAAGAGAAAGACTTCATCACGCAGATTCTCCGTATATTCACTCAGTCTGACGTAGCTGTCGGAGGAAACTATTGTGACCTCTTCATCAGCTCATTCAGAAACAATGAGATCCGCAATATGCTGCTCTCCTTCGCCAACCGTGAAGGAACACACCAGAGAGCATATGCTCTCCTCAATGATACACTCGGACTTGCAGAGAAGGAATACTCTGCTTTTCTTGAGTTTGAGGCTATGCGTGAGAAGATTGAGTTTATGACCAATGCCCCAGAGGGGCTAGGGAAAGCAACACATCTCGCATTCGAGCTAGCGAGATCTGTATGTAACGAAGGCATGAGCCTATTCTCTGCTTTTGTCATGCTTCTCAACTTCCAAAGGTTTGGGAAGATGAAGGGGATGTGCGAGATCGTTGAATGGTCGATTCGTGACGAAAGCATCCACGTTGAGGGGATGACGAAGCTCTTCCAAGAGTATTGCAAAGAACACCCGCGAGTAGTGACAGATAAACTCAAGAGTTATATCTACACCAACTATGAAAAGGCTGTAGAACTCGAAGATGCTCTGGTGGACTTGATATTCGGAGGCGTTCAACTTGAGGGGCTCACTTCACATGAGGTTAAGACCTATGTTCGTTACCTTGCTGACCGTAGACTTCTACAACTCGGACTCAAGCCTATCTTTGGTCAAAAGACCAACCCTCTCAAGTGGCTTGATTGGGTCGTAAGTGGCGATGACCACTCTAATTTCTTTGAGTCGGTGGTTACACAATATTCGGCTGATGGTTTAGTTGGCGAATGGGATTGGTCAAATATCTCGGCATAATGGGCGTTTGAGATAACTTATCTCTCAGATATACCTTTCTATAACTACTTTAAAGTCGGCATCAGCTTGTGAGTGCGAAGCCCCTCTGACTCGATAGTTTCTCTATCGAGCCTCTCTTTGTGAACACAAGTAACAAGGAGCATAATTATGGCTAATAAAAATGACGTAAAAAGAGCACTTGCGGGTGATAGGAATCTATCAGGTGCGGATCTCAGAAATGCGGATCTAACTGAAGCGAATCTTGAAGGTGTGGATCTTGACGGTGCGAAGCTCTCAGGTGCGGATCTAACAGGAGCGAATCTTTTTGGTGCGAAACTTATAGGAGCGAAGCTCTCAGGTGCGGATCTAACAGGAGCGAATCTTTTTGGTGCGAAACTTATAGGAGCGGTTCTCATAGATGCGGATCTCAAGGGTGCGAATCTTGAGGACGCGAATCTTGAGGGTGCGGATCTCACAAATGCGGATCTCAGAAATGCGTATCTCTGGAATGCTAAACTCGCAGGTGCGAAACTTGGCGGTGGGAATCTCACAGATGCGAATCTTAAGGATGCTAAACTCACAGGTGCGGATCTAACAGGTGCGAAGCTAGTAAGAGCGGATCTCAGAGGTGCGAAGCTCCTAGGTGCGGATCTCATTGAGGCGGATCTCAGAAAAGCTAAACTCAGAGGTGCGGATCTATCAGGTGCGGGTCTATCAGATGCGAAAGGCATACCTCTGTCTATCTCTGATAAATTCCCCCACAAGGGAGAGACGGTCGAAGAAAAAGCCCGCAGAGAGAAAGAGGAAAAGGGAGGTCGCAAAGCTTCTCAGATCCGCGTAGCTTCTCGGATGAATAGAGAGCTTCAAAGAGAGATCAAAGCCTTGAAGAAGGATCTCAACCGATAGTTTCTCTATCGAGCCTCTCTTTGTGAACACAAGTAACAAGGAGCATAATCATGGCTAATCCAAATGACGTAAAAAGAGCACTTGAAGGTGCGAAACTTGGAGATGCAGATCTGACAGGAACTCATCTCAAGAATGCAGGAGGGATACCTCTGTCTATTTCTGACCAATTCTCCCACAAGGGTGAGACGGTAGAGGAGAGAACCCGAAAAGAGGTAAAAAGAGCGAGCAAGGTTGGTCTTCCGCAACACGCTACAACAGAAGACATCGCAATCTTCATTGCCGATAGGAGCGAGGTAGACGAGAATTGGGCTGATTTAGATGATCGTATTGATGACGCTTTGCGTAGCTTAAAACTTCAAATAAATACTCTCGATATAAAGATGGTTACTCAGCGTTTTGATTACATTGAGATCATCGGGTCTCCAGGTCCTCGAAAAAGAAAGATAGTGATCACTTATGATTGGAAAGGGAAGACCCTTTCTGTTGAAAGGGTCGGAGGAAAGAGGAAGCCTAAAAATCCTGTTAAGAGAGGGAGTGACGCATCTAAGATGCTCAACCAGCTCCAGAGAGAGACCCTACAAGAACTTGAGTTAAGAGTCGCTTCCCTTGAGAGGGAAGCGGGGGTCATTGATCGTGTAAAAAGGATGTTTTCAAGCTGGGAGACTTTAGCCCGATCTGGGGAAAAAGACCTTGAGGGTGCTAACCTCAGTGGTGCTAACCTCAGTGGTGCTGACCTTGAGGGTGCGAACCTCACGGGAGCTGACCTCAGTAGGGCGAACCTCCAGCGGGCTGACCTCATAAAGGCGAAGCTCAGGGGGGCTGATCTCACAGGGGCTTACCTCGAAGGAACAGACCTCGAAGGTGCTAACCTCATAGAGGCTGATCTCAGAGAGGCAAAGTTCATAGGGGCTGACCTCAGAGGGGTATACCTCAGACGGGCTGACCTTCGTGGGGCTGACCTCACAAAGGCTGACCTCAGAGACGCGAAGCTCACAGGAGCTGACCTTGAGGGTGCGAACCTCAAAGGGGCTAGAAATCTGACCCTAGAGCAGCTCCTCTTAACCAAAAACTACCATCTAGCCAATAGTCTCCCACCCGACCTCACCCACCTCCTTTCTCGTTAGTTTATTTATCTAACCCCTCTCCCTACTACTAAGAGGAGAGAACCATGAGAAAGACAGCGAGAGAGACCCTGCAAGAACTTGATTTAAGAATAGCTTCCCTTGAGAAGGAAGCTCTCTTTGGTCTGTTTGAGTCTCCTCTGGAGAAGATAAGGGCAGGGGAAAGAGACCTCAAAGGATCGAACCTTAAGGGGGCTGACCTCACAGGGATGGTACTCAGCAGGCATGACCTACTCACAAGAAGAGTCCGAGCGAGGATCATCCGTGATGAGGACGGCAGCACGATAGCAATCGGAAGATAGCATGGGACATAAAAAAAGCTAATCCAAATAATTAAAAAGGCCACTCCTAGGTTCGAGGCGTTGGAGGTCGTGTTGGAATTCTTTTGAGATGGTATAAAGAAATACACTAATCGCCATTGGAGAAACAATGTGGGTGATACCAAAGAACTTAAACATCTCTCCCTCTGTGCAGGCTACGGAGGGATTGATCTTGGACTCAAAAGAACTCTCGGATCTATCAGAACAGTCACTTTTGTGGAGATCGAAGCCTTCGCAGTCTGCAACTTGGTCTCGAAGATGGAAAAAGGGCTTATTGAGGCAGCACCTGTATGGACGAATCTTAAAACCCTCGATTGGGAAATCTTCCGTGGAAGAGTGGATCTCATCTCAGGAGGCTTCCCTTGTCAGCCCTTTTCTGCCGCAGGACGAAGACAAGCAGACTCCGACCCTAGACACCTCTTCCCACACATCCTCAGAGGAGTCAAAGTTTGCCAACCTTCCGTTGTTTTCCTTGAAAATGTCGAAGGAATCCTCTCCGCAAAACTCAGCTCTGAAGGATGGTCAGACCCAAAAGGGGCATCGGTTCTGCTCCATGTGCTTCGAGAATTGGAAAGGGTGGGTTATGAGGCGACGGCAGGGGTATTCTCAGCGAGAGAAGTCGGTGCTCCACATAGGAGGAAACGAGTCTTCATACTTGGTATTAAAAGAGGTACCGAAAGAGAAAGCTTGGAATGGGTCAATGAGCTCATTGAACGAAACCGAGACACAAGTGGCTCTGTATACCCCTCCTCAAGAGGAAGAGAGCAATACTCATGGGAGCCTCCAAGAGTCACTATGGAGAAGCCCAGCTACGACAGAAGTAGGGGTGGAGGAAGTATATACGAAGGCGGGGGAAACATGGAAAGGGGAGGGGAGAGCCTATCGGAAGAACGGGGTACTCAAACAGGTGACATTAGGGGTGCAGATCCAAGCGACAATGCAAGAAAAGAATTGGCCAACTCCAACAACGCAGGAAATACATCACAAAGAGATAACTCTGACGAAGACGGTTCGAAGAAAAGCGAAGGGTTCACATCCAGCCGTAATGAAGTTGAATCCGAGATGGGTAGAGACGTTGATGGGGCTTCCGATAGGATGGGTGCAGCCAAGCTGTACGAGTCCTTTGACAATAGAACGGACGAGCTCAGAATGCTTGGAAATGGAGTTGTCCCAGATACTGCAAGAAGAGCATTCACCGACCTGTGGGCAGAATTGGTCAACTCCCCCAGCTTCACAGAGGGGTGAGAACCTACGGCACTACATATCAAGAATGAGAAGTCGCTTAGAGCAGGGCAAGGAGACCTTTGCACCTACTCTTCAAGTACAAGCCGAAGCTGAAGAGAGAGGTGTCGATATAGGGGACTCTATATGGGCAACTCCGCGAGCCCTGCAAAATGGGGTGACTTTAGAAGCCCACCTTAAGAGACAAAAGAGCCTAATAGAGCAAGGCAAAGAGACCTTCAGACCTCCGCTTCAAGTACAAGCTGAAGCTGAGGAGAGAGGCGTAGATATAGAGGACTCTATATGGGCAACTCCAAATACAATGGACAGCTTGCCCCTGAGGTCAGAAGAGGCACTAAGAAGACAAGCAACTACAATCCGCAAGGGTCGAACCTCCCCCGCTAACTTGAGGGAACAGGTAGACCCTAAGAGCTGTGCTATTTACGCCTCTGAAAACAACAAGTTCAAAGGTCAAGTCTCCCTTATTTAACTCGTCCCCTTGTAGTTTTTTGATAATAGGTAATACCTATAAAATCAATACCAGAAAAGAGGAGAACATGGGATCAACAGATTTCGTAGATGAGGGTCGAGGGTCAAACGCGAGTGTGGTCTTCAAGGAGCTAGTAAGGGACGCAAAAAGTTACTATGGCAATAGTCCCTATGGAGGTCACATCGGCCTAAAAGATGGCTTCGTAATGCATACCAAAGAAGTCGTCACACAAAGACAAGCTCACAACATGGCTAATGAAGCGATGAGCCGACCGCCGTATAAATATGGCAAATGGGATTACGCAGGGGCAATTGCCTACGGCGAAGAGAAGGTTGTGGCTTCAAAGGAGTTTGAAGTCACAGTAAAAGCAAGAGATAGAGGCGAAGCCACAGATCTCATACTTGCGAAGATGAGGGGCGGGCGAAAGAGGCAAGGTACGACCGTCGAGGTCAAGATTAACTCGATTAATAAAACTGCTGAAGCAGGTAAGAGGAATCTAACTCGCACAAAGTCAAAAGGTTCTTTTTACTACACTTTCCCTAACGGCGAAAAGTACCCCACGTTGAAGGAAGCGACGGAGGCTCTCAGTGTCTACCTCTCTAACCCCAACAGCCGAAACACTGTGCCAGGGAAAGAGTATAATATCAAAAAAGTACAAGAATTTGGGTCGATCTCTTATCAGGAATCGTCGAAGTTGCCTACATACACTGTAAAAGGTGTTCGCAATCAAGTTAAGGTTGGGAAAGTCAAAGGCTACCTGTTCTTCGGGTCGGCACCCAACTAAGGGAAATATGAAAAATACAGCAAAAAGAACGAGATACACAGAACATGGGGAACTAGACCCAAGGGTAGAAGATCAACTTCACGAAAAGTACGGTTGGGACGGCGAGATCGAGTGGCAGGAGGACATTGTTTTTGCAGGAGATCACTACGTCTTGTTGACAGTCAACCCCTCAAAATTAATCGTCATCAAAGAAGATGACGGATCGAGTTCTTTCGTACACACCGTTAACGACAAGAATACAAACGCTTTTTGGTCTGCCCTTGTCGTGGCGAGTCTAGTAGAAGGCACCTACCCATCTAGCGTGAAAACCATTGTGAAGCCGAGTCGTGATGGAGTTACCTTGAAGGTAATCGGAGGGTGGTCTAACGAGCCTGCACAGCTTCAAAAAAGGCTTAATGCTCTGCCTGACACTTCAGCGGAACTTTCTCGAAACGGAGCTTCTTTCTTGGACATTCGTAACCCGAAGCTATGGGAAAGTTCAAGACCCTCTACCCATCGTGAAGATGGCGTAAGTATCCTTACTTTCAAATAGGGATTGATTCAATCTTCTTCCTCATCTCAGGGAGAGTCATATCTTCCCAATCAACTCTAATATATTGAGTACTCTTGGGTAGCCAAGAGGGTAACTGATCGAGTTGATCCTGTAACTTATGTAAATAGTCAGCAGTGATCCCAGACTCAAAGTCACGACCCCTCTTGGCTATTCTTTTTTGTGCTTCTTCAACTTCAATATGAAGATGTATGCAATAATCTACATGAGGCACAAACGCCTGAGCGATCTGAAAATGCTTGATATAGGATTGATGCTCATCTTCGGTAAGTATTCCATCTTGAAACAGGATATTGGCGAAACAGAGATCTCCCCAGATAGATCTGTCTAATATCATGTCCTTAGTCATGTGCTTATCTAGTCTGTCATATAAGAAGTGCATCTGAAGAGTGTAGCCCCATCTGTGGGTGTCTTCATAGAACTTGCTTAAGAAAGGATTATCATCCACAGACTCATATTGAGCTTGAAGCTGGAGAATCCTACTCGCTTCTGTTGTAAACGTGGACTTACCTACACCAATCAACCCCTCAACAACAACTCTCACATTAGACTCCTTATAGTTAGTTAATATTAATTCATACCAACGATGAAAGGCAACCACCTATGAAGTACATAAGAAACTTGTTCGGCAAATCGAAGCGAGTTGCGGACAGCATATCTGAGACTCTTATAACAAGTATCGAAGAAGGATTCCAAGATTGGCTTGACGAACAAGCGGAACCTTACGAAAGAGATTTCGAAGAGACTTTTGATGACCCTACAGATCAGGTAGGAGACACGTTTTCTACCCATTTGATGAAGTATTACTCTGTGATCTCTAACTTCGCAGGTCGCAGAAAAGGGTCTAGGGTAGAGATCTTTGATTATGTGGTAGACTTCAGACACAATAAATTCTGTCTCTCCATAATCTTCAGGAAAATCCCAGAGACCCCAAAGAACCCCGTTATCTTGATCTCTCTGCGAAAGCAAGGAGACAAGCTTGACGTTAAAAAACTTAAAGCTTACTTGGACGCAGGTCGCATTAAAAGTAATCTGGGCTGGAAACTCTTCTCTTCATCTCCTGACGGCCGCCGTCTCTTAAAGACCTTTGGAAAGGACATTGAAGACTGGGCTGATGACTTCAGGCAAGAGATCGAAGAAATGTAATCGTTCTTTTATACCCCCCCCTCTCATGTGAACCTAAGAAAGGGTAACAGCATGAGACAACTAACAGCATCACAGAAAATCGCCGTTCTTGAAAATAGGATCGCTCAACTTGAGAGGCAAGCATTTCTCTCCGATGTGAAAGAGAAGATCAAAGAGAAGATCGAAATCTTCAAGCGTGTGCAACGGGATGTCGCCTCAACGTTCAAAAGAGCAGGGTCTCCTAAAAAAATAGCCCAGAGTTACATAAAGGTGTCAAAGACACGCGAATACGAGCAGGCTATGAAAGAGCTCAGTGCTCAGGTAGGCCCTAATCCTATCAAGCAGGTGGAGTTCTTGATCAAAGCAAAGAAGAATCCAGAGATCGTCCTCGACAACCCTCTTGTCCGTAGAGCCTCTCTCCGCAAAAATGCAGGACTTATTTTCTTCCTTGGAAAAAATATCATTCGCCTAGCGACCTTCATACTAGGCTGTGTACTCAAATACCTGTTTAAGGTGATAGGGGTTAGAAAATCTGCATCGCACGATAAGGAAGCTGGCCTACTCGGAAGTCTCCTCTATGGAGTAGTGATGTTTGTTATTGGCTGGTTTGTAGGCAAGGAATATGACCTTAATATTAGCCTAGACAAGAAAGTAAGGTAGACTGTGACTATTCCAGAGGCATTCGATATTGTTAAAAGTTTGTTTGCCTCTGACATAGGTACAATCCCTAGAGGTAGCATCGAAACTTCCCTACGAGTCAAGGTGTCTAGATCACCCACTAAGATTTCTATTAGAACTCACGGTGGTCAAGACCTATACTTGAAGAAACAGGGAGACCTGTGGTTTTTGAACGAGGTCGTCAAGTACCCCACTCTTAAGGATGTTCTGATTGAGGTGCTGGCTCTCATATGTGAAGAAGAGATAAGTTTTCGGCTAGGTGGAAAATAATTTGTGGGAACGGTCTTCTTTTGTATAAGTAACTTGAGCGACATGGAAGTCAGAATGGTCTGAACATCACTGAGCTCATTTCTATCATATACAAGGAGAATTTCTGATGTCAGAATTCACAGAGTTTACACTCGGCAAAGAAACGCCCCCCGCACTAGACACCGAAGGAACAGAGCTTAAGCCCAAGAAGGGTGATCAGTACCGAGTTTCTTTCATCTCACTCCCAGGCCTCAAAGAGGGATCTCTTCAATTTGAGAATGATGAAGTTCCCACAAATCCAAATATGACTGCACTCACTTCAATGTGGGGTGGTCGTGGGGTTGGGAAGTTCCTCGTCAAAGAGCCACGCTTCGCTTCAATTCCGGGGATTCCCGCTAATCGCGACGGATCACCCGCGAAGGCTCAAACCAAGGCATACACCACACTTGTGTTGTGGCCTTTGGACCACAAGGGTCAGGTTGATAAGAACCGCCTCTCAAACGGAGAATTCCAAGTCAAGACCTACGGCTTTACGAAGTCAAAGCTCCAGCAACTTCAAGCACTCGTCCATGACTACCCCTTCTCTCAGCATGATCTTCAGATCAGCGTGACGAATGACATGCATCAGATGACATTCACCCCACGCAAGGAGAGTCTCTTGAGGGTTCTATCGCAGACCAAGCCTGAAGTATTTAACGAGATCGTGAGACGAGGGCAATTCGCTGAGGAATCTATCAACAGCCTCGTCAATGTCTTCACATATGATGAGCTTGTTGAGAAGTTCGCACAGAGTTCTAGCAACTCTGTCGGGTCACCTACTGCTTCAGCAAGTGGTTTTACAGCTAACTTCGAAGCCGAAGACCTCTTGGACGACCTCATCAAGTAAGATGAGTCTCCTGTCCGAAGGACAGTCCTAGACTCCTTCAGATGATACTTAAGACCCCCCTTCACCTTTTGTGGTGTTGGGGGGTCTTCTTTTTTAAGGACTTGTAAAATGAGTTATTACGCAGGTATCGGAAATAGGAACACACCCGACACCTGCCTCAAGATGATGCAGAAGATTGGGAGGGCTTGCTCTCGTCAAGGACTCGTCTTGAGGTCTGGGGGAGCTAAAGGAGCAGACTCCGCTTTTGAGGCAGGGTGTGATATTGAAAAAGGTTCAAAGCAGATATGGCTCTCAAGATCCAGAGACATACTAGAACATGAATGGGCTGTCGAAAAGGCTAAAGAGGTATGCTGGGAGTATCCTCTTAACAGGATGAAGCCTTACACCCGATCTCTGATCATAAGGAATATGTACCAGATCTTCGGGGACGACCCTGACAGGTTAGACCCTGTTAAGTTTGTTGTCTTCTACTGTGAGGGAGATCCTCTGATGGTAGGGAAAGAGTCAGGAGGCACAAGGTATGCGGTTCGTGCCGCACATCTATGTAATATCCCTATATTCAATCTTAGAGTGTCACAAGTCCACTTTGCACGCTTCTTAAAAAGCTACCCAGATCCTGTGTTGAGCCATACGCCTTTCTAATAATTTACTTATAGTCGCCTCTTCGTAATAAATAAAAAGGGAGCGTATTATGAGAAGATCCGCGAGAGCGAACGTAACACCAATCCGACAGATGACTCAATTCACTTGTGTCTCGACCTCTACTTGCATGGCACTGAACGCACTCGGTGTTAAATGTACAGAAGAGCAGGTCAATGAAATCATAGGTGCAAAACCGATGCAAGGGTCTAGGTGGGAAGAAGTATTAGCTTGTGCTCAATACTTTGGGTGCAGAGCTACGCTCACTACCCCTGCGACACTCACCCAAGTTAAAGAATGGACAGACCAAGGAAAGCCTGTTCTTATCGCATGGAATCCTGAAGGAAGGGATTGGAGTCACGCTAGTCTCATCTTTGATGTGACAGGTGAAAAAGGCAATTACATCGTACATATCGCAGATCCTAATATCCCTAATCCAGACAAGACGATAAGGGAGGTGTGTGAGGACGAGTTCTATTCGAAATGGTTTGAGAAGTGGCCTAACTTTCTTGTACGCCGACCAGCACTTATGATTGATCGAGAAATAACTCCCGAAGGGAGACAGGTCATGGCCTCCTCTATTGTGGGTAATGCGGGTGCGGATAAAGTTCGATTTCAAGGGCGAAAGCTTTCTCTGTCTACGGTAAAGAGTTACGCCTCTGATCCTGATAGCCCCTTTCATGACAAAGCAAAGTCTTTCCTGAAGAAGCGGGATAAAGAAGAGAAAAACAAAACGACTGAGACTTGGCTCGACAAAAAAATGGACATGAACGATAAAAAGTACCGCAAGGTCTTCGATACTCGTAAGAACTTGGTCGGGAAGGTTATCCATTTTCCGTTAGACATACTGAAAGATGTGACCAAAAATCTCTCAAGAAAGATACCTAAGCCCTCAGTAGCATTCTCTAAAGGTTTCAGTGAGTTTGCCAACCCCACGGAAGAAAATACTAATAGTATGAAGGAGAATATTTCTTACGCGGTCGGAGAGATGTTCAAAGGGCGGTTGAAGAAGGGGGAGGAGCATAAGGTGTCGGAATGTCTAGTCAAAGCCAAAAAGGGGGCTATGGAAGCATTAGGGGAGGCTTCTAAATCTCTTTTAGATCAGACGGCTAGGTTTGGAGTAAGTACCATGACAGGCTTAATGTATGCAGGTCTCTCGGCTTCAGGGAAAGCGGTGGCGGGCGGAGCTTGGGCTGTACTCACAGTCCCCGAAATATTCGCTAACCTATTCCAGCTTAATGAACTCGACCGAGTTAGGGTGGGGGCTAAGGTAGACCCTGAGAAAGTTCTTGAAGAAGCTCTCAGTTCGGTATTTAACGTATTCGGTAAAGATGAAGCTAAAGCCATAGGTAAGTTCATAGACGAAAAAGGGGTGTTTGATCAAAAAGGCTATATGAAAGAGGTGAAAAATATGATCCGCGACATCGAACGTAACTCAAAGGACTTCGTCCGTAAACTAAATGAAGAAGCTAAGAAAAAGTCAGCCTCCCAAATCACTAGAAGATACCTTAGTGGACAATATCTTCGGTAGAGAAGTCTACCTCCATTAATTCTGGGAATGCTTGGAACACATCAAGAGACCCTAGCTCAGCCATATCAAAATCATAAAGACTACCGTAAAAGGAATCTTTGTCTGCCAGATACAGTATAAGGAAGAAGTACTCTGACTCGGGGTCTAGTCTGCCTTCGAGATCGCCTTCGGGAGCCTGACAGACCCCGAAAAACGCAAGGTTCTCTCCTTCGGTGCTTTCGTGAAGTGCAGACTTTAAAGTCGGAGCCAAGAATTCAGGCTCGACGCCACAAAGGTCTTTGACGGGCAAGAAATGATATGCCCACTCTTCTTCGTCTTTCGTATAAAGATTGAAGAGGGTAAATGAAGGCGGAGTTTCATCAACACTCCAATCTTCCATATCAAAGTATTCTTTCAAAAAATGGGCTGTCGAGTTGAGTATGTCGTCAGTGTTCATGTCAGACCTCAAAAGGAGTAAATATGTATTGGGTGTATGTTATACAGAGCGAGAATGTTAGGGTGGGTAAGAAAGGCAAGCCTTTACCAGGCTTTTTCTACGTCGGTATGACCACAGATCCCGCACGAAGGCTTCGAGAACATAACGGACTCTACGCTAATGGTAAACAAGGAAATCCCAAAGGTGGTAAATATACCTCTAAACATCGTCCTTGGGTCGCCCGTGCTTGTTATGGCCCTTACACATCTCGATCTGAAGCCTTGAAAGCAGAACATGCACTCAAGAAGGGCAAGAGAAGTAAAGCTAGGTGTCATTGGTCGGTTAAAGACTCTCCCTTATGTAGGGGAGAAGGAGTCAACCATCCTTGGGTAGTAGACCCAAAGTGGAAGGTTTAGTTTTTGTTTCTTTATGAGTGACGTATACCAAAAACCAGAAAGGCTACTGCTATGATCGTGAATCTAACAAAAAAAGAATGGGCACCCTTTGACGACGCCATGAAATCTTGGAGGGGTCCTCACCCTTATAGAAAAGGCGAGACAATAGGGTATTGGGTTCTTCGAGGCTGGTTTGAAATAGAAGAGGAGAGAGCCGAGAAGGAATACCCACTGCTCCAGAAGAAGAGGTATGCCCAGCAAAAGATAGGTTCGTGGTATCCAAAGTTTAAAGCGGGAGAGATCACCAAGGAGACGATAGAACTCAAAGAGGCCGAGGACTTTTACGAACTACAGATATTGATCTATGATGAAGACCGTATCCGTGCTCCTTCAAGTGAGATAGAGCTCTACGAGGCAGATGTGATTCAAATCGCAGAGGGTGTTCGTAGTGCGTTCAAGACCCCTGGTTATGAACGAAGCTGGCACAAAGCACTCTTTCTTGGCATTACTAGGGGTATTGTCTCAAAATTCGTCTTTGTCGGTCTGAATGCTCTTAAGAGCGTCCCTCTCGCCTTGAAGAGTTTTGTTGATGATTGGAGAGCTAGTGATCAGAAGTTGAGTCCAAGCAAAAATTTCGAACTCTTCAAGACCAGTTTCTTGAAAGCGTTCGATCAATCTGTCGAGGTTCTTTCTATTGCCGCTGTTTGGGCTCAAGATATGCTGTTAAGGGTGATATTACCCTTTGGCATTTTCCTTATAATAAGTCACTTCGGAATCATCCCCGGATTAGGGGGTAGTCTCAATGGATTTATTGCAAAACTTTTTATCGGCCAGAGCGAAGGTTTGTTAGCTAAAGGGACAGGATTTTTGATATCTACCGTGATAGCTATAGTGTTTGGGACGGCGTTGAAAAAGTTTTTTGATGGTCGAAGTACAAATCAATTCAAGCTCGTAACTCAAGACATCTTTGCGGGTGCCGTAACACCCGAAAAAATGGAGTCTCGGTATAACGAGAAGATTCAGGACATCATGGACAACCCAGATCTGAGTTGGAAAGAGATGAAAGATCAGATGCTAGAGGTGCATAAGGAGTTTCAGCTAGAAGTACGACCCGCTATTGAGAAAGGTCTCTATCTATCTGGAACTATGTCAGACCAAGCAGGCAAGAAATTCTTCGACGAGGCTGAAGTGTGGTATGACAAAGCGACTGAAGGCATGGCGAACATGTTCACCGCTATAAAGAACAAGTTTTCAGGAGGAGGCAAAAAAGGGTCATCTGCTTCACTTCCTATATCCCTAAAGATAGTACAAGCTAAAGCCATGCTCACATTAAAGGCTGATCTTGAAGACTATATGAAGAACGGAGAAGGAGCCACCTTGATATACAAGATTCTCTCAGGTGAAGAACCTATTGATGAGGAGATCAAGGAACACGTTCAAATGAACTCTGCTTTAGTCGCATCCGTCCAAAAAGAGCTTGAGGCGAATGTTGACCTCTCCCAATTTAGCGTCGCTAACTAAGTGAATGTTCTTAATCTGAGGGTAGTTCTCTTTAAGCTCAGAGAGATCGCTGAGCTTGACGGTTATGTCTGAGAGTACAGGGGCGAAGGTGATTTCATTAGACTTCATCTCTTCTACTTCCCACTTCTCTCCTGTACTCAAAGAGCCTTCATACACACCTATGTTATAGGTTACTGTTTCAATGATCTCCTCTACAGAAGCTCCTGTCTCAACCCAGCCTCCTTTCGCCTCACGGAACTTCTCGTAATCCCACTCTAGAGACTTGCCCGACAAAGACTTTTGTGTCAGGACATCGAGAATCGTGCTTGCATACTCGTTCAAGTCCGCCCTGTCGGACTTGTTTCCGTTGAACGAGATCTTCTGTGAGAGGCTCAGGTACTCTTGAAGGTACTTTCCGAGATCCTCTAATAACCCTTCTTTGTTTCTTTCACTTACAATCATATTTAAGTTACCTTGTCTAAATAAGAGTTAGCAAGCTCCTTCGCACCATTAGATGCCGTGCTAATGGACATTACTCGCTCTTTTAATGTTAATTCTGTCCAGCCTTGTGTCGCGATCTTCTTCATTCGATCCACTATGTCAGTCATTCTCTGGCTGTCGTCTTTTTCTCTTACTGCCTCTTCTATCTTGAAGCACTCAGATGCGGGTCTCACAGGCACATTGTGCCTAACGAACTCGATACTCTCTTTGGTCATCTTGACCTCTACCACACAGGGCTTCCGATCAAGGTCGTCTAGGTGTAGAGAGCCTCTTGTGAGCGAACCTACATTTACTACGGTAGCTCCGTTAGGAAGCTTCACGACTCCCTGATCTTTATGCCAATGCCCGAAGAACCATCCATCTACCTGAGAGACCGTGTCTAGGAAGTCATATCCTACTATATCTTCCCCTTCAAACATCGTCCCTGTCTTACCTTTTCGAGCCAAGAGGTGACAAGCAACTAAGAGGTAGTCTTCATCTCCTCTTTCCACAGAGGATAGTCTTTCAAAGTCATACAAAGTTCCGTGATATGGTATCCCAACTACTCTGACTTTTACTCCGTCTTCTTCAAAGACAATCTCCTTGTTATCGCCAAACTCCTTAAAGACACCAGAGGAGAACAAGACCCCTAGCGGTTGCTCAGGCAGGTATTCGTACTTACCGTACTTAACATCGTGATTGCCCACTAATCCATAGACAGGGCAAGGGTAATCGCTGTGGGCGTTAAATGCCTCTCTAACGAGAGAGTGTGAGTTCTTGGAGGGTGACTTAACATCAAAGAAGTCACCGCCGTCTAAGACAGCATTTGCCCCTGTTTCTTTTGCTAGTTCACCGACCCACTTAAGTTTTCTCACGACATCTGTTGTCCAAGAGCCTAATCTCCTTCTTGGAGTCTTGTCGGCCATGTGTACATCTGTCCTCCAGATAAGATTAATCATCTTGGTGGCTTCTCCTCTTTCTGTGTTTGCATTATTTGTTTATATGATACAGGAAGAGGGGGAGGTATAAAAGGGGGGAATTCAACCCTCTTGTACTGCGGGGATCTTCCCATGCTTAACAAAGTTCTCATGTGATTTAGGCCATATTGATTGTATCTGCCTACTGATCTCTCTGGCCAAGAGCTTGATCTCCCATTGTGCATCTTCATGGTCTCTCTTCGCAATGAAGCTGTTCACCCAATTGTGAAGAGATCCCGTAGCCCAATAAGTTGTGTATATGTTCTGAGGTAAGACCATCCTCGCTTGCTCTCGGGCTACACCTTGATCAATCATCTTATTATAGAGTATCACGGCGTCAGCGGTGTGGTTCTTGATTGCAGAAGAGGAATCCACTTTGAGGGAAGGCTCGAACTCAATCACGGGATTGAACGTCTCATCAAGACTCGTCTGACGGTTCTTAGTATCCTGCATCCTCATCTCTTTTGGAAAGTAGAACTCAAGGTTCTCTGAGGTGTACCTTCTTGAGATCTCATTGTAGGAGAATGTCCTGTGTCTCATCTGTTGCCTTGCGACGAACATCGGCACTTTGATCCAAAAAGTGATGACGTTGTGTTCGACTGTTGATGTGTGACCCTCTCTCACAAGAAAGCTGGAGAGCCTTGCCTCTCTTTCAGACCACTCGGTGCTCACTTTGTCTAGAGAGGCTCTAGCCGCGTTAACGACTGTGAGGTCATCTCCCATGTGTTGAATCAGGGCGACCCCGCCAACACCGTCGTTGTAAATGTCTACTCTTCGGTCTTGAAAATCCGTACTCATCTTTAGTATGCTCCCTTTCTTGATTGTGGTTACTTATACCCCCAATGACATATTTGAAAGACATTTTTTTGAGGCTGGTATAACACCTCTACAGAAACAACTAGGTGGATAAGGTTTTTTTAAATGGATGAGATAGAAGTAACGCCTCTCAGGAAAAGTAAGTGCAATGTGTTATGGTACGAAGATGGGTTGGAGGTGCGGAGGTGGAGATGTCGTACTCAACTCAATTCGTATGGCTTCAAAGAAGAGAAAACCCAATGCTGGTATCACAATTGTCCAGGGAGAAGAGAAGAAGTCAGACATGAAGTTGTAATAATTGAGTCAACCCGCTCTTGCGAGAATTATGGCTGTTCTAACAAGGTAGCGTCTGATAGAAAAAAATACTGCTCCGACAAGTGCAGGAAGCAAAAGGCTAGGGTAGACTACGAAGCTCGCAATCCTAAAAGAAAGAGGAGGCGTTAAATCTCCGATTCTATAAAAGAATGAAAGGAGATATGTATGTCATTAGATACGAAATACCGACCGAGAACATATGAAGACGTTCTCGGTCAAAAAGACACGATAAAGACCCTCAAAGGGTTCATTTCAAGTGAAGCTGGGTGGAGGCAGTCCTATTTGTTCGCTGGCCCTTACGGGTCAGGGAAAACAACACTCGGTCGCATTATGGCAAGAGCCTTATTATGTGAGAATCCTGTAAAGGGAGACCCTTGCGACCAATGCAACTCTTGTAAAGCAATGCTAGACGGCAGTCACGATTCCTTCATTGAAGTGGACGCGGCTACGAACTCAGGTAAAGCTGACGTGAAGAAGCTACTTGAGAACCTGAACTACACCTCTTTTTCAGGGTCGAAAAAACTGTACCTGTTCGATGAGGCTCACCAGCTATCGAAGGATGCTCTTGACGCTCTCCTCAAGCCAATGGAGGAGAATGACAAGGGATCTTTCGATAAGAGGCTTGTCTGCATATTCGCAACAACAGAACCTGAAAAGATGAGACAAACTGTCCTGTCTCGATGTGCTCCTGCATTCATCATCAAGCATGTTAACTCTGAAGAGATAGCAGACCGTCTCGAAATGGTGTGTACTGAAGAGGGGTTTGAGAGCGAGAGGGAAGCTCTTGTACTCATTGCAGACTTTACCGAAGGACACATTCGCGATGCACTGAAGGCGATTGAAGGCGTTGCCTCTAAAGAGGGTAAAGTGTCAGTGCAAGGAGTGCGTGAGTATCTGCATGTAGACCGTAACGATCAAATCTGCAAGCTTCTCATTAGCGACGTGAGTCAGTCCCTAATCATTCTTGAAGACTTGTTGATGTCCACGCCCGTTGGTGTTGTCTATGATAGGTTGCTGACCGCAGCCACATGGTCAATCTCTATAGGGTATGGTTCGGGCAAACCTCCCCCTTTTTGGAAGAAGGACATACTCACGAAAGCATGGGATCTGCATCAGGATGGACTCCTTGCCCTTGCAGATGATCTTGCCTCTGCCCCATACAGACCCACAAGTGCAATGTTAAAAGTGAGTGTTCTGAAATGGAAGAAGGGGGGCATACCCAAAAATAATGCTCCTTTACCCGCCTTCACAGAGCCACAAGGTCAAATCCGAGAAGAAATGAGAACTCTTTCATTGTCTAAGTTCGCGACAATGGTAAAAAGTAAGTTAGATATTTAACAAATCTAACTTCTTAGTGAGTCTTATATGAGATCAGAGTCTTGGGTTATCTTAGAAATAACCAGCAAGGGTGAAGAGGCAGTAGAGCAAGGCACTTTAAAAAGGTCTTTGCTTGAAGTGTCTCCTTTTAAAGAAGGGGACATCTTCATACCGATAGTCAAGCACGGAGGAAAACCCGTCTGGGTGATGGAGGGTTATATCTTCATCAAGTCAGGGTACGGTGCTTCTGACTACTTCGATCTTAGAAGAACGTACCTAATTCGGAATGTGGTTAGTCAGATAGATGAGTCAACGGGTTTGATCTCAAAAGGAGTTATCAGTACCAGAGACCTCAACTCGATGCTGAAAAGAGCTGATGAACTAGGTGCTAGGTTTGATTTTGGAGACAAGGTTGCGATCAAGGACGGCGAATTCAAGGGTTTTGAAGCCACCGTCCTTGATCTCTTTGAGAAAGACAGTCTCAGGATGTACTCACTCCTTATAGACATGAGGAGTGTTGAAATAATAATAAGTGCAGACTGTCTGTCTGTAGAGAGTGTGTGATATGGACGCGAAGCTAATGGAAGAGATCTTCTCTAATGGACAAGGTCTTGACAGTCTGCCTTCTGCAAGCTTTGTAGCCCCCCATAAGGCATTACAGGTTCAGGAGATATTAGACCACATGAGCCACATATCTCCTATTGAGGCCGATATGGTAGAGCTTCATCTCTTAAAAGGGGTGAGTCAGGCACTATTAGGCAAGATCTTCGGGTACACCCAGCCTAACATACACTACAGAATTAATCGGGGTATAGACAGACTTAAAGTCTACTTGAAAATATCTTTATATACTGAGGAGGAACTCAGATCCCGACTGTCTGGGTTCTTTACAGAGAAGAAAGACATAGACGTGTTGGTCTATCTGTACCTGCACTCTAGTCAAAGCCATGTGGCTAGAATGCTAGGAGATACTCAAGGGAAGGTCAGGTATCGGTTCTTGAAGTGCATGGAGTCCTTATCTCAAGCTCCTAGCCTTGAAGACATTTACTTATCTATGAAGACCGTAGGGGACAACTTAACTTTGTTAAGGTGCGACTCAGATAAGGAACCGAGAAAAAGAGTTATACTATGACGGGAAACAAGGCAATCCTACCCAAGAACATCGTAGACAAATGGATACTAGAGGTGATGAAACATCAATATGACATCACGATCCACGCCAACGAATCTCCTTTCCCTGAGATGTATGTGAGGTCTGTCTCTTCTATTGCAGGCTGTTCTTCTCAGTTAGTAAACGACAACAAGATTGTCGTCAGCTCTCACGACCCCGTAGCTCTTGCCCATGTAGCATTGTTAGCTAAAAGGAGAGGCTACTTAGTCGAAGAATAGTTCTTAAATGGAACTTGGATTATAGGTAGGGAGGCTTAGTAATGTAGTGTCTTTGTCTAGAATTGAAAATGGCCAGAGGGTGTGTAACTCATATGAGGGCAATCTCTCTTATGAGGCATACTTGACCCATCTTCTCACAGAGGTCGGGTACTCTCTCATATATCTATCTCCTTTTGAGAAGATGCTTGAGTTCATACATGAAGAAGACCCAAAGATGAAGGTACTCCTTACTTTAGAAGAGGGTTCTGGGTGGTATCATTTCGTCATATACGGCAAAGTACAATGGTGTGTGAAATCCTCTGGGGATCGACCTTTTCATGAGACAGGGAATAGAGTCCTTCATGCCATAAGGGAAAGTTACAGATTAGGTGAATGATGGACGAAAATAAACATAGCTTTTCACTGAATGACGTGGTAATCATCCTGCACGAAGATGGGGACACATCCTTCATATTTAATGAAGAAACCAAGCTCAATCCTGACCAGATGGAGCTTTTTATAAGGTTTTATATGTGTGTCAAGCCAAGCCTTATGTTGAGAGTTTTCCTTATTTTAGAAGGGTTCTTGACTACCCTCACTTCCTCGGTCAAGAGTGCAATTCACAAAAAGTAGTCTTGCAAAAAATAGACTCTATAAGAGACACACTTTACAACACATTAAAACATGGAGGAACTATGAGCCAAAGATGGAAAGCATCGTCTTCAACTCACGAGATCATTCGCGATCTCACAGCCAATCACCACCCTCACCTCGTCGATATCGTAGATGACATCGTTGTCGTCTTCAAAGACAAGGCAAACAGGAAGGGTGATCGCCCTATCTTGGGTACAACCGCAAAAGCACCTGCAATTCTCTCAGTGCTTGGTGAGCGAGAGTATCAGTTCGTACTCACCATCGGTAATGATTGCTGGGTCAAGCTCAACGAAGCTCAGCGTACCGCACTCATCGACCACCTTCTTTGCTTCATTGGGGGCAAAGAAGATGAGAAGACAGGCGAGATGAAGTACTTCATGCAGACTCCTGATGTCTTCTACTTCTCCGAAGAAGAGAGCAGACATGGCAATTGGAGAACTGATGTCGAGTACCCTTCAAACAAGAAGGAAGAGAAAGATAAAGGCTCAAGTGACTCTAACGTGGGGGTTCCCTGATGAAGTATCTACTCAGAGGAGACGACAGCCAACTTTACACAGTCACCCGTGATGATATCTACAGGCTGGTCTGTACTTCAGATATGTCTGAAGAAGATCAAGAACTTACGATCTTAAATTGGATCGAATCTGAAGACGCACAGGCTTTTTCAGATGAGACCTTCAACGATTACCAAGAGGCTACTCTTGAAACGGCGAAGTACCCTCCTAATAAAGCCTTAGAGTATCTTTCATTAGGTATCGCTTCTGAGGCAGGAGAGGTCGCGGGCAAGATGAAGAAGTGGATTCGAGACGGCGACAGTAAGATGACAGACGCAGAGTGGAAGCAAGCTATGGCTTCAGAGATCGGTGACGTTCTCTGGTACTGTGCTCGCTTAGCCGCAGAGCTGGATCTTAGTCTCTCTCAGATCGCGGAAGACAACATGGAGAAGCTCTTAGGTAGAAAAGAGCGTGGTGTTATTGGAGGTAGCGGAGACAACCGCTAATCCTTGATCGCCTTGAAGGAGACAGATCCGTTGGATTCTGTCATCTCAAACTTACCAGGGAACTTAAAACGCTTCCCTTTAAGGTCAATGATATTTACTTCATTGACCTTTTTTGTTTGAGGCGTTGAGGACTGAAATCCCGAATACCTGTCTGGGGTAGAGTTTAAGATCTCTCTTATAATATCATCTATTTCACAACTCATTGTAATCCTTCTCTATTTCAACAGAGTTCTCTAGCCTACCGAAAAAACAAGTTGGTTTATGGGCTAGATCATATAACGGTGTATATCACATAACTTAAGGAGAAGAAAGATGCCTAAGAAGAAGGTAGCGGAAACCAAGAAAAAGACACCTGACCTAACTGCAATACTCGGAGAAGCCGAGAAAGATCAAAAAGGTTCGGCTCTAGTAGAGCTTGACACTGAGAGTCTCACAAAATCAATCCCTCACATCTCAACAGGTAGCCTTGCAATCGACTACCTTATCGGAGGCAAAGAAAACACCAAAGGTGTGAGACCTTGTCCAGGTATCCCCAGAGGGAAGATTACAAACATCTATGGCCTTGCAGGGTCGGGTAAGACAACCATAGCTCTACAAACAGCCGCGACTGCTTGTGAAGAGGGAACTTGCGTGTACATCGACTTTGAGAACGAAGTTGAACCACGTTACGCTCAAGCATTGGGCGTACCTGTCACAGATAAGAGTCGGTTCATGTTGCTTCAGCCTGAGACTCTTGAGCAAGGCATGAAGCTCATGGTCAAGTTTGCTTCTGCTGGTGTTGACCTCATCGTGGTTGATAGCGTCGGTGCGGGCGTTCCTCTGAAGTTCTTTGCTGATCCTGGCGGGCAACAGCAGGTCGGCCTTCTCGCTCAAAAATGGAGTCAGTTCCTCCCGATCTTCAAGCAGAAGATTTCAGACAGCAAGACCGCTGTGATCGGCATATCACAGCTTCGTGAGAAGATGGGCGGTATGGGTGGTTTCGGGTCAGGGCCTACCCGTGACGCTCAAGGCGGTAATGCTTGGAAGTACTACTCATGTCTTCGCATGATGCTCCGAGTTATAGGCAAAGACAAGGGCAAGGATTGGGATGGAATGCAACAGAAGGTCGTTGAGACTGTGAAAGGTAATATTGCAAGGGCTAGTCTCGACAAGTGCAAGGTATCAGACTCAGTGCATCACCAGCAAGACTACTATCTCACATCAGGTGTCGGTGTAGACAACGAGAGAACGATACTTGAATTGGCTATGAAGGCAAGCGTCGTTAAGAAAGCGGGTGCTTGGTACTCTTGGTCTGACCCCTCAAACGCTCAAGAGTACAAAGGTCAAGGTCTAGAGGGTTTCCGAAACCTCCTTCCCGAAGGCTGGCTCGCGACGATGTTCAATCAAGTAAAGCCCTATCTCTCAGACAAACGTGATGGTGGATCTGGAGGACTTGCCGAAGTTGAATCCGACGCAGGCGATCTTGATGACTTTGGTGGCATTCTCGGAGATAGCTAACCTGTATGGAGGTCTCCTCCTTCTAGGTATAATAAGGCAAAGGAGGAGTTTCTATGAAAGTCCACATACAAAATTACCAATCTCTAAAAGATGTTGAGTTCGAGGTTAAAGGACTCACCGTCATCACGGGTCAGAACAACACAGGAAAATCCGCCTGTGCAAGAGCCTTATGTGGTGTGTTCTCCAATGCCAGAGGGCATTCTCATGTAAGGGTCGGGGAGAAGCATTCTACCGTAAAAGTCACCTTTGATGATAATGGTGTCGTAGAGTGGAAGAAGGGCAAAGGCATCAATTCTTACTCTGTCAACGGGACGCTCATAGACAAGGTGGGATCATCTGTGCCAGATGAGGTCAAGGAACTTGGAGTAGTGGGCGTAGACGTGTCGGGAAAAGAGGTCTGGCCACAAGTCTCGAAGCAATTCGAGCAAGTATTCCTTTTAGACCTCCCTCCAAATGTTCTCTCTTCCGCTCTTTCGGATGTGGACAAGATCCAGACCCTAGAAAAAGCTTCTGGCTTAGCTCGCTCTGATATTAAATCCCTAAAGTCAAAGATAAAATTCAAGAGGGAAGATCTTGAATTTGAGAGGGGTGTGGTGAAAGGGTTTGATGGGTTAGGGGAGGCTTCAGATCTTATCCTTGAGATAGGTCAGATAGAATCTGATATCCAAGACAGACAGGCTGAGATAGAGTCTTTAGAGAAAGTGGAGCGGTATAGAAGCCAATGGCTCTCTGAGATACAAGAATTATCTAAATGCTCTCAAGTGTATATCCCTGAGCTAAACCTCGACGGCTTTCAAAGACTCGATTTCTTGATTGGTCAGTTGAAGAAGAGGAGTGACGTGTCTGTCAAGATCATGGTTATTGGCGTAGGTTTAGAGAGCTACCCTGAAATCCCGAGCGACCTGCCTAACGAAGATCACGAGAAATATCAAAAAGTTCTCGACCACATGAGGGGGCTGAGAGCCTCTGTCTCTTTGCTAGAACCCCTTGAGCAGGTTGAGATACCCTCTCTCTCTGTCCCTGAAGACACGCTCCTCTCAGAAGCAGAAGAGAGGAGAGCACTAAACTCTGAAGTAGAGGCTATGGTTGAAGGAATCTTTGAGATCACAAAAGAGGTTGAAGACTTAAAGTCTAACCTCACGGGAACTTGCCCTCTTTGCGACTCAGACCTTCTCAAACACTCTCATTAGAAGATAGCCACTTAATCATACTGTCAACAGAACTCTCTTTCGTGAGTGTAGGCTTAGACTCCTTAGATTGAGCCATGAACTCTTCTTTCGAGAGCACACATGCCTTTTTGACGAAAGAAGAGGGGTAGTCTCCGCAAAGGATATGTACCTTCTCTTGAGCTCTAGTCAAAGCAAGGTAAGCAAGTGTCTCTTCTTCCCTTATATCTTCTCCCATTCTAGGGAAGTACGTGGGGCTCATTGCCACATAGAGATCTCTACACTCTCTGCCTTTCCAATCCTTACACAAGCGGATAAGAACCCTGTCTTTATTCTTGTCTTTAGAATACATCTTAGACACTTTCTGCAAGCTCTCGATCTTCCTAAAGCTCTTCTCAAGGTCAAAGTCACAATACTCGAAGATCCTATAAATGACATCAAAACCAGACTGTGAGAATTCTGCTTTATTATAGGCACTAACAGTACCTCCTCCTATTTCCTCCTTAAGCATAAAGAGTTCAGTGGGGGTTAAGAAGCTAACTCTCAACTCCATTAGGGTCTTACCTTCTGATGCCTTAAGAGACTTTGTTACAAAGTTCAACAAAGAGAGGGTATCCCCCTCGAAGTCTAGGACGCTCTTGATCATAGAAACATACTCTGTTTCCTTGTCACTCAGAACCCCCTCATCTAATTCTTGAACTAGGAGCCAAGATAGAAGACTCTCACCTCCCGCCTCTCGGGTTAGCTTATTGTTAAAGTCTCCGCCTAGATCCAACTGCAAGTACTTGTGTAAGTTAAGTATCGACTCTTGAACGTGAGTTGGGTTGGGAGATCTGAGTCCTATTGCAGAGAGTACGGCCTTAATTGGAGTCTCATCTAGGAAGTCTCTGTTAGCGTAATATGGGACATTCTCAAGCATGAGTTCAACCGCGTATGCGACCATCTCTTTGCTAGACCTGACCGCAATTCCAAACTTGTGGTTCTCTCCACCTTCGTGATCCCACCCTTCAACCTCAACCAGCTCCTTGACTTCCTTTGCTAGGAAGTCTGCACCAGGGCTTCTAAGGTCTTTGTGGATCGAATAACTGATTTCACCGCCTTCTTTCATCGGGTTGGGGCGACAAGCGGATTCCTCTTCGGAGATAATCTTGTTCGCGGCCTCTATGATATTTGACCGAGACCTCATGTTCGTTGACAAAACCTTGTTCTTAGATGCGTTCCTAGATGCGTTCTTAGTCCTCTGGTTACGGTCACCTATCGTAAAGAAGTTAGAAGAGGTCATTTGCTTTGGTTCAAGAGTCTTAGTGTCCACTGAACCTGAAATGAGACGGAACATCATCTTATCCGCCCCGCTCAAATCTTGAGCCTCATCTATGAGGATGTGGGTGTACTTACTATTCATCTCTTTTAGAAGAGCTGGCCTGTCTACTAGAGCACGACAAGCCAAGATAGAGAAGTCTTCTTGGTCAATCGCACCTTGTTTCTCTTTCGCATACTCATATGCACCATAAACCGCGACCTTCATATCATAATCTACCATGTCTTTGAGCGAGGTGAGATCGAGAGGTGCTGACTTTTTCCTCTTCTCCCAGAGAGAAGACGCAGAGACCATCTTCTTCTTGTTCTCTTTTATGAATATAGTAAATTGACTCAGGTTTGCCTCATGGGTGTTATGGAGAGGGTCCATACCCAAGTTAAACCATTGGTTGCTCACCTTAATAGGCTTAGGTTTGGCACTCTCTGAAGCAAACCTTTGAAATCCCTCATATGGAGAAGATTGACTTAGGTCTTCTTTACCGCCAGAGCTTTTTATATGCTGGTTTATAGAAGACCTAAAGTCCTTATCTAGCCACACCTCACTAGATCTAGGGGCAAGCTTGATTTTCCCTTTAGAGTATGTCGAAATAGCGGGGGCTACTAGCGAGAGCAGTTCTTTAGAATTTTCTTTAACCGCCTTCCTAGCAATTGTAGACACCACCCTAATCAGTAGAGGTGTTAGTCTAGGGTCTTCACTACTTTCGGGGTCGAGTTCAACACCCTTTAGAAGAGGTTGATTGGGTGAGTCTTTGGAACCGTCACCTTGAATGACGAGATCTACAGCCAGCTTTACCCACTCCTCCAATGTTTCATCTTTAATGATCTCTTTATCTGCAATGATCCCTAAATCCTTAACAATACTGAAGGCGACTGCTTCGGTTGAGACTCCTACGAATCTGCCCATGCTTTCTTCCCCGCCATACTTAACAATCCTCTGTCTCAAATTGTCGGCTGTGTCTTTGCTCGTAGAGACAACAATCATGTTCTCAGGGGAGACATCGAGTTCTTTAACCGTATAGGCAACCTTGCTCGCTACGACCTTGGTTTTACCTACCCCTGCACCTGCTTGCACAGAAGTCTCTCCTTTAGAGAGGATGATATCTTCTTGGGTGGGAGTCAGTTTTTGCTCTTGACCTACTTTGGTCTTATGCTCTTCAGGGCTGTTAATAATACTGCTCGCGACCGCGATGGCTGGAGACTCACTCGATATCTCTTCAGAAGTCTTCTGGAGAGACTTCATCTTTTTCTCTCTCAAAGATATAAGTACAGCTCTCTCTTGGTCGGTGATGGTATCTGAGTTAATCTTGAGATTCAGGCTTCTGATCTCTTCAGATATAACTTGAACCTCTTTAAGTTCATTGAGGTGTATCTCTACCTGAGATACCTCTTCTAACTGAAGAGAGGCTTTCTTAATCCAGCGGTTAGGTAACTTTAGCCTAGAAGGGGGTGCTGTCAAGAGCATAGATAAGGATACTTGTTCGTCATAGCAAGCATAAACACAAGTGCTGAGTATATCCCTGCTCTTCCTATCTGATATTTCTCGGATCAAGTTGCTTCTGCTCTTGTAAAATACACAAACGTCATAGAAGATGGAACCTAATGCTAAGACTTGATCTGGGTTCGTCACTGCCCCTTTAAGAGCTCTCGATAGCTTATTAGGGAGAGTGTTAAATGCGGGGTATCCTCTTTCAGCTAAGGGGGATAAAAAATCTCTGATTACCCCGTTCCTGAGTTCCACATATCTCTTAAGAGTAGAAGCTCCAGCAAGAAAGGTCTTTTCAGACCCTCCTTTATTGTGGAATCCATATAGAGCTAGGTAGAATTTAAAAACCTCTAATTGGGTTCTGGTTTCTGAATTGGTCATTCTCTTCTCCGTTCCTTAAACTTAACCTCTGCCGATGATAGAAAGACTAATAAGATGATTGTCATTGTATCTCCAAATGCAAAAAGTGCGGCTCTCTCCGTTGACCTTAAACACCCTCCCGTGTTGACAGTCAAGGCTCAATACGGGTCTTACACCTGCAAGGGCACCCAATACACTTCTCCGACAGAGAATAAGCCCTCTCCCTGCTTAGATAAGGACATCCCTTCCGTTGGAAGTAACGATGTCGTCTTAGTCAAGTCTCTAGACCTCGAAACATTGGGAGGTCTATTAAGGGCGAGTGGCGATTTCCCTCAAGAAGATGCCTTTTGGCAAGAAGTCTCTAAAGTTAAAGCGGGTCAGACTTCAAGCGACGAAGAGGTTCATGAGAAGATCCAAGGAATCTTACAGTGGCTTGAAGAGAATGACCCCATCTCTGAAGATGATGTTGACTTTATAGATGTCACGGATTTTTGTCGGTTGGCCTTTGCCTTTATTCGAGAAGCTGTTCTCGATGGGTTTATTGCAAAGAGAATGGGGAAAGCGAGGATCTACCTTCGGGAGAAGTTAGATCAGGCCACTTTTTACAAAGAGTACTCGACAGGGCTTCTCTGTCGAAAGACAGAAGGGCATTTCGTGAATGACCTCTTTAGGGAATCGAGAGTCATTTGTGCCTATAACTCAAAAGATCGCACCATTACTGTGTCTTCTAGGGAGAAGATTAAAGGCTTTTCCTGTAGGGATGTCTGTACCTCTTTTTGGGGCGGTGATGTTTGGGGTGATGCCCTCTTAGCTGGAAGCCCCAACTACAGAGCTCTGGGGGAAGGTGAATACTTGAAAATTGTAATGAGAATTGTGGAGCTTCTCTCCAAGGTTTAATAAATGTTCTATCTTGCCCCCCTTGAGCATATCACAGGGAGACAGAACATGAGAAAAACCTCCGCACCTCTAAAAGACATATTAGACAATCTTGACCCAGATGTCATAGAGAAGGGCAAAGTCGTCAAGGGTATTGTTCAACAATTTAAGAGTAAGCTTGAAGACGAACCTAAGAAATACAAGGTAGCCGACTACAATGTTACTGTAGAGGCCAACGGGGATGACCTGAGAGTCTCTTGCACCTGTAAATATTGGGTGTATCAAGGACCAGAATACCACGCAAAAGAAAAAGACTACTTGTATGGTACAACTAAAGGTACGGAGACCAGGCCAGAAAAGAAAGACCCCAATGGGACACATAAGATCTGCAAGCACATCTATGCTGTCTTAGAGAAATACTTCGGAGCTTAAACTATGCCTTTTTACTTATATCGTTGCAGTAGTTGCGGACACGATTACCAACTGAGAGTCTCTATGAGAGATCACGATAAAGAGCAACCTTGCACTGAGTGCGAGACACCTAATAAAAAAGTGTTTCAACCCACCCGTAACTTCATACTTAAAGGCGACGGCTGGGCTGGCAAAAACAATCGTATCAAGAACCAGATGCGTAAGAAGAATGAACGCCTTGAGTCTCGGACAGCAGAGATGAAGCGAGATCAGCCCAATGTCACATTAGCTCCAAACGTAGACGGAGAGAAAGTAGACTCTTGGTCAGAGGCTCAGAGGTTAGCTAAATCCAAGGGGAAGAACACATCTTCATATGAAACCCTCATAGCTAAAGAGAAAGCGAGTAAGTGATGTCTAGAGGAAGATTAATACCTAGTCTTAACTATAGAGCCAAGAACATGACCGACATGAGTTTTCCTAACCGAAACCTCAGAGGCCTTGAACTTATCGAGATACATGGAGCCTCAAATATAGACGACGCTTTTACAAACCCTGTTAAGATGTTCGAGATGAGATACGACTCCACCTTCAAGAGTCCTTCTATCCTCAAATCTAAGGTTGGGGTCGATGATTCAAACCGAGATCAGACTCGATTCATGTTCACCCTTGACGACTATGCGACCGCACCGCCACTCGTAGGTGCTCGCATCCCGACTAACGGCGAGGTTTGCTACCTTAGAGCGAGAGGTAAAATCCGATCTACGGGTGCTTTCACCGACTTCGGCCCTGTTGTCGCTCTAGTTCCCTACGACTTCTTTGGCGTCATAAGCCCTGTCTTCACAGCAACCGCAACAGCCCCAGACCTTGGAGGGGGTCTCCCAGACTCCTTAGACGCGGGGGGTTTAAATATACACCTTCCTAATTTTAGTCAGTCTATTGATATTCAGAACCTATCTGATGTAGCGGGCGAAGATCTATACTTCTCTTGCTCTCCTGGTATGTCACCTACGATTATAAAGCCAGGTCACGAATTCTCTTTGACCTCAAGCTCTGTAGGTGAGTTTTTCTTTGGTGGGAAGTCTTCAACTCCTCAATTCACGATGAGGTGCTCTGTCGTAAACTTAGGGTAATAGTTGTTTTATATTTCGGCGTAGTAAAAGCATAACCACAAAGGAGATTACTATGCCATATATCATTGCAAGACGACCTGAAATCCAAAACGGATCAGTTCAGATCACAGACTTGTTCCCCAACGAGTCTCAAAGAAACCTCGTCAACGATCCGCGAGGGCAAGGCCCTTTCTATGTCCGAACTGCAAATGTCGGTTCAACAGGCGTCGGTCGCCCTGTGCTGAAAGTCAACGCAGATACTTCAATCGAGTTTCTCAGAAGAAGTAACGGCCTCATAGCATATCTTATAGCTCACATAGAGGCTGACCCTGCGGCAGATGTTAACGGTGCGGGTACAGGCCCTGCTCTGAGCTTAGTTCAAGCTGAACAAGCGGCTACGAACATCGTCGCTAGAGTCCGAGCTGGATCTACCCTCCAGACTGCAGACATCAACACAATTCTTTCAGGTGCGGATGTTGTTAACGCACCTACTGACCTCGATGGGGTTAGCGTCGCTAACTCGAACAGCACAGGGTCGTTGGTAGAAGTACTAGCGATCTTAGCGGGTGAAGATTACATCGTGAACGCAGGAGTTCCCATTCAGGATGCAGACGGGGTTAAAGAGCTTGTACTCTCGCCTGGCACACTCGGCTCTACAATGAGAACACTTGTGCCGAGAGACTCTTCTTGGAAGATCTCATTCTCTGAGGGTTCACTCTCGGGCTTAACTTCTGTTAGAGACGGCGTCTACGGCGACCTTTTCGCAGGAGTTCGCTCTACCTCGCCTCTTCTTACCGTCTATAACGATGACGGTACTCTCTACAGCTAATAGGAGATTAGATATGCCATTTCTTGCAACCCCAAGAGTAACTAACTCAACTGACGGACGTGTTTCAGTACAGATCACTGATCTCTACCCGCATAAGACACAGTCGAATGCTACTATCAGCCCTAACTTCAAAGGGCCCGTTTATCTCTATGGCCATACAAGGGACATTAGTCAGGACGTTGCCCTCGATGTCAACTTCGCTACGACTACTGACCTCACGGGTCTCGCGGTCTATCTTCTCACTACTGTAGAGAATACTGCGGCGGCGGGCATCGCCCTTACTAGTGATCAAGCAAACGACATCGCAGATGCTCTCATCTTGAGAATGCGTTCTGCTCAAAGTCTTACTATCGCAGACATCAATGCTGTTATCGTTGAAAACACCGCCGTGGGTAATGACCTTGACGGCATTCTGGGTAACTCTACAGGCACAGTGCTTGAGGTTCTTCAGATTATTTCGGGCTACAAAGTCTTCAGTATCCCAGCGGGTCAGGACGTGCAAGATGCAGGTGCCTTCGTGCCTCTCGCGGGTCTAGATCAAGCGGGATCTCTCACGAACCCTGCCGACTATGCTAGTCTTTGGAGTGACTTCAACAACCACCCCTCTTTCTGGATCTCTGCAAAGAGAGGTCAGCTTCGCAAAGCTCAGGAGAGGGTAGACGCTAGCGGTAACCCTGCACCTTACGTTGTCATCTATGGTGATGACGGCTCACTCTACATCTAAGGAGAAAAGTAAATGCCAAGTCCAGCAATTTGTATCAGAGACACATCTATCTCTAACGGCCAGATTCTTGTTAAAGATATGTGGCCTAATAGATCACAAGCCAACCCTGTGGTTGACCCCGCACCGCAAGGGCCTCGTTACCTTCGCGTAGCTGAAACCACCACACTCCCTACAGTAGCGGCTGGGGTGGTGACTACGGAAGTGAGAGGCCTCGCGGCTTATCTCCTAGTCAATCTCGATGATGGTGCAAACGACCCTGCCGTAGGTGCGTCTATCACATCAGCGGACGCAAAGACCATCGCAGATGCTCTAGTGGCTGAGATGAGAGCAGGTAACACTCTCGACCTCGCGGCTATTAATGCTGTTGTCGCGGTGACCGTAGCTACCGCAGGCGTGGGGGTTGCAACCTCTACAGCTTCTGTAGAAGACATCCTACAGATTCTCGCAGGGGCAAGATACGTCGTTCCCGCAGGTCATGTCGTAGAAGTGGCTGGGGTTTTTCAGCCTGTAGCGACGAGCTTCTTTGACTACGGTGTCGTGAGCCCTGTCCTTGAGGAGGACTCAAGCTTCTGGATTTCTGTAGCTAAGGGAGATCTTCTCGGTCTTAAAAGCACTCGCACTGTCGGAGGTGCTGTTGTTGATCCTTACGTGGTAGTATATGACGGACTCGGTAACGTCCTCTAAATCATAACTAACACGGGAGACACAAACGGTGAAAATCGCCCTTCAGGATAAAAAGGTTCTTAGTGCATTCTTAAAACGTTCTTCACATGAAGGGCGGGTGCTGGTCACAGACGGTGACGAGTTAAGAGGGGCATGGGGAGAAAGACCCCTTGTCGCTAAATGGGATAAGAAAGGCAAGCTCATTCAAATCCCTTCAAGTGACAAGGGCGTTCGTAAAGCCCAAGTCGCCCTGAGTTCCCTTCTGGAGAGAAGCTCGGTATGAATGTTGAACCCGAGCCTCTTTACAAGACCTCAGATCTGTACTTTGCCGCGTACTTAAAAGTAGTAGGCATGGAGCTATTAAAGACTGAGCTTGAAGGGCGTAAGGTGGTCTTCGTCTTCGAGAAGAAGTCCTCTTTTAAAGATCTTAAGAGAGAGTTCTTCAACAGAACGTCAAGAGTGATCGCTTTGAGCTATGTCGATGAGATCAGGTCTCTCAAAGCCTTGACCTATATGGCGAGGGAAGAATCTTAATATTCATTTTATAACCCCCCTCCTTCATAAATACATATAATACATATGAAGGAGGGGGGTTATGATTGCGTACTATTCTCAAGCAGAGGTCTCTGAGTCGCACCCTTGTCAAGTATCTTGGATAGGTCAAGATAGCAAACCCATTCAAGTTGCTAATGTCACCGCGACATTATTTAAGTATCAAGGTGTCGTAAGGACAGTGATCACAGGCCCAGTTGCCATGCAACAGACAGATCAAGATCATAGGTTCATCACTAAGATTACAATTCCTAATGATGTCGAAGGGCAAACTCTCTTTGTTGAGTACGTCGCTAATCTTGTAGGGGACGAATCTGAGGTCAAAGCGGAACAAACCATTTCTGTTAAAAAAGCTGTCGCCTCATCCTCAGTCAACAACATCATCTCGGTGATTTAAAATGCCTGTATATACTCAAGGGCAACAGTTAGGCCCTAATGATTTATACATCATGCTGTATGACCAGAGTGGTGGTGCTTTTGACCCTTACGTCATCTACTATGAATTCCATGCTAAAGACCATGCTAGAGGTCAATGGAGAGTAGGGCAGGGTGGTAGAGTGCCATTTCAAGATCAATCTGGAATCTACTACGTCTCGGAGAGGTTGTCCGCTGGGTTTATCCCAGGAGACTACTACATCATGTGGTTAATCAAAAAGTATGAGAACTCTCCTCTCGAAGTTGTTAAAAAACAAGAATTCGCATTCGTAGGGTACTTGTAATGAAGAAGATCGCCTTACTAATAGCGTTTTCCTTAAGCTCTTGTGAAGCAGGACATCAGGAAGATCCCGTGAAGACACCTTGCGAAGAGGCTATAGACTACATTGAAGAATGTGTCGGATACCGACCTTACATAGACAATTGCGATAAGGTCATAGCTCAGAGGATCTTGAATACTACTTGTAGCAATATAGAGAGCCTCTGGGAGTAGTATGAAAGTCCCCACTGAAGTCACGATGAAAGAACGTTATCTAGCAATCGTCTTGCTAGATATAATTGGGTCTACCGCATTCGTTCAAAAGAATGGTGCCCATGTGTCGGCTCAGTGGTTTCAGGTTCATGATAGGCTCGCACGGTCTTTAATCTATAAACATGACGGTCGAGAAATAGACCGAAGTGACGGGTTCTTACTTTCTTTTAACAGGACTGTTGATGCCGTCAACTTTGCTCTCAGCTATCAGAGGACAGTTCCAAAGAAGACTCGGCTGACTACCCGTATAGGCATCCATTGGGGTCGGATCATAGAGGTGCAACAAGATGAACTCTTCGTCGGTGCTGGTGCTAAAAGGATTGAACTAGAGGGCTTAGCTAAAAACATAGCGGCTCGAACTATGAGCCTCTGCCAAGCAGGTCAAGTTCTGTTGACGAAAGAAGCATTTGTCAACATTAAGAGTAGAACTAATACCCGTACCCCTAAGGACACTCGATATGCCTGCGTTGGTATGTATCGCTTCAAAGGGGTGAGCACCCCGCAGGAGGTTTACGCAGTTGGGCAGAGTGTGGAATCTCTTCAGCCCCCTCCAAGTTCTGAGAAAGTCAAAAGGCTGGGTGGCCCGAAGTATATAAAGAAAAGAGCTAGAGATAGGGAATTCCTAGATTGGGTAAATTGGGTCATATGGAGAGCTGGGGTAATCTCTCTTATCGTGATTCTATATGTCCTATTTCAAATATCTGTTAGACCCATGTCAAGAATATTAATAGGGCTTCCTTATACTATGCCCATCTATGACAGCGTCGTAGATTACGTCTCAGAGTCTTACGATTTTGTTAAAAAAGACCTGCAGAAAAGAATAGGATTTAGCGATGAACCAGACAAATAAGCAGTTCACTCAATCAGAGAAAGCTAAAAGAGGCTGGTGGGCGTCTGTCGTCTTCATGTGTCTTATTGTCATACTCATCTACTTTCTTTCTACGCACGAAATAGTAGAGAAAAATAGGGACATCCTGATTGGGATCATAGGTATGCTCACGGGGTCTATATCTTCTATGCTCGCAATAGCTTCAGGGAGAGACCCCTCTGAAGTAGAAGAACTCAAGGACAAACTCGCGTCCGCAAACGGAGATCGAGAAGCCCTGATCGCGAGATTAAGGGATGCTCAGATACAGATGCAACTTCTTCGCGAACAAATATTCGATCTCCAATCTGCTGTGATTGACAAGCTATCTTTATTCCAAGGAGAGGGTGTGATTAAGGCAAAGAAAGAAGAAGACATCATTCTAAAGAATGTTGTAGAGAGTTGGATACCTAAAACCAAAGACACCGAAGATGGTGAAGAAGAAGAGGGGGAGAGAGATGTCTAACTATTGGATTAGAGACAACGGACAGAACACCCTGAAAGGTGTGACAGGCGACTTTGAAAACCCTCCCCTTCTCCCAGACCATTTGATCCTAGAGTTCTTGTCTGACGGAAATCAAAAGGCGAGAGACGACTTCCAAGCATTGCTGTCTTCCATGCTCCCTGAAGAGCAGGGTAGGCTGGAGACTATATATGCCTACAGCACTCCCCCTCGTAAATACACTCAAACCATAGAGGACGACTTCCAGAGTTCTATGACAACTAGAGTGAACTTGGGAAACAACCACCTCCCAAAAACAGTTAACAAATCCACTAACAAGCGAACCAAACTCCGAGTGAATTAAGAGGAACCCATGACCACCGAAAAACCAAAAGACCATACCATCTTCGATAAGCTCCCACTCAAGAGTAAGAAGTTCTTGGCATACCTTATCGCTGACCTTGGATGGAAAATCTTGATGTTCTATGTCATCTGGGAATATCAGACGAAAATTGAACACTACGCATTTATGGTGTTGGTTACGATGATCGTCACTTCAGGCTTCATCCAGATAGGGTACATTCTCGGGCAGGCCGCTCTTGATAAGTATACTCATGTCGCGGTTTCTGCCTTAGATAAGGACGGTTCCTCGCATCCAACGCAAAAAAAAACTGAGCACGCCGAAAAAAACCCAATCGAAGACATAGAATTCGAAGAGTTTGACGGCACACTCAAGTAGGTTGTAGTCTATTAATAGCCCCCCCAATCTCAGTTCTTAGTTAAGACGGAGGGGATATGAACGATATAGATAAAGCAACAATCAACTTCAGAGACAGGTCTCTAAAGGAATTTAAGTCTCTCCTTTCCTCGCTGAAAAAGTACCCTCGCACCATAGAAGAGGGGAGTACGAAAGCGAAAGAGCTAAGGCTTTTGATAGAGTCTCTCCCCCAAGTGAAGAGATATATACAGAAGTTTGTAGGGCCTCTGACAGAGGACTCCTTCAAGACTAAGAGGAATAAAACGGTTAAGATCATAACCGACCACCTCTTGGGTGACCTCACACTCAAAGAGGCTCTTGACGGTGAAGGGAAGATTACACTAAAGTCGAGGAGGGACATTCAGCTCTATAAGAAGCAGAAGTTGTTCCTTAAGACAATACCTAAGAAATTAAGGGCCTACCTTCCCGACACCATTACAGTTGATGTCGATGATAAAGGCAGGGTCAAGAACATCGGAGAGCTGTTTGCGAACAAGACGTACACGGTTGCAGAAAAGGCTCTTAATCAACGTAAGATCTTAGAGCAGTATGATGACATAGAGAAGACCTTAAAGTCCTCTCTGGATTCAAAATACGGCTTTGACAAGATCTCCGCTCTAGTCTTGTTAATTATTCTAGAGACAGGCATCAGGCCAGGTCGTCATGGGAATGCGATCCTAGCTGAAGGTGAGGAGATCGAAACCTTCGGAGCTCTCACTTTGAAGAGAGAGCACCTGCGTTTACAGGGAGATGGGACGATCCTCTTACGGTTTGAGGGTAAGAAAGGTGTTGTCAACAGGGCATCTCTAACTGATACCACTACAACTAAAGTACTTAGAGAGTACATAGAGGGCTTTGAGGGTCATAGTTCAGATTACCTCTTTGGGGAGGATTTCAAATATCGGCACCTCAAGAAGTACTTTAAGGAAAACTTCGGCGAGTTAAGAATTACAGACTTCAGGAAGCTGCGGGCCACAGAAGCGGTTTATGAGACATTGAAGCAAGAGAGAGACACTCTAATGTTAAAAATAAAGTCTTATGTTGATCTTGAGGTGGAAGAGGCGGCGGAGAAGACCATAGACGAGATCTGCAAAGTTCTGGATAAAGCACATAAAAGTGCTCAAGTCGCCCTCTCTCATGACTCACCCAAAACAACGAAGCAGTCTTACATCAACCCAGAGGTCATATTGCACTTTTTAAGTAAATCTGACCTCAAGGGAAGCTTGAGAGATTGTATACTTAAGGGCGAAACTAAGCTAGAGTTCGATCCTTTATTCTTTCTGAGAGAGTCTCAAAAGGTTTCTAGTGCTAGAGGGGTTAAGGTTAGCTCTGGCTTGGGTAGAGTATTGTACATACTTGAACTTATCTAAAGAGGTGTAAGATGGCAAAAGACAAGAACGAATTTGGAGGTGGGAACAGTAATTCTCTGTACATACCCATGAGCGACATCGAACTTGACTTCGTTAATAGGCTCGTAGAGTCTAAAGAGGTATATATCATCATCCATGAGTGGGGTCATATCAACCAACCCACGATAACCTTTGGCGATAAGAACCTTCATGTAGCTTTTAAGATGTTCTTTGATAGACCTGAAGCCCCAATACCTGTCCACTTCTTTGACCTAGAACTCAAGACGAGATCAGGGATTTCTCTTCACAGGGAAAAGATGACTACCGTGTATGGGGGTCAGCCTTTGAACATATGTCAAGGTGTAGAATTAGATATGGTTTGGGACATCTCTATTAAATACATAGACCCTAAACTAATAAAAGCCTTGATGCCAAAAACACTAGGTTTGACAACAAGGCTTGAAGATACCGCGACCCATGAGATTACCGTATTAGGTAATATGAACCTCAATAAGGATCTGAGAGATAAGGCATATCAGCTAGATAAAGCTGAAAAGTTTTTGAGGGCGTATGATCACCAGAAGATAGAGACAGGATCTTAGAAGAGATCGGGGAAGATGGACTCAAGCTGTCGGCTGTATTTCCTGAGAGTACCCCACACATATTTCTGAAGACCGATATCTCCTCCTAAGAGTCCTGAGATTCGGATTGACCGCATATTATATGCGTCAGGCTTATTAAAGCCTACGTTGTCGTGGCTCACTGCACCATCACAAGACCCTAACATAAGGACAAGGGCGGCGTAGATCTCTTGACGCTGTGTGGGTGAGGGGTCGGGTAAAAGACTACCTCGAGTCCAAGAGCTTCGGCGAGCAGTGATCTTTGCTGTGGCAGATGCTTGAGCCAGCTTTTCCCCTGCTCGCTTCTTTGCTTCTCTAAGGTCTTCGATTCTCTTTTGAGCCTCCTCTGGAGTCTCCTGCACCACTTTCGTAGAAAGGTCGATAGCGGGAGTTGGAGTGAAGACCACAGGCGAGTCTTCACTCTCCAATGCCTTGTGGATCATCTCTGCTTTTGCGTGGAGGATATTATGTACATGGATGTCAAGGGCACAGTTGCTGACAAGTCGCACATATTGGATATTATCCGCTTGCTGACCGATGCGGCAGATCCTGTCTTCCGCCTGAGTGTTCAAAGCAGGATTCCACTCCATGTCTACGAAGATCATCTTACTAGCTCGGGTCAAGGTAAGGCCTACTCCGCCCGCCTTGATGGTCAAACCTACGCCCTTGAGAAACCCGTCTTGAAACTGCCTGACAATCTCTTTACGGCCTTCGAGGGTGGTGTCTGAAGTAATGGTACCCCAACCATCTCTTTGAGCCAGAGCCTTCATAGGCTCTTTGTGTGCCGAGAAGACCACGACAGGCTCATCTGCCTCCTCAAAAGACTCAACCTGCTCGATGAGAGCTGGGATGCGGTCTTTAGCGAGTGCTGCTCGAAGCTTTGAGAACTTCTCGAAGTGAGGTAAAGGCTCGTTAGGAGTAAGATGCTTAACATCTACCATGAGCTTCTCTGTCTTATTGAACAGAGACTTAGAATTTACGTCTACAAGGATGTCTTGGTAAGTCTTAGCGGGAAGGTCGGGGAGAACGTCTTTCTTCAACCTACGGAGCATCAACTTTCGAAGAGTCTCTGTTACCATAGGGGAAGGAGTTCCAAAGACCCACTTTGAAGCGGTAGCTGAAACCCATTGCTTCTCTCCATTCATGAGTTGAACAAAGTTTTTCCAGCTACCGAATACTTTACGCTCTAAATCGAACGCTTGAAGGACACCCCACATATCTAGAGCTTTAGACATGATAGGCGTACCTGTCATAGCCCAAACTCTGAGGCACATCTTACTGAGAACCTTTGTCTTCTTAGACTTAGATGCCTTTGGGTTCTTACAGACGTGAACCTCATCTGCAATCAGGACGGTCTCAGATAGAGATTGAACCCAAGAAGAAGGCGTGCTTGACTCCTCGCCCCACTTATCCGTAGGTGTGAAGCAAGAGGGCAAGATATCATAGTTAACAATTACCACTTCACCCTTTGAAGGAACCCTAAACCCTTTTCGACCACAGATGACCACAGGGGTAAGATCTGGACGCCATTTATTAACCTCATTCGCAACATTGCTCTTGAGGGTAGCGGGGCAGAGGAAGATGCACTTTGCGTTCTCAGGGAGGGCGACAAGAGACTGAATGGTCTTACCGAGCCCCATGTCGTCCGCGAGGAGGGCATGCTTCTTACCCGCCAAGAACTCAATGCCCTTAAGTTGGTAAGGGTAAGCTCCAACTGCTTCTCCTCTCGCGATAGCTTCTTTAACTTCGGATGTGGCTTCGACCTTTTCAAACCCTTTAGGGAGATCAAGGCGGAGATCCTTTGCGACCTTAACTACTCGATCTCGGTCTGAAGGGTCAAGGGAGATAAACCAGCTTTTGGTATTCCCATCAAACCTCGCTCCAGGAAAGGTTTTAATCTTAGGGAGGGCACTCCAATCGAAAGGGTAGATGTTAACCATCCCTTTTGAAGTAATCTCTCTAGTGTTTGGTCGGTTCAGTAATTCGGTCAGCCCCTTGACTTGGCTGTGGCAACCGCTGTTCTTACAAACGGTTTTCCAAACACGCGGTATCTCTTCAACCGCGAAGCCGTCTGCGGGCTGAACCGTAACCCCGCAGACGTAACATTTGCTCTTAAACTTATTCTCTAAAACTCTCATAATCATCTCTTTCTCTAATAAATATCTTCACCGATATTATCGAAAAGAGACGGGGGGCTGCTAAATTCTCTTAAGCCTCTTCCAATGTGGGACTGCTCTCTCTCTGCCGATGAAGATCATGCTTGCAAAAGCAATGAATAAGGCAGACCCAAACGCCATCGCAGGGGGTTGATAGCCGAGAGTCTTTGGCAGGAGTAGGAAGGTAATTATAATACCCAAAGCACTAGGGTCGAAAAACAAGAACAAAGCTTTCAAGAGGATGATCGCCTTCTTTGCTCCTATACTAAGCCACCGACTTAGCCTAGCAACTAGCTTAGTATCTTTTTCTGAGAAGGTTAAGGAGGACTCTCCGATTAACATTAGAATATACTGCCCATATTGGAATTTCCAATTCTCAAGGACAAACAACAAATCTTTGAACCTAGTCTTCGGTGTGAGGCTCAGCTCTTCTTCTCTCGCTTTTTTCTTCAATGAAGACTCTAAAGTCTTGAGCGAGAACTTAGTTTTCTGATCTTTCTTTCGGACTGTGATGTTAGAGTATAATTTAGAACTGGGTTCGAACCTTATGATCTCGTATTGGAAACCTTCAAGTTTACTCTCCAGCACTCCATATGCCTTTTCTATAAACTTTTTCTTGTGAACCTCGAGTTCAGACATGAGTTTTTTTTGAACCCCTCGTCTTTCGGCTTCTGGGACTTTTTTAATCTCCTCAACCGCCGAGAGGAGATTCTCTGTCTTTGTGTAAAAGGTCTTCTTTATCAGGTCTTTAAAGAGGTTAGCCTGCTTTAAATGAGACTTCTTAATGGTAGAAGGCACAGGAAGGGGGTTAAACTTGCTTGCCATATCTACCATTTCTCGGTCTTCGTGAACCAATCTCTGGCGATACCAATCACCTCCCATAGTGATAAGAGCGTAGTTTGTCCTATCTAAGCTTCTTTCGAGCTTCGACAAGTGGGCTGGGAGAGCCTGTAGATTATCTCCAACATGCTTATAGAGCTCTTCTTTGAGCGGACTCTTCTCTAGTGAGTTAAGGAGCTGGTTTACAGTGAGTCGGATGATATGTGCTTCCACTCTTGACTGAGACACTCCGCTTGAAAGGATAGCCCAGCTCGCTTGGCTAGAGCCGACTCTCTTCAAACGATTTAAGCTGTCTTTAGACAAGTCTAAGAAAGGGTTGTCGTCTATCTTCATTATGGTTTCATAGGCAAGCTTCCAGAAGAGACCCCCAAATAAGCCTAAGCCCATTTTAACAAGCAACTGAGCTTTCCAGCCATATCTGTGCAATCTTCTTTTAACTAAGGATGTGTATTTCTTCTTCAGGGGGTAGTCTTTACGATCTCCTACGAGAACCTCAATGTCGCAACCATACTGCAACATCCACGTCTTGAGGGCGTAGTTAAGGTCTATCACCCACATATTCTCTTGGTGCATACCAATCTCTGGGACTCCTTTAATCATACTCTGTTTTTGCATGAAGTGACCTAAGCTGAAGGTCTCCCCTACTAGCTCAGGGTACTCCCTCTTCAAGTGCTTAGGTAAAGAGAACTCTTTTTTTAATTTCACTTCAACCTGATCAAGAAACCTAGTTCGAAGTTCGTAAGAGACTAACTCGACATCAAACTTACCTAGTATCTTTCTTAAAGACTTCTTGGCGGATTTGATTTTAAGGTTTTTGTATTCAGACAGAAGGTCTAAGATTTGTTCTGATGGGCTTTTCATGCTCACTCTCCTTTTATTAAAGAGTAAACCATAAAAAAACTATTCCCCCGAAGTCTTCAATTCAAAGCTCACTATGAATTGAAGATCTTTCTTCTCGACACCGTCGGGGGGTCTTGTGTCGAAGGCATAAGATACTTGATTCTTAATCGAGAAGGTTTTCGTGACAGAGGCTGATAGCGTAGCTATGCTATATAGGCGGCAATCAGAGAAGTCCTTAAAAAGAGGTTGGTAATAACTTACGACGTGGATCTTGAAAGACTCTCCTAAATCCTCATCTAAGCTGATATAAGAAGACCCACGCCAATCTAATTGACCTTCGTCTCTCTTCTGAATAGACTCGAAATCAGACATTCCACTGATGCCGACAGCTAAGACTTCCATGAACTCAACTCTTAATCCTAAACCATTCAACTGCCTCGTCTGGAGAAGTCGAAAGTCGTCATATTCTACTTGAGTAAAGGTCTCAAACCCAACAGGCCCTCTCATATGTGTCCACCTAATGTGTCCAAATCCCTGATCCCTAAAGCTTACGCCACCCTCTTCCCCATACTGATTGTTCAGGACAAGGTAAAGGTGGTTTTTCCCTCTCGCGAGATCAGCCCTGAGCCCAAGCTTATAAGAGAATGTCTCGACATTACCCGACTGTAGGGTGATGCCAAAGTCTGTCTTAAGACCCCATCCTTCTTTGTCTCCTCCGCGATCTGATTCCATATTCACTTGGGCAAAGCTCAGTGAGGGGAATATCAAGAAGGACAAGAATAGAGATCTCATAGGCCACTCTGAATGTGGGGGTACGCTTCAGTTAAGAGCTTGGCGTAGGGGCATCTCTTCCGTTTCGCGTAGGATGTTAAGAAAGGAAGTACGTCGTTCTTCTTATGATACAGAGTATATCCAACCTCGCCCGCAAACAAGAGTATGTCCGAGATCGCTTTCTGGGAAGCCTTAGCCGTAGATGGCTTAAATCCCATAGGGCCTTTCAAGACCCTAGTTTGGGGTCGGTTGAAGATACATACCTTAGCTAATGCCTTAGAAGGAACACAACCCGCTTTGGTGCATCTCAAAGTTAAATAGACCCCTGCTTCAGGATGTCTCTTTTCAAGCTGTGTGGAGATCTTCTCCGCCTGCTTCTTTACCCTCTTGATGGCTGACTCACCCTCTCTCTGGATAGATTTGGTGAACCCAAAGAGACCACTTGCGGCTTCTTTTCTCATGTGAGCAGAAGCTACTCTAGTAGCTGAGTTCATCTCCATCTCGCTTTCTTTTTAGGCTTAAATTTACCTGCCTCCATTTCCTTCTCAAGGCCGAACTCTTTAATGTTCTTGTTAGCTTTGGCGGGGTTAAACTTACCTCTATTGTAAGTTCCTTGGTAGTAGGCCATCTCAGGATACTTCTCAAGGTGTTCTTTCCACTGCTTCTTCGTCCAAGTTCGGTGAGCCATTCTCTCGTCTTCACTCGCGACTAGGCCGTCTTCTGCCATTTTTAAAGAAGGTTCGCGGTCTCCATATTCAATATATCTCGCGACATCTGAAAGAGCGGCATGGGCGTGAGATATCTTGTCCTCAACCCAATCTTCAAGCTCTTCCTCATGCCCCATTTGCTGACAGATAGAAATGACCTGATTCAACATATGTGCGAGGTTCTGCCTGCTCATGTAAGAACCAGGTCGATGCCCCCCTGCTTCCCTGTCTTCTGCCAAGAAGTCGGCGGCTTTCTTCTCACGGAGGAACTGTCTAGTTATCTGTTCAATCCTGTCCATAGCATTTCTCCTTTGTTGGTGTAGAGAAAGACGAGGATAGATAAACTATTAGAGTATGTCGCCATACCTGTTACAGACATAGTTTGATACATGCCGTAGCCACAAGTCAGAGAAATCTAAGTGACTGAAAACCCAACTATTCCATTTAATTTTGCCCTCTTCTCCCCAATAGAAAAGCACTTGGTCACTTTACACTCAAGTGCTTCGCTGTTTGAAAGAAGCTTTTTGGAATAAAACTGCCTCTTATCCACAAAGTCTTGGATCACACTCTTGTCTCTTTGCGTTAGTTTAGGAAGTCTTAAACCATGCATTAGTCTTGAAACCCTACGTCTGTCATGTGCTGATAGTCAGAGATAGCCTCGTCCACCCTACGGATCTCTTCATCAATCAAACCAGACTCCCAGACCTCTTGGATATGCCTCTCGCTAGGCTTCCTATCTATACTTCTCACTTCATTGAACTCAATGGTCTTCTCTCTTAAGATGTCCTTCATGTATTCAGCGAGGTTTTTATAGTTTTCTGCGAGGATTGTGTCCTTCCTACTCTTCTTCTTGAGATAGGAAAAAACAGTATCATGCCACCTGTGAATCGCGGAACCCCGTTGAGACTTCCGATCTCTAATCACAAAGTCCCCTGTCACGTCATGTTGGAATAATACCCTACTAGTCAGCAAGCACTCAAGGGAATGTCCGTAAGACTCAAGCTTCCTAGACCGTGCAGGCCTCTTTGCGATAAAAGACTCGATGACCTTCTTGTCTTTAGGAGTGAGAGTGATCGCCTTCAGCTTCTTTTCACGACCCCAAAAATCGAACACCGAGATGCCTCTTCGAAGAGCTTCCTTCGTCATATAGTTCACAATGGTTGCAAGTTCCTCAGGGTAGTCGCTTACTTGTTTAATATGACTCCCCCCCCACTCAGCTACCCCTATATATTCTAAGTGAGAATATAATTGGGCGTTCTTATTTAGGACTTTGCCGTCTGTAGACAGCTTTTTTGAAACCATTGGTTTCTTTGCAATGAAAGAATCAATTACCTTCTTATCTCTTGGTGTTAACTTCATCTTATTTTCTCCTTTACAGCTTGACTGCTTATAGAAATATTATTGTTCAGGCGGAAAGGCCTAGAAGTTCCGCTCCCAATGTCCTTCAGGGTCATTATCGAGATACGGCATGGACTATAGATTCAATGCTCATCGAGCCTCCTTTAAATAAGTTTGTGTGTTGACACTTATAAAAAAAAGAGGCTCGATGAGGTTTTAAAACTGCGTACCCTGTAAGGTGTAAGTGATGCCTTTGTACTTAATGACATTCCACTTTCTCTGAGGATAGGGGACTCTAAAAGGATCTCCAAGATATTCTTTTGAGTTATACTTACTCTTCTTGAAGTTCTTCTCTCTAAGCACAAGACTCCTGCGGTTTACTTTCAAGACTTCGTACCAATAAAGAACATCAAATCCATGAGGGTCTTTTTTAAAGAAGATGTCTCCCTCCACGATAGGTCTCTTCTTAGGTATGATGCCTTTTCCTTCTATGCCCTCGGGTGCATACTTTCTAAATAGCTCTTCTGCTCTATCAGAGTCTTCCATCTCACGCATTAGGTGCTTAATACGCCTCATAGAGTCTCGCCCGCTCATATTTTTTCTATGGTCATCACTCATCGCGTAATACCAATCGTGGCCCTTGAGTGCTCTTACCAGCTCTTCCTCTAACCTCTCTTGCGGATCTTGCATGAGAGTTTTATTCACTTGAACATAGTGATCTTTGACAGCTTGAATGCCAGCCTGGCGAGCACCCTTGATGGTCTTTTCGGTCTTTTCGGCCCGCAAAGGTCCTGGTCGTCCCTCATGGTCATATACGTGAGTGACGAAATCCCAAGAGCCATTGTAACGTCGCCATTTATTAGATATCCCGAAGACTTCCATTTTGTTTATGTAAGGGAAGACACTGATATAGAAAGGAGAATCGGGATCTTGAGAGTACCTAGAGATAGAGCCATTTTTGTATATGATGGCAACCTCTTCAAGGTGTCGGATCTCTCCCCATTTACGGAGGACTCCACCCAAAATCTTGAAGGTGGGCGAGATCGAGAGCTTTCTCTTAGTGTTATATAGCTTTCTCATAAATACTCCCCTCTACTCACAGGCTCATTGTCCGCGAATGTTTTCTACTGTTCATTTCAATTTCAAGGGCGGACACAATCTCTATTAAAAGAGCTTTATCTTGCCCTGATGCTTGGGCTAGTCGGTCTCTCCCTCGCATGATTGCGTAACGAATCTCGTCTTCAGTCACGTCTTTAGGGTTTTCATCTAGAGACTCCAAGGCAGACATGAGATCAAAGTGTAATCTCAGTGTCACGAGGTTTGCTTTCTCTAGTATTTTCGACCAGTTTATATACATCATCTCTCTCCTATTTCTATCTCGGTTCGTATAAACGTGTTATCAATTTAGAATGTGGGAGAAATAAAAAAAAACCCCATCCTCCATTCGGAAGACAGGGTTTCTTCTTGACTAGACCCCGCCGAGACAGAGGGGCTTGTCGCAAGCTAAATACTAGGTATTAGCGAGTGACAGTGAGTCGTGCAAGACCGCGTGGGTTGTATGCACCAATACCGAGATTCTCGAAGCATGAGAAACCGATGGTACGAGCCTTCGGGTCATCAGCAGAGAGAACGGTAAGCTCAGTACGAACAGGGATACGTCCGAACATCTCAGGCTCACAGGTAGCGTAGACAGTACCGACAGGTACGAGACGACTAGTGATGATCTGAGCACCCCAAAGAGTAGCCTGAAGGCCTGTCTTGAGGAGTGAAGCCTGTGACTCGATGTCGAGGATGTCACGACCGAACTTACGGATGTCAGCATAGTCACGAGCATTCATGAAGATGCGAGCAACGCGGAGGTCGTGACGCTCGATGAGGCTGTATGCATCAGCAAGAACAGCACCGTTAAGAGGGGCGATGACAGGGATGTCAGCGTTAGTCTGACCTGCAACGCTATCGAAGCCGTTAGCCGCGACTGCGTCGAGAATCGCGAATACACGCTCGTCCTCAGCAGCCTGAATCTGAGCCCTAGCGAGATCCTGAGCACGCTCGATGAGGTCGAAGCGACGCTCTTTAATCTGCGTGAGTGGGATCTCAGGGTTAGATGCGATCTCGAAGAGTGGGAAAATCACACGACGAGGCTTAGTGATAGCGAGGATGTTCTCACCCTCTTCACCAACTACAAATGCAGTCACGTCTGGATCTTTGTCATAAATCGGCAACGCTCCGTCTGGGAGTTGCTCAACGAGGAAGGTCTTACGACCAACACTCGTATAGTCACGACGAAGGCGGAGTGGCTGTGTCATAGAAGCCGCGAGCTTCGCACGACCCTGAGGGGTCTTGATGTAGTCGCTGATGATCTTCTGTTTTACGCTATTGTCAACTGTGTTACTCATTTTATACGTCCTTTCCTATAATCAGATGCGTTGATCGTAAACCAACTCGTCTGAGTTAGAGTCTGGGGCAATTTTGAGGATAGCGATCTCAATCGTATCACTAGCTCTCTCGTTTGCATCGTTAGTGAGATAACCGTTGACAGAAGCTCTGAGGCTGTCGCCAGCACTGTAGGTGATAGCTTGGTCCGCGTCAGTGCGAGATGTCTCATAGAGGCTGTTCGCGTAAGAACCCTGTGCAGAAACATAAGGTCCCCTGTTGCTTGCTACGCCAGGTTGGTTCTCAAAAGCATTGCCAGAAGCATTGTTAATGAAAACACCGAGTACACGCTCAGTTGCGGGGTTGACTGCGGTAGGTCCACCGTGAAAGTTTACACCCTCATCAGACCTAGTGAATGCGATTGACCCGCTAAGTACACCAAGAACGTTGGTCTGCATACCTGCAGAAGTACTAATGCGATCTGTATCGGTCGTTACAGGAGGGTTAGTCTGAGTGAAACTGTCTGCAGTAAGCTGACCGAGGGTGTTACGAACACCGACGTGCAGAATACGGAGTGCAGAACTGCTCTCAGTGAACCCACCACTTGCTTGTCCAAGTAGAGCCATAGTTAATCTCCTATGTGTTTGCTCATACTCACTGTAATCAAGTGAGTAGTGTGTTTGTTAGAATAGGGTGGTAGGTTGCCCTAACACCCAAGTTGCATGGTTATACAAGTTCAATAAACGAGTTATTAAAAAATCACCCGAAGAACTTAGAAACGTCTGGGGCTGATTCCCAGAGCTTAGAGAGCTCGTCTGAGCTAGATGCCTCACGGCTGATGTTGCCGAGTGTCTTCACAGAAGCTTGACGAGTTCTCTTGCTTGGTCGGTAAGAGGCCTTCTTTGAAGTCTCCTTCTCCTCGCTATCGCCATCTTCTGTCTCGTCTGCATCTTCGTCATCTTCGTCATCTTCGTCAGAAGCGGTGAAGATTGAAGCAAGCTTAGGGTCGATCATGCCAAGGTCTGAAGCATCAAGACCCATAGGATCTTCTGCGACGATCTCTTCTTCGTCTGCTTCTATCTCAAGGTCGGCGAGAACGTCAGCCATTGAGTGGTAAGCCTTCTTTGAAGTCTCCTTCTCTTCGGCTTCTTCTTCAGAAGCCTCTTCCTCAGATGCCTCTTCTTCCTTAGCCTTCTTCTTTGAAGTCTCTTTCTCTTCAGCTTCTTCCTCAGATGCTTCTTCTTCAGAAGCCTCTTCCTCAGATGCCTGACGCTCCATCTCAGCCATGTAATCAGAGAGTGCATTAGCAAGTCTCTCGATGCGGGCAATACGACGAGAAGTGCTTGCCTTCTTCTTTGAAGTCTCCTTCTCTTCGGCTTCTTCTTCAGATGCTTCTTCTTCAGAAGCCTCTTCCTGAGATGCCATGCGAACAGAGAGACTGCGGACTTTACGTGAGAGGCGAGCATTCGCGGCTTTAAGCATAGTCACTTCCTCCGCGAGAACTTCAGCGGCTTCTTCTCCAAAAGAGTCACCGAGTCCGACAGAAGCTTCTTCCCTAGAGAGGAAGCCGTCGAGGTCGCTGTCCATAGCGTTGAAAGCGTCCGCTGAACCTCCGAACTCTTCTGGGCTGATCATCCCATCCATGTCGAGGTCATACTCGTCAAAGATGCCATGTGCCACAGGTTCGTCCATCATTGCCATGATGTCGTCCTCGTCTGCATCGAAGTCTTCCATACCCATATGGTCGTCCATACCCATATGGTCGTCCATACCCATATGATCTTCCATACCCATATGGTCGTCCATCATTGCCATGATGTCGTCTTCATCTGCATCGAGATCTTCCATACCCATATGGTCGTCCATCATTGCCATGATGTCGTCTTCATCTGCATCGAGGTCGTCCATACCCATATGGTCTTCCATGCCCATGATGTCGTCTTCATCAGCATCGAAGTCTTCCATACCCATATGATCGTCCATCATTGCCATGATGTCGTCTTCATCTGCATCGAGATCTTCCATGCCCATATGGTCGTCCATACCCATATGGTCTTCCATACCCATATGGTGGTCCATCATTGCCATGATGTCGTCTTCATCTGCATCGAGATCTTCCATACCCATATGGTGGTCGAGGCTAGCTACGCGAGTGTTAACCGCCTTATTTGGGAGATCCATGAAGCGGAGTGCGAGGTCTTCAATCTCACGCTGAGACGCAGACTTGCCGAGACGAGACTCAGCAATCTTGATGCACTTGGCAGCCTTACGCTCCATAGCTTTACGGAGCTTTCGGTCACGGAGGCTAGCACTTCTTGAAGCGGGATGATCTGGCTCCCATCCGTAAGAAGCTGGTGCAGGACTGTCGCCGTAAGGACCTTTGCGTACACCCTCACCGAAATCTGATTCGATTCCATAGTCCTCAAGACTAGGCTGGTCTGCTGAAGCGGGGTGGCCGAAATCTTCCCAGCCGAGGTTGTCATAACCTGGGATAGCTGAGTTAGCACGGCGTGAACGGAGGTTCCTTCGGGCAGAAGAAGACCTCTGAGACTTAGAACGAGTATACCTAGACATAGGTACTCCTTTCATTGGTTCAAGGGCAAGACTTTATCTCTGCCCGAAACTGTTAAGGGATAAAAGTTTTGAGATTCGAATAAGAGCGAAAGACTCTTTTTCTGATAGTGTTTTACCATACACCTCTGAAGCTTTCTTCAGAAAGTCTTCCACAGAGGAATAGTTTTCGGCGTTCCCTATCTTACTAGCGACCTTATAGACACTAGAGGGTACATTGACACCGAAGTGGTTGTTGACCAAAGCTATGTTAAAGACCGCCTCTTGCTCTGAATTAGCAGTTCTTATGGAGAGGCCTAATGCTTTGAGATAATCTTCCGTGTTGATAGAGCCACCTTCTTTAATGATGGTGTCGTTCTGCTCAACGGTAGATTTGCTGATGGGGGGGTGTAGAGCTAACTGAGACTTTTCTTTCTTGATCTCAGTTTCCAGCTTCTTCTTGAATCTGTCGATAACAGCTTCTTCGTAGACAGCATCTAGCTTTTTTAGGAGGCCATCTGAGGGAGCTTTATCCTGACCCCCTTCGCCTTCTTCGCTATCTTCGTCCACTCCGAAAGCGGCGGTTACAAGGCTAGCTTTTTTTTCCAGCCACTTTTCAGGAATATCTAAAGTATTCCTTGCCACCGCACCAGGGAAAGCAGGAGTTGCAACCCAAGAAGCTTCAATGAAAGTGACACCTGCAGTTTCCCCGATATCTTCGTGTCCACATAGCTCTGCAACCCTGTGTTTCACACCTTGTTCATCGAAGAAGGTGTTACCCTTCTCGTATTTGACGTGAGAGCACATTTCAGGCTCATCCGCGGCTACGTGTCCACATTTAGTGCAGATAGTAAAGTCCACAGAGCAACCCATTGACATAGAATTCATTTTGCCAGAGACAATCTGCTCAATGAGGTCTTTGTGCTTCTTGTTTGTTGCCACAAGGATGTCTACATATAAAGAGTCGCCTATGTCTCTAAGTACAGCGTCTATAATCTTACCTTTAGACAGCTCTTCAACCTGAACGTGTTCGACAAAGTTATGAGCTCCGATGAAGGTCTGGTACGACTTCTTAATAACACCTCTTGACCATGAGTCTAGGTTGTTATTGATGAACTTATCTGTGTCTTTAGAAATACGAAAGTCAGCGTACTTTCTATTGATAGTAACGCCACCCTCTTTAATAGACCCTGTTTTGGTGTTTGGGGGTGTGATGGCATCTACGGAACAGACGATAGTTGCATGGGTAAGTAGATACTTGTCAGGGGTGAATTCTTCACCAAGTATATCTTCCGCCTTTGCTTTAAGAGACCTATTCATCTGCTTTGAACCAGAAGCTACCCTGATCTTGTCCCATTCAGAACCCCCGAGTTGAGGAGTTACTACATTAGCTCTTGCATATCGTAAGAATGCCATCTTTAGACTCCTTCAACATCTGTGGTTTTGATGATAAAGAGACAGTTTCTGCAAGCGAACAATTTATCACTTACTCCATCTCTTCTTTTGTATATAGAACGGTTCATCTGCGTCCTGCAACGAGGGCAATTCGGCATCTTAGGGTCTTCCCCTTTACAGAGCCTGTACTTTCGACCGCGTTGAGCCCAATAGATAGCTTTCTTCACATGCTTAGAGGCTACTGTCTTAGCAAGTCTGGTAGTAACAGGCACTGCCTCTGACTCCCCGTTCAGGGAATCGCCTTTATTCAATATCTTCGCGTCATTAGAGGTATCTATAATAAGTTCTTCTACGGGTTGCCTTTTCGTGCCGTGAGGATAACCCACGTCCACCATACCGATAGCGGGATAAACTGCTACGACTACACCAGGCTGGCTAGAGTTTCCTTCCCAGAAAGTATACACACGCATACCCTTCTTGAAAGACTTCGCTCTTTCTTGATAGTCTATATAGACAGTTGATTTTTTGTGCATTGAAACACCTCCGCAACTATTACGACCTTCAATAAAAGGTTTATTAAAAATAGATGCCTTCTTAGCTGGTGGGTTCAAGTCCATCATGTCGGACATGAGTTTTTTCAGGGCTTCTATTTCTTCAAGCTTCTTCTTGCCCTCTAGTCCTCGTATCCTGTTCATCTTACGCATGATGTCCTCGATTCCATTGATAGGGTAACCTTGCGTTTTCAAGTTTTTCAAGTTGAGAGCTCTCAACTCAGTGAAGAAAAAGTTTCTATACTCTTCCTTCTCTTCCTTTGTAACTCGCGTCCCGTCTTTATGTTTACTATCGAGCAAGACGCTAAAGAATTCGTCCTTGTTCTTCTTGAGTACGTCAGCCAGCTCTTTGTTCTTTCGAGCGGGTCTTTTCTTCTTTTTTGACTTCAGGGCTTGGAAGGAAGTCTGCACATCCAAGAAGTTCTTTGTTAAAGAGTCCCTCAAAGAGTTTTTCAATGAGTCCGTGACAGGGTTTGGACACTTAGACATATCGTCGAGTTCTTCACCCGCTACGCCCGCCGCTACGTTAGATGGGGTGTTAGGGCAGTAGTTGCTGTTGAAAGTATCCTTATAGCCTGAATAAGGGTTGTCCATTCCTCCCGCCCCTAGAACTTTTAACCACTGATCCTCAGGCAACTCCCTCAGATTGTTCTCTACAACCTGCCTCATCTCTTCATTTGAAAGGTCGGATCTTGATACATTAGAGACCAGCTCCACTACACCTTCATTCTCCTTAGCAAGCTCAAGAAGATCCTTGTCTACAGGAGAGAATCCGTCCAAAGGCTCTTCTTCATTGAGTAGGCGGACAGTGTTTAGAGCAGACTCTGATTCTCGAACGATCATCATCTGCCTCTCTGCCTCCTTTTTCTCCGCGTCTGTGGAAGAAGGACTCTCTAGGATATCAATAAGGTCTTCCTTCTGTGCCGACAGCTTCTTTGCTGCGACATCTCTCTGCTCTTTGCTGAAAGAGTTGAACTTAGTCCTCTGCTGAGATCCAACTTCCCTCTTATATTCTTCTAAGAACACAGGATCTGCATTGAGCCGAGGGGGGGAGAAGCCGAAAGTGGGGTTCTCTACTACTTCCTCTTTCATAGCTTTGAGAGCTAAGAGCTTCCCTAGTGACTTAGGATAGTCGGGGTCATCTTTGCTTATAGACTCCAGCTCGCTGATCTGGTCTTCTATGTAAGTGTTGAGCTCTGCGGGATCTTCAACCTTCGATATTAAATCCGCTCCCATTGACGAATAGGATTCAGATAGCTCCTTAGACTGCTCCGCATCGAAATCAGGGATGTCCTTAACCGCCTCTGTGAGAGCTTTACGGTAACCCTCTTGAGTGCTTTTAATGTTAAGGGTTAAGATATCTTTCTGGTCTTGAAGATCTTCTATCGAGTCTTCTATTTCTCTCTTCTTGGACTCAGATATCCCAGATTTACTCAGGTCTTCTTTGAGCTCTTTTATTTGACTCTCCAGATCCTCATTGGCCTTAATGGAGATCGTGTCAATAGATTGGGTTAAAGTGTCCAGAATTGAGTCCCTACTCTTTTCCGCTTTCTCATCTTCCTTCAGCAGTTCCTGTTGAACGAACTCCCTCCTGCTCTTATCTTTCTTATCTAGGGCAGAAGAAAGGGGGTTGGCGTCATCTGAATGCACTTCAGATAACTCCTCAACGTCAATAAGTTCATCAATGTCAATGAACTCAAGGTCGTCGTCGTCTTTCGGCTTGATCTCTTTTTTGACCTTCTCTTTGACCTTCTCTTTGACCTTCTTCACGTACTTACGTTTCTTCTTACGCTCCGCTTTCTTAGGGGGCTCTGGCTCACCCTCCTTTTCGAGTTCGTCCTGAGACTCTAGGAGGATAGCTAAAGACTCTCTAAGCACCCTCTCTTCAACGAGGGACATGTTCGAGACATCACGCCCTTTAGAAACACGTTCAAGTAAGTCGAGTTGCTCCTCGTTAAGGTCGTCAAGGGGGTTGTCGTCGTCATCCTCTTTTTTTTTATCCGAAGGCAACGACTTCAATGCCTTTGCGTAATCTTTCTGGGCCTGAGGGACACTTCTATTGTATGCCGTGCTGAAAGAGATGCTCTTACCGCTATCGGGGTCTTTGTAGCTTTTATTTTTTAACGATTCTCTCGCTTTGGCTATGTCCCCCTTAGAAGCAGATGTCTTCAGGATAGCAGTTACCTCACTAAGTAAATTTTGAGATTCTCTCAGCTCTGTAAGTATATTTCGATACGGATTCATATTTTACTCCTCAGAGATACCTTCGACTACTCATCTTCCTGTCTCTCCTAGAAAGGTGAGGGTCTCCGCCGTCACCTCGCCCCAAGCCTTCAAGGTCACGGTCGCCTGTGTTGTACCGATTCTCCCTAAGATCTTTTCTCGGCGGTTTCTTCTTTGGGTCCCTGCGAACAAGGGAAGCGATTGCCTCATCTTCTTTTTCCACTTCACTTTTAGTGGCTCTCTTCGCGAGATCTCTGAGGTTAGAAAAAGAAACACCACTATACCCACTACAAAAATGTCGCTGTGAACTTAGTCTCTCAACCCTAGCAAGTTTCCTGACATCAAAACACAGCGGGGCAAACTCCTTGCGGATAGCTCGGAGAGCTTGAGCGACGAGGAGATAGTTCTCGTCACTGTCGTCATCTAACCAAGACCCCTGCAAGTCCCTGATATCTTGAGCTTTCCCATCAAGAATTTCCGCGTACTCACGGTCTTTGTCGAGAGAAACTGCTTCTTCAAACAGTGCCTCTATCGTAAGGAAGTGCTTTCTGATACAATCAGGGCATCTCTTCCTGACATTATTCAAATGGTCTTCGAGGAGAGACATCTGTTTACAGGTCTCCCTGAGATTGAACAAAGGTGACATTATTGGTAATAGACCCATATCTTTCTCAGACATATCGAAGCTCCTTTTCTTGCAGTGTAGGAACTTTATCTTATAAATGAACTATTGCCCATAAAAACAGAGAGGTTGATATGATACTAGGACTAGACCCAAGTCTAAGGAACTTCGGCTGGACGCTTATCCGCGATGACGGGAGCTTCCTCGACAAAGGAACAATGAAGACAGAGGCTTCTGAAGTCTTTGTAACAAGGTACATGTACCTTAGGGATGGATTGAAAGAACTGATTCGAGAGATAAGAGAGAAATATCCGAATGATGCGATGAGGGTAGGTATTGAGTCCCCTATCTTCAATGACCTTTATAGTGAAGGGATGTATGGTCTATTTCTCTATAGCAATGAAGCCCTCATGCTCGAAAAGGTAGATACGGTTTATCTTTCACCCAATCAAGTCAAAGCCCACGCCGCCGCTTTTCTTAATCGACCCAAAGGTTGGAAGATGGGTAAAGGCGATATGGTAGATGCCGCAAAGCAAGCTACCGAAGGTCAAGGGGCTAAGAGATGGAATAACCACCAAGCTGATGCCTTTTGGGTAGCCCGAGCCGCGAGTCGTTTTTGGCTTTTGGTTGAAGAAAAGATCACAGTTGATGATCTATCTGACCTAGAGCGGAGGCACTTCACTTCTTTAGAACGTTACGTGCGGGGCAAGAAGACAGGTAAAGTGAAGCGTAAGGGGATCACACACAAAGAGGATGACCGTTTCTTTAGATGGTCTGAGTCTTAACCTTACGAGCAGACCATTAGGCGGAGGTACTTCTTGGTTTTTCCAAATCGTATCACGAACCAGATCAAATCTATTTGACTTACTCTTCTGATCCACGTCTTTGACGTTCTATCTCTCCAACTATATCTCTCGTAGTTCCCTTATGTATTCATAGAGGCCGCTTGAAGAACACGCTCAATATCTTCTTCTAGACTTCTTCTCAGGTCGCTTTTAATATCAAAAGAGAGTAAAAGTGGCGTCCGTGTGTCTTCGTCGGTAGTCACCTGAACTTCGGCTCTCAGGTAGCCCTGTCTTCCAGATGGGGGAGGGTCATAGTTAAGATAAACATCTGGGTCAAACCGCATTTTCTTCCTCGCCTTTAGGAGGAGGTTGAGGAAGTCTTCATAAGATAAATTTCTCCCCCCAACCTCTAGCGATTTAGGGAGGACTCTATCAGGGTTGAGTAGGATTGACATATCTAATATGTCATAAACCCCTCCCATGTCTTCAACTCTCTCTTCGATTTGGTCGAAGTACCAATCCAAGAGATGTTCAGCCGCCTTAGTTTTGGCGGTGCGGGAAACCCTACTAGGTATATGTGACGAGAGGGGGAGTTCCTTTCGATACAATTTGATAGCTGTTGTTACAAGATTAGAGAACCCCTTAACACCTCGCGGCCGACTCCAATTTCCTTTGATCATGAGTCTAGCTTGGTTGGTAATGATACTATCAATCATGCTTTGCAGACGGTCTTGACCTTTGTTGATGGCGTACTGTCGGATCTCTTCTACTACATGAGCCTCGTTCGCAACCTTAAGCTTGGCCTCTACGCTTTGTCCGATTTCGGCAACCACCTGCTTCAAGTTAAAGCCCTTTGCTTTCCTATAGGCTCTTTTTAAATTCCCTGCTAGAAGCTCTATGAAGAAAGGGTGGTCTTCCAACTCGGTGTTGACTAGTATATATCTTTTAAGTTCATCTTCTCTATTTTCGATCTCATCGAGGATTATATCTTTTACGTGTCCTGCTTTTCTGTTCATCTTATGCCCACATAGGTTAGTGTGTTTCTTGGAGAGTTTTCGTTAATTTCACTTCTTACTTAAGTGTGAGATCACAGTCTTGATTATTGAATTAGTGGGTGTGAACTCAATGTCCACCCATCTGATATTGGGGTGAGAGGCCACATAACTTAAGATGCCAGACCAAGACTTTTTTGCTTTCTTCGCGAAGTCCTCGTCGCAATCCGAATACATCAAAAAAAAGTCACCGTATCCCTTCACAGAAAACCTCAAGTGGAAAATCCCTTTAGTTTCCGTTTCTTCAATTCGACGATAAGTCACGCCTCGAATTGAAGCTAGTACCTTTACGGTGTAATTTACTTCTAACGTCGTATTTATCTTGTCGAACTCTTGCCAATGCCCGATCCCTGGTAGTGATTTTCTCAATTTTGTCTCCTTTCAAAACCTATTATATATTTAGAATTTCAGGTCGAGTCCTAATTTACCATCCACAGGAGTTTTACAACAGACCCCAACAAGGAGAGCTAGTGTCCCTCCCGTTTTGGCTAGGAGACGGGCGTCCGTGTCGTTGCAGAGAACTCCATTCTCGGACACTTTAAGATTATCATTTAGAGCGTAATTCGCAGGGATGGTACGGTCTCCATTTACGTCAAGATTGAATCTCTCAAATTGAGAAAATAGAAATCTCCCGCCTCCCATAATCATGGTCAAGACAGATGCCCCTGAAGCAGATGCTAGGGCTCCTCTTTGCTGGTAGGATGTGAAGTTCCTATAGTTGCTTTGCCTTGCGTTTGAGTAATCTTCACTGCCGTACATCAAAAAACCCGTAGCGTACACACCGTCTGCGAGTTCCACGGTGAACTCAGAAGCACTGTTTTCATTTTCAGCATACTTCACCCAATAGCCAGCTTTCCACCCTGTGCTTCTTAGGGTCGCCCCTGCGGTGACGGGGCATCTGTCACCGTGCTTCATTACTATGAGGTCTTCGCTTGTAAGATTAAGATCTGTAGACATTTTCTATCCTTTTCGTAGAGAGTTGAGGGCTCGAATAATTTCTTGGCTTTTTTCTTCGGGGTTTTTAGTCTTCTTCAATTTATACTGCAGGTCATCTTTCGCTCCACTTGAGCCTTGTCGGTCGAGTAGCTTGTACACGACTCTAACAAATTGGCTTTTTTCGGTTCCTTTCATTTTCGAGTACCCTTTCGCCTGTTGCTCTAAAGACTTTATTTTCTTTTCCTTCGCTTGGGCTCTCGCACTGACTTGATCCTGCTTGCGTTGATCTAAGTTTTTCTTTCTTTCCTCTTTGGCTTTCTCTTTCTGTTCTTTCTCTTTCTGTTCTTTCTCCTTTCTCCTCTCATAGTCCCTTTTCTCTCGCTGAACCTCACGCTGGCTGTCCGTCAACTCATCTTCATCGTCTTGGCGACGTTTCCCATTAGAACGACTGTCTTCTTTCCTTCTCTGGAGTGACCTTTGCCGTAAAAGCCAAGCCCCGCTAGACTTCTTTTTCATGACTTCTCTTATAGCACGTAGCTTCTCACTTCTGGTTATCACTCGATCCTCAGCTTTCTGCTTGAGATCCAGCTTACCTTCCTCCAAAGACTGAGGGGGTTGCTCCGCTTTTTCGGGGGAGGGCATCCTCACACCCTCCTCAGTCTCTAATACAAACTGATTCAGGGTTGAAAACTCTTCGCCACCTGGCTTTTTTCGGGTCTCTGCTGGAGTTGGGGGTGCGAAAACTGATTCTGCTTTAAGTAGCTCTTTTGACTTCTCAGAATCTAAGGTATCAGAAGCATTCTCTGATACCTGAAGATCATTAGAGATCGCCTCCGACTCGGCAAACTCTCTGACAGACCTTACCAGAGGGTTGTCAAAGAACCTGCCCTCGTCGCCCTGAGAAGCTACTCGCTCTAAGCGAAGCAACCTCCCTTGGAGTTCTCGGATCTTATGGTCATACATGGTTATCCCTGCCTTCTCTTAGTAGTGTTAAACTAGAAAAGGCGGAGGATAAATACACTACAAATCAGCCACCCTGAAGAGTAAAGGTGAATTGAATATAGAGGAGGGGGTACACGGGCTTGTAGAAGACCTCCACGTTCAATTGGGTTGGGTCTTCGGGATCTCGACGAACACTCAAGCCTGTGTAGGTTGAGATGATCTGGTCTCGGACGAGTTGCTTCAAGAAAGCGTTCAAACGACCCTCAATCTGCTGTATGACCTGAGGTACGTACTTCACACCGATGTACCTACTCAAGAGGTTACGAGATCGAATCTGAACGTCATCTGCGATCTGGATAACCGTAGGGGTCTTAGTGAGAGTAGAAGTCATGTTTGTGGTCAAACCATGTCTGACCTTGATACCGTCCGCTCTCTGACTTATAACAGTCACACCCGCTTTAGCTGTCGCGTTCGCGTCAACCTCATCAAGAGTTCTTGAAAGTGAAGAAAGACCATTGATTACACGACCCGTCCAAGGGGTCGCACTGTCTACACTAGGGTTGCTTGTAGCAAGAGCGACACCCACCGCAACATATTCACCGCCGACGAGGAAGCTCTGACTGACTCCCACGTCGTTTATGAAAGTAAGAGTGGCGATGTCAGGGTAAACAATGCAAACTCTTGAGTTTCCTGTTGCTTGTGCGAGAAGCTGAACTTCTCTTGGCTGAGTGCCAGGTTTTACGCCAACAACAGCACGACGCTCTGAACGATAACGAAGTGAAGACTGAATGTCACAATGGTTAGAGATTGCGGAGAGGATTGCTGATGTCGCAGGATAAACAGGCACAATCACAGAAGGTGAAAGACCTGGTGTGATCTCACCTTCAACACCAGAAATTGCCGAGATGACTTGATCCTCGGTAGCAATACTCTGACCCTTCGCGAGAGGGATCTGCCTACAAGCAATTGCAGAAGCACCATTAGCAAACGCGAGGTAAGCACCCAAGCTCAAAGAGTTCTCTGGACTCAGAGGCCCATAGGTGGCTACCACGTCTCCGAGAGAGGTGAAGGTACGAGTGTTAAAGAGTGATCTAACACGGGTGAAGTCAACATAGTAGGTCTGACCTATAGAAGGCTCAGAACCACTCTTAACAAAAGTCTCTACGAGAGCAATGTCTCCTGCCTGTGTGTTGAGTGTGTTAGACACAGTGAGTTCAACACCTTGTATGAGAGACACAGGAATATTAGCGTCGGTTGTCAGGGTAGTGGATACGCTGAAGAGAACTCTTGCGTTGACACCTGTAGGGTATGACAAACCACCTTCTCTTGCGAGGAGGGAGAAGGTGAGGCCTGTTACTGAATCAATATAAGTCTGTCCTACAACACCATCTGAGCCAGAACCGTCGTTGAGGCGTGAGTCATTAGCTGACCCCGAACCCTTCGGGTTATCGGAAGTGACCACAAACCCTTGATACGCATTCTCTCCGACAGCTCCGTCGCCTACGGTGATCTTCGTACCACTTCCTCTAGTTGTAGCAACACGACCCCCTGTAACTTCAAGGATAGAGCTGGTACTAGTTGAGAGACTCTCGAAACCAACAAAACTACGACCTGTTTGGTTTACGTGGAGGTAAGACACAGCTTTCTCTGCGTAGTGACCCGCGATTGCGTCTGTGCTTGGCTCAATAGAGAAGAGAGCAGTTGCGAAAGAGGCCTTCGCAACAACATCACTCATAAGAGCTGAGGTCAAAGCTTGGGCGGTGACACCTACAGAAGAAACAGACTCACCCTCAGTTAAACCGAAAGATGAATTACCGTTACCTGCACCAACTCTAATATAGGAATCAATGTTAGAGTTTGCATTGATAACACGGATGCCCGCACCCTCAATGTGAGCAGTGGCATTTACACCTACCGCGATTACTACATCATCAAGGATATCTGTAATTGAAGTGAGATTACCTTGAGCCGTAGCATCTGATAAATTGATAGTGACAGTACTACCGTCAATCTCAAGAACAAGAGTGTCATTCTGGTCATTGCCAGCACTGTACAGTGTCTTTGCAGGAATACCAAGAGCGTCTACATCACCCCAACCCAAACGAAGGAGGACACTTGGGGCATCAACTACAGATCTTCTTGAAGCAACAGCGGAGTCGCCAGCACTGAGGCCAGCATCTTCGACCCGCACACCCTGATCAACAGATACACCTAGATCTGATGTTGGGAAGTACTTGTTACCTATAACAGTCCTACCTTTAAGAATCAAGCGGTCACGGAGCTCGCCTGAAGTAAGGGTGGTGCGTGAGTGTGCCGCGACAGGGAGGAAACCAAACTTAGTCTGAGTGCCGTTGCCATTCGTGGTTGCGTTCTGAGTATCGAAGTCTACGCCTGCAATACTGAGGAACGTATCTTCAGTATCTGCGATGAACTCAATAAATCCGTATGAGTCGTTAGCGTTTGGAAGAGAATCCAAACTAAATACTAAACGGCCCGTGTTATCCGCAGAGCAACTGAGATCAAGACCTGTAAAGTCTGCGTTTGCACCAACGATGTCTGCGGTGATTGCATTAGTAATCGCCACGCCAACAGCGTTAGCGAGGTCGTCGGGGCTGAGGTAAACAGCCGCACCAATCGTGGCAGAGGCTACGGCAGAAGCACCATTCGAGTCGCCGACGAAACGGAACTTGAAGCCAGCATATGAATTTGCCTTCGCTTCCCAAGCAGAGAAGCTAGACATGGCTGTGTAAACAGGTGCAGAAGCGTTCGCTGCTGTGTTGATAGCACCGACCCAAGTCTCAACATCGTCACCTACGCCGTTAATAGAAGCTTCTGCGAGAGTTACGCCATCCACAGTGAGAGTGACCGCTCTTGTTAATGCTGTCGCACCGTAGTTAGTGTTGTTGCTCGCAACGTCATACGTAAGTAAGTCACTTACAAGAGTCGCAATGTGACCGTTACGACCAGCACCCATAGGGGCAGAGAAGTCAATCGTGATTGCCTGAAGGTCTGCCTCAATAGCAAGAGTGTCTGAAGCACCCTCGACGAGGAAGTAGTCTCCGAAGCCTTCGGTGAAGAAGATCGCAGGAGTCTCGTCGTAACTACGAAGCTCAACGGTGACATTCTCCGCCACAGGGGTGCCTCCTATAACTCTAGCACCTGACATGGACTCAGACCCTGAAGGGAAGTTCAAGGCGATTTCACTAAGGTCTGTACCTTTGTCTTCAAGAGTCACGTTATAAAGAGTCTCGTTTAAAGACTTAACAGAGTAAGTGCCAACTCCAGAAGCTCCCGCAGACTCAACCTCGACTCGATACGCTTTATCTCCGAACTTGTCTTGAATATTGGAGTAGTAGAAGCTCGCAAACACCTTATGGTTCGCAGGGATATCAGAGGCGAGAGTTACCTGTGAAGTCTGAGGGTCAACCTTAGTCACAACTGCAAGAGGGTTGACAAGGGCGTCTGAGAGGGAGACTCCTGTCCTCACTGTGACAAGATCAGCTCTGTTAGTGGCTTTCCCTGCACCAGATCCGTCAACGGGCTGGAAGGGGAGTTTAAAGACGTTTTGGAGGACTCTAGGAGGGACGGCATTCGTAATTACAGAAGAACACTCTAAAAGATAGGCTCTCTCATCTCGGAGAGTTGGAGACACTTGGTTGTTGCCGAAAGGGGTCTGGCCATTCTGTACTGCACCCGCAGAGGCAACTGTCGCTGTACCCCAGACAATCTTGTCGTCTGAGAGTACAAAGTCCACGTCTTCGACAAACAAGGCCGCTGAGCCACCGCCTGATGCGACAAGAGAAACTCTGTCGATGGAGGTGATGTCACGACCCGACACGTAGTCGAACTGATCTCTGAAAGTATTGTGGTAGTAGTCAACACTAATGACAGTACCTACTTTAGGGGGGAGTGCGAGGGTGATAGCGTTCGTTGAACCGTCTACAGACTCAACCGCTACAATTACCCCGTCAACCCTAACGGTCACATTGTCAGTGGAGGTAGTAATAACTCCACTGTTTGTTCCGTCTACAATAGGGCCATACTGAGTAAAGAACGTGCGGGTGCGTTCATTGCCTGTCTGGTTCAAGTAAACACCGATAGTGGTGTTAGCTGTGCCGTTACCTACAAGGATCGACCCCTCTGCTGTCAGGATGAGGTTGTCGCCACCTTCCGTGTCTTTGTAGGAGTCTGCTTCGAGAGAAGCAAGCCCTGCACCATTAATGGTTGCGATGACACGCTGGAGGGAGTTCGCTCGATCACCCTGAGCTCCGTTAGGGAGTGTGATAACACCTGTCACACCATCTACAGTTAAGATAAGAGTGTTAGAGGTATTGTCGATCACGAAGGGGGAACTACTTCCGAGAAGTTCTGTGTCGAAAGGAGACACCTGACTAGAAAGGTTTTCCTCTTCTACGAAAGTGTCCGTGCGGTTGAAGAAGTAAGAAACTCTTACGTCGTCTCCTTGCTTAGGGGCTTCCGCGATAGTAAGAACTCCTTCAGCACCATCAACTGCGAGAACGACAGTGTTAATGCCGTTGATGCTCACGGTAACAGAAGAAGGAACCGTAGCGTTAGTCCCAGACCCGTCACCCGTGACGATAGGCCATTTCCTGACCTGAAGTTGGTTTGTCTCGCCGTCGAAGTCCTGATAGGTGTAACTCCCATCGGGATTCTCTCCTGCAACCATTCTGCCTGATGGATCTTCTTCTACGATCCGTTGATCAACCACAGCAGACGAGCCTCTTACGAGGAGACTGCCCTTGCTCTCGATGGTCTGGCGACCTGTGCCGATTAAGGTAGGCACCCTGCCTTGCAGTCGAGCTTGGTTTTGGTTTTGATTCCCAAATACGGTGCTTGTGTAAACACCTGGTGGTAGGTAACTATTTTCTATAGCCATCTGACTACTCCTTTACTTGTTCTGAGTTCGTATTTTTCTCATATTGTCCTGACGGTTTTCTCGGAACACCTTAGCTTTTTCAGGCAAAGAACCATAGCTCCCGTCAGGTAGCCTCATAATATCGTAGCCGCTGGCACTGTCACTTTGATGGAGGACATCCCACTTATCTCGTTGCCTTCGATATACGGTGTCCCATTTCTGTTTTGACTCTTCGCCAATAACTCGATCAAAATCCAAATCAAAAGACTCAATCCCAGAAGTTTGGGCTTTCATACTGCCCTCAACCTCTGAAGAGAATCCTATACTAGAAACAGGTCGAGACCCTTCCGCATACGCGGTATCTCCACAAGGGCAATCTACAGACTGAACTCCTCGCACTCTTTTTCTTTGTAAGAGACCACAAGATTGACATTGGAACTTGATTATTGGCATAGTAACCTAGCTTTTTAGATGTTCACTTTATCAGTCGATTGAATAAATAAACTATTGAATAGAGGTTACGATGGAAGAACTACTCCTACTAGAACCGCGAGAGATCTTTAATGACATGATCATAGGGGTTTCCTACGAACCCTTTGCTGTCGTTTATGACAAAGATCAGGTCGTTGAATATTGGGCGGGGGAGATGTCGAAAAAAAACCCAGAACTCAAAGAAAATGAAAAATACCACATGGCGTTAGAGTACCTTGAGTTCAACACCCATAGGGGAGACCACACACCTATTTTCGTGTCCCCGCAAGACAGAGAGATACTTTTGGATCAAATCTCTGAGGAGTCAACATAGAGGTCGATAGAACTATCTGTTTTAAGGTTAAACCTTACACTCTCAAGAAGCTCTCGTACAGAAGATTGAGAATCTGCGGTGAAATACTCAACATTGCCGAGTTCAACAAAGCCCGTAGAGTTTCTCATGAAAGCGACCAAGCGGTTTCTTGTCTTTCTTACGAAAACCTTTGTGAGAACCTCACGCCCTCGAAGTAGGTTGAAGAATGCTGTTACTGTTTTGCCTCTTTTTTGTTTGCGGATGGTAGAAGACTTGGCGTTAAACCTAGCATTGACCATGAGGGCAACATCTTCTGCCGCTGATGCGACGACCTCGAGGTTCAAGGAGTCAAATCGACTAGCAGATTTTTCAAGTCTGGCGATACGGTGTTCAAGTTGAGCGATTTTCTGTGATGCTGTTAGTTGTCTCATAGGACAAATCCTTTCATTAATTGGGTCAGTTATCTTCTGATTATTTAAAGACTATAACGTTTGAGAGGGAGAAGGTTAAAGGTGAGGGTTGTAGCCCGTAAGTAGCTCATGCAGTAAGCCGACTTTGCCCTTACTTTTTAAACTACCCCCTACTTCTTGAAGGATCTTCCTCTCAGAGGCTTTGGGGTCTATTAGGGAGAACCTGACATCCTTCCCTAATAGCACACGACCTCCTTCAGAGGGTCTTAAGAAAACAACTACATTCTCCCCCTTCTTGTTTACCCTGATAGAGAAGTCTCCGAGGTCATTGTTGCCCTTCACGAACGCACTCTCCAACCCGCCTCTTTTAATGAACTTAATACTTGGGCTGTAGCTGAAGTGCTCCGAAATCAGATTCTCTTCGACCATCATCTTGAGGACTTTCTCTAGGATAGATTTAAGCACCCCCTCTGAAAACGAGTCGAAGACTCCTGCCTCTTTGTTGAGATGGTTGAGCATCTGTGACGCGGTTCTGATCTGTGAAGCCCTACGACCCTCATTGAAGAGTTTTCTCTTATTTTTAAGCATACGCTCCCAGAGAGAGAGCTTGGATTTAGCTGTCTCTTGTATAAACCCTAAGTCAGCTTTGAATTCTTCAGCAAGGGGGTCTTCAAGAAGAGAATCTGCCCTCATCATAATAGGCACTAACTCATCATCTCCTTGGGCTCGAGCGAGATCCAGATTGAGTAGTTGAACTTCTTGCTGGATCTGTTGACGAAGCCTAGCCTCTTCCTGATTTTTACGCAGCTTCTCTTTAATCCGCTTCCTGATTTCTACTCTTAGAGTCCTCAGTTCGCTACCAAAGTGCTTCTTATAGACATACTGCTCTTCAAGAGCGATCACTTTCTTCAGTAGGGTCTTGAAGTTTTTGACCTTATTCAAAGCCCTTGCTAGCTTCTGAACATTTCTACCCATAACCACCTTTTCTTCAGCAGTCACACCCTTGTGTTCTACTATTGAAGTATCGGCATATTTAAAGCCTTTAGTGCCATCAAGGTTGACCCCCTTAAAATCAACATTGCCGTACCCTTTTTTTATTTCGCAGTTAATGAAATGAGTTTTTTCGGTAGGTTCCCCTAGTCCGATAGGACTTTTCACAACTGTGCTTTTGAGGGTACAACTTCCAAAGGTCACGTCTGAATTATCGCCTCTCTTGTCTCGTATAACACAGTTGTTAAACTTATTTATTTTTAGGTGATGGCTACTCTCTCTGCCATAGCTTTTTAGGACAATAACGCAGTTGTTGAATGTGCAGCCGTAAAATTTGTGGACAGGCTCTATTATGAGCGTCGCCCCTGAAAACTTCACATTAGCAATACTCCTGCGAGGATCTCTGCTTGCCCATTCCTTTCCATAGCGGTTAAAGTCAGACGGGTTATAGCTTTTCTTTTTTGGTAGCTTGGTGCTCATTTAACATCCTTTCGATAGCTTTACTCAAGACCGCAATAAATGACATATCAAATTATCCTCTGTACGAAACTGCTGTCTCTACCTAAGCCCACAAGAGGAGCATCAAACTCTGAGATAGGCACTAGGTCCTGACTAGACCCCCGAATAGGAACTAGTACAGGGAAGTGGATAAACCAATCCGTCTGAAGACTAAGACTCATAGAGGCGGTGTAGAAATAATCATCTCCATTTTCATCATAAACTTCCTCACCCTCTCCCCCGAGTCCAACGTCGGACATCTCTAAACCCATATTTGCCAGCTTTGGCCTCAACGTAGACCAAAGCCAAACCACAGTCCTATCCGCTATGTCAGCCTGTGAGTGGACATCCCTTGTAACTAAGTCTATATCCACAGAGATTTCCCACCTCCCCCCATGCTCCCTAGCTACAATCTCCTGCTTGTTGGACACAACAATTACCTGCTCATCTCCATCCTCTATCCAGCGACCCACTGCAATGACGACACCTGGTATGATCTTGCGGAAAGCACAGTCTGGGGTTACGTGGAAAGGGCCATTCAAGAACTCATCTTTACTTGTGTACTCCGCACTTAAAGACAGTCCTTGTTGAACCTCTTCTATTAAAGTTACGGTTGACCCATTCAAGACGTATTCCGTTGCTCCCAAAACTCTGCCCGAAGGAGCTTCTCGGATTCTCAAAGAGTCTCCGTGAGGAGTATACGCAAGCCCAATCGTGGTGGGGTCAGAGAATATGGGAGAAGGTTCTTTCCTATACACATATCTCTGATAGTTCATAATATAGGCATTGGGGTCTTCAACCCTGTTATTCTTTTCTACCTTGATGTGGTAAACGCCCTCTTCTGGCTTCACGAAGCTGTCCTCTTTAGCCCACTCTATAGAGACGCTCTTCTTGTTCTTTACTTTAGCGAGTGAGACATAGCCTTTAACATGACCTATGAAGTTATCAGGGCTTAGGATTACGTTACTCGCACCCGATGTTTTAATGACCATGCCAAACTGAGGCCTCTCATCAAAGGCGTACTTACCTTGTATGTTTCGTGAGAGAGTTTCATAACGAGGGTGGTCTTGCCAATACTCACGAAGCTCTTTAATCATCCTATCTCGAACGGCCATTGTTAAGTGATGGAACATCTTTACTCCTCCTTAGCTGTGTTTGTAGCTTCAGAGGGGGGGTGATAAAGAATTTAGTAACGATACCCTAGCTTATCGTAGATTCTTTCCATCTGATAAGAGCTAAAGCCACTTGAGTCTCGGGTATAATATCTCTATACCGTACTGTATATAATAGAAGACAAGGGGGAACGCTTGAAAACTTTAATTAGTTTATTTTCGGGGGCGGGAGGGATGGATATCGGATTTCATGCAGCAGGCTTTCAGACTCTTGTTGCAGTAGAACAAGATCACTCTTGTTGTGAGACGCTAAGACTGAATATGCCAAATGTACCTGTTATAGAAGGTGATATTTCAGGGATCACGACTGAAGAAATTTTACGGACGGCAGGAGTAAAGCCTCTAGACATAGACGTAGTTATAGGCGGGCCTCCTTGCCAAAGCTTTAGCTTAGCAGGGGATCGGATGGGGATGGATGACCCAAGGGGGCTTCTTTTACTAGAGTATATTCGAGTGGTTAGAGAAGCTTTGCCAAAGGTATTTGTAATGGAAAATGTAAAAGGGATGGTAAATTGGTCAAAAGGTAGAGCAAAGGATGCAATAGTAAGTGGGATGAGCGAGCCAATCTTATATGATGATATTGAATATAGTTATGAGCTAAGTTTTCAAGTTTTAAATTCCGCACATTTTGGGGCCCCGCAGTTCAGAGAGAGATTCTTTATTGTCGGTAATAGAATAAATCAGGTATTTGAGTTCCCAAAGGCTACTCACGGCATTACAGAATCGTCTGAATTAGTCGCGAGGGGGCAGATAACCTTGTTTAATGCATTTTCAGAAAGTACCCTTTTGCCCTACACGACAGTCGGAGATGCGATTGGCTCACTGTCCGACGCTAGCCCCCCTTCTGAAAATGCATTAAAGATTTCTAAAACTATCAAAGATAGGATTAAAAAACATGGACACTAAACTTAAAAACCACGAGAAAACCGCTCATGCTCCTAGTACGATAAAAAAGATTAAACTTGTAGAACAAGGGAAAAAGCTTTCAGATATTACGAAAACTTTTGGGTCTACATATAGACGATTAGATCCAAATAAGCCTTCTCCGACTGTTACTAGAAGTGGCTATAGGGACTTCATTCATCCTAATTACGATAGAATGCTTACAGTCCGCGAATTGGCCTGTTTGCAAACATTCCCATTAGATTGGGAGTTCGTCGGAACACGCTTAGATTCATATAGTAGTAAAAGAAAAGTTTCGATGACTCAATTTGGGCAAGTAGGTAACGCAGTACCTCCTATCCTTGCTCAGGCCGTTGCAAGATCGGTTTTAGATATTTTAATTAAGGACGAAGAAATCTCGAAATCCATATAGACGTAAGCTCCGAAAACTCTAAAGGGAAGACCTCCCAATACGCAAATACTTTAGAGTCTATAGGCGGGGTAATGAACCTTGTTGTCTTGTTTTAATATTTTCTTTCAGATATGCTCGTCTTCATGTGTTTCGAGAAAATCTCTAGTGTAGTCTTCGATCTCTCTCCCCAGCTCTCTAAACTCCGTCTTGAGAGCCTTTAGGGTATGCTTCCAAGCCAAGCCGTTTTTGATGTCTCTAATATTCTTGAGGTGAAATGCTTTCTTCCCATCCATGTAGACGGTGAAAGAAGGATCTTTACCTCTGATCTTGCTGCCGAGGCTCCTCTCGTCAAAGACGATAGTTAGGTCAAGATCTATATTCGCACCCCGCCACATATCGACCGTAAACTTGTTCGCACTTAGTGACTTGACATCCCTCTCATGGCTATCATGGTAAGAGCCGATAGCCCCCTCGTATTTGTTATCAGGGGCGTGTTCGTATTTGAATTCATAGTCTCGGCCCAATTGTCTAGAAATCTGAAAAGGGAGTATCTGGTCTATTAGCCATTGCTCGTACCCTTTGCTAATGTCTTGATGTATCGCCTTGTGAATCTCTTTAGCTCGTCTCATATTGCTCTTGAAAATACCAATTAAGGCCTGCTTCTCAAGATGAGCGATACGGTGTTCAAGTTGAGCGATTTTCTGTGATGCTGTTAGTTGTCTCATGCTTAGACCTCCTTCTTAGTCTGGTGTAAGGAGGCAATAAAAGAACAAAAAAAACCACCCCGAAGGGTGGTAGTACCTTAGTAGGTGTACGGCTCTAGAGTGTTTCCTTCTAAGTTAATGGAGTAGAATAGGCGTTTTCGTAGATCAAGATTTGTCCTATGCCAAAACGAGACCATGTCTGCGTCATAGGTTATCCAATTCAAACGAGCGGTAATTAACTCCCCTCCGTCGAGGATTCCTTTACCGTAAATGTCATTCTTGGTCTTGGCTGTCCAGATGATATCTCCCTGCCTGCCCCTAGACTTTTTGATCCAATAGAGCTTGAACCCAATGCTTTCCAATAGGGAGACGATTTCTCTTTTGGTATGTTGTCGGCTTTCGATCTTGATCAAAAGAAAGTCAAGAGGGTCTCCCCTCCACCTGCCTCGGTGATCACAGTTCCTGTAAAATGTAGCCATAGCATCAACCCCACATTGTGATGAAGTCAACAGACTCGCCACAGCAAGGACACTTTCCATCTCCCTCGTAAGGCTCAGGGCTGGTGGACTCATTCCACTCACAGGTATCCCTCTTCACAAGGTGGATATGCTTGCAGTCCACATGAGGTCGGTACTTCCGACCAGCACACTGACAAATCCAATCAAAGTCATAGTGTGCGGTTCGTCCTTTGAAGACGTTGTACACGTTGCCCTTAGACCCCTCGATCTGTACGGGGGTCTTAGCAGATGGGCAGTAAGCTACTGTAAAAGGTGTTAAATCTGGCATTCCTATCTCCTGTTCTTTCTTCTTTCATATACTGCTATTATCAAAAAAAGAGGAGGTCCTGTATAATGAAGAACAAGAAAGAGAGGGTCGAATGTGGCAAACAGGTAGGAGGGTTAGTGTCAACTTTTCAGACATTATCCTGTTCATCAAGAACGCTTCCAAGTATCAGTCAACCATCTTTATAGGCACAGACAGTCAGCCTCACAGGGACGGTACCCTTTTCGTCTCTGCTATCGCGGTCACGTCATCAAACAAGGACTATGATTGTAGGTACTTCTATGTCAAGCACCCTCCAATCACCTCTTATGACTTGTTCAACAGGGTCTATTGTGAGACCCAAATGTCCTTAGAGCTGGCTCAAGACATCCAGAGAGAAGTTGAAGAAGCTAACATCGAGATACACATAGATGTTAGCCCCGAGAACTCAAGGGCGAGAACCTCCCAATACGCAAACACTCTAGTGTCTATGGTCAGAGGGTGTGGGTTTCAAGAGGTAAAGGTTAAGCCAGACTCATGGTGTGCGAGTGCTATAGCAGACTCTCACTCTAAGTAGATAGAAGCTTCCTCTGTATCTGTGCTCTCTTCAAGCGATGTTTTCTCATGGCTTGCTCTCCTTTTGTATATTAAGGGTAGGGCAACTATAAAGGATCTATCATGTACACGAAGATATCAAACGGACACAGAGTATGGGCTAAAGAGATCTACCCTCTAGAAGGACTAGACCTGTTCCAAGCTGTCTGCAAAGGTCTTGAAGAATGTGGCTTTCACATTCGTCAGTCCAAAGACTCTGGGGGAACTTACCTCGCAGA